TGTAGCTGAGGGTGGTGATAATTATCTAAGATTTGATGTTACACAGGGTTCGATTATATCATATTCGCCGACAGCTCCAGGAGCTGCGCCAAATTCAGTTAAACATTGGATGATATCTACTGGAAGTAGTGCAAATAAGTTTAGGTGGGCGTGGGGTCTGACAAATAATGAGACCGGTGCAAATGCTGGTAGTGATTTGATATTACAAGCACTTAATGATAGTGGATCGTATATTACGTCAGCTATAACTATTAAGAGATCAACTGGATTTGTCGGTATTGGAGTGACTGATCCTGGTTATGCATTAGACGTTGGTACTGTTGCAAGATTTAGAAGTAATATATTTTGTAATAGAGTGTCTTGCAGTGCAATTCAACCTCAAGTGCTTACAACTACTTTTGGTTTAGGTGCTACATCTGGTTGTGTATTTGCACCCGAAATAGATATGTTGTCGCAATTAGGTGAAGCATTTAGATATTGGGCTTATGGATACATTTATGAGATTAAGTGTAATAGAATGGTGCCAGATAGAGATGCACCGACATCACAAATAGGCTCTGGCGGGGAATATTATGCATATGCATATATTACTAATATTTGGACTAGATTGTTGCAACCTCAACTTGGTGGTAATATTCAGTTTTCAGGAATATTAGAGCCGCTTGTAGGAACAGAAGATATTGGATTACCAGCAAAACGAGTAGCAAATGTTCATGTAAGTAATGCAAGAGCGACAAATTATTATAATGACAATGGCACTAGCATCTTGGGACAATGGAACGACGTAGCATTTGATGTTGGTGTTGGAAATGGCATTAGTGTATCATTTGCTTCAGCTGGTGGAACAGTTACTCAAGCAGGATCTCATGTGAGATGGATGTGGTTAGGTTCACAAACTATTATGTTAGAAGGATATATTAATATTACTTCAAGTAGTTTCTGGACTACGGGATTGTACCTGACACCCGTGGGAACTTTCTCTTGGGCTGTGCCAGATACTTTTGCTGGTAATGTATTTTTGGGTAATGGTACGGCTGCAATGTTTGTAACTGGTACTACTATTGCTGCTTCATCAAATTTAATTGGGGTCGGAGCTAAGACATTCAATGTTCAAACAAATGTGCCATTTAGAGTCGGAGAAATAGTTACAGCTTATTATACGTATGTTCCAACTAACTATATGGTCGGACAAATTACAGCATATAATGCAGTTACTGGAGTGCTACAAATGACTGCAACAGCTTTCGCAGGCGCGGGCAATTGGCCTTCATGGACAGTAACATCCTATGAAGGTGATGATTTTATAAAAGTATCAACTAATACTGGAGGAGGCGGACGAATTGCAGCTTTAACTAAAGACAGTTCTAGTTTAAATGCTAGATTATTTATACGAGATTATATTCAATTTTCTATTACATACAAAGTCAATGGATCTGTGCCGTAGCATTGCAAAATGTGGCAGTTAGTTACAAAAGAAAAGCCGCAAAATTGCAGCTTATAGCGGTTACAGACTTTCATTAGTGTTGATTCTAAATCTAGTAGAATCTTGTATGTCTAGGCCTGATGCCATTGATGCTAATTTATTGATGGTAGACATTTTCAAATAATCAGGTAGAACAAGTTTGAGAACGGCAGCTCGTTGTCCATAACCTGGAACAGTCATTGTATCGCAAGTAAGCATCACTGGAGGTTGAGCACAAGTAGCGCAGCCAACTATGTATGTATAACCGTATAGGGCGTCAAGTGGATAGTATATTATCGTATCTGAGGCAGATAGTTGCATTAGCATTGGTGTTGTAATCAGTTTTGCTATTGAATCAGACACCGGTGTTGTATCTGGATTTCCAGTTGTGTTAAGAGAGTGTATGTCACCCATCCAGCAACTTGAGAAATTTACTGTTATAGTTGAATCAGTCGGTTGAGACCATGTGCCGACTCCCTCTAACATATTAGAATTAAAACTTATGTAAAGATCAGCAATCATGTTATATTCCTGCTGACAATTAAAAGGAAAACTGTTACACCCTGCAGGATGAAATATTATTGAACAACGAACTGTATCATTTATTGAGTCTACTAACTTGCAAGTCCATGTTAATCCGTTGGAATAAAGTGGTCCAGCAATTTTATCAGTTATTGAATCGAGTGATGGTCTTCCTCGAACATATGCTGCAATAGCAACATTATTGCGATCTGCCCCAAAAACTCGTAGCTGTACTGACTGTTTCTGATTCCTGACAAATGCTGCTGTTCTAACAATACGCAATGGACTCGGAGATTGCCCCCATGTTCTGCCACTATCGAGTGACAGCGAGAAAGCTATGGAATCAAGTAGTACTATTGATTGAGTGTCTGCAACAGTAATGAATGACACGATGAGATCTCTTGCAGCGCGTTGAACCAAGATCCCATTGTCATCATACCATGAAGAGTCAGAGTTCCATGTACTGTCGACGCACACCGAATCGACTCGCAAAACTTGAGCATTTACCACGACGGCGGTCAGCGCTAACACAATTAAGCTTTTCATACGGTTACCTCGCTACTGTGAAACGGGTTATTTGTGATGAAGTGGTAGTTGTCAATTTGGCGAAGTACAAACCGGCACTGAGTCGAATTTGCTGTGAACTGGATGCTTGGCATACTCGTTTGCCAGCTGCGTTGAAAATCATCACTTGGCCCATACAATTGACTTTCAAGTTGATGCCATTGGTCATGGGCATGATGATCATTGACGGAATCTGTAACGAATGAGTTTTCACTCGTTGTCTCACCGGTGTGTCATGTTGCCAGCCGGCTTTTGCCCCGACAGTGAGGTTAAACACTTGCGTCTGACCGGTGGCTTCATAGTATGCCGGTCCGCTCCAGCACACTGTAGCATAGCACAAAATTGCTATGACAATCAAATGCTGCATACACTACCTCCTCATAAAGTGGTTGATACATTCAACATCCTTGACATTCTATCCATAGCTAATAATCATGTTGGTAGTCTAAATGTACCCAAAATGTGGTTGATTTCTCTATAGGCTAGAATGTAATTTCTCTATGTTCATATACGTAGACTAAATAGTTGTGATTTTTTTTTGATAAACCCTGTAACTACATAGATCACAAATTATCTTACATGCCTATTTGAGTGTAGGCGCTAAGAAGATGACAACGATGACGTCATCTTCATTGAAGCAAAGCTTATCAAAAGCAACTCAAGTTTGCCATTTAAAGATTCAAACAAATTAATTGTCAAGCACGTAACTAAAGCTTCAAATTTGTTTGAAAGGACGGAACTTATGGCAGCTTTTGTATCAGGTTATCTTGCTCCAGGTGTCTACGACAGAACACTTTTAGATCCCAATGTTGCAAGTCTTTTAGGCGGTCTTCGAATTCCTATCATCATTGGAACTGGTCAAGAACAGAAACTCTTACTGAACCAAGACATGGTTCGTGGTTCATCTGCTTCAGTCGACAACAAGTCTTCTAATGAAGATGTCTCTTCTCAAGCTACTGGTACTAATACTATCTTCCAGGTCAGATATTACCCGATCGTCAATGGCACTGGCAGCGGTATTGTTACTAACAAAGTGTCTGACATCGTAGCGAAAGTCAATAACAATCCTGCGCCTGTGACGCGCGTCGATGGTCTCAATGGTTTAGTAACTCTCCAGTTGCCGCCAAAAGCAACAGATTCAGTTACGATCACATATTATTTCAAGTTGACTGACACTAAGGTCGACAATGAAGACGTATCTGATCAGGCAAATGGATCTAACAAGATATTCTACACACACCATGAACCGATCACTAACGGTAAGGGCAGTGGCACACCAACAACGACAATCACTGATGTAGTTGCAAAAGTCAACAGCTTGCTCGTGACAATATCAGAAGTCAATGGCACTGATGGCGCCGTGATTCTTACGAATGCACCTGGTGCCAGTGACACTGTTACTATTTCATATTGGTTTAACCAGTATGCTGACACTGCTGATCTTTTACCCCAGAACAATCTGACGAGCATAGTATCTGTCGGTGACTCTCCTGATCTTAACAATTACATTGAGGGTGTTGACTTCATCATCCTTGACGGTAATAAGATCCAGTGGGGAGCAGGCTTAAAACTCACAGTCATAACTCATACTTCTGGTGCAGTGTATTTTGATGACACACAGATTTCAACATTGTTAGTTGATGATCGTCTCATATTAGAAGATGTTTCTGCACAATTCACGGGTGTCGAGAATTCTTGCACTGTTAAGTATCCGCCGATTGTCGATGGTAATGGTCGTGATATTGTTACAGAAGATCCTTCGAAAGTCCTGGCCTTCGTCAATAGTGTGCAAGTGGATGTCACGAGAGTTGATGGTTTGACTGGCAAAGTATATCTTAAGAATATTCCTGCGCCTGCAACAAGAGTTGAAATTTCATATTGGAGAAGTCAGGTAATCGATGAATCTTATACTCTTGAGGTCGTGACAGTTGGAGCTGCTGGGACAGGAACTTACAAGATCACTACTTCAGTCCAAGGTTCACTGTACAACGTGAAGGTCACGGGTTATTCTTGCGTGCCTACACCGACAATGATGGACACTTATGGCGCGCATTTGAAGGCTAGCAAGAATAAGGCTGTCGATGAAGTTGTGACATTAACATTTACTAGTGCAACTGATTTCACAGTGACATCATCGAATCCTGCAGGATCTGGAACTGGATTGACTACTGCTGGAAAGACTGGTCATACATATATTGATGCAGTGACTGGTTTGCAGTTCACTTTGACACCGGATTCAAATTATGCGGGTGGTGACACTATCACGATGATGTGTCACAATGATGACGTTCCTGGTACAAGAATTGGCGGCCCTGGTACTGGAAGCGCCGGTCCGTTCCAGACTGGCGTGTCGATAGCAAATTATGTAGTATCTGGTGCTAGAGTGATAGTTTCAGACACTGCTAATACTGCATCGACTGACAAGACATTGTTGCAGACATTTGATAAGTCAGGTAATGAACCAGCAGTTGGTTCGACTTATTACATGAGCTACTATTATCAGAAAGATGACTTCAATCCTAAGACGTTTACGAGATTCAAGGATATATCTAATGAGTATGGTGCGCTTGATATTGGCAATGCTATTACATTATCAGCATTCTTGATGATGATTAATGGTGCAGTCGCTGTCATGTGTAAGCAAGTGTTGAAAGAGCCGGGAGAAGATGTTGCTACTGATTTGGCTTACATTCAAGCTCTGAAAGAGATTGAGAAGCCGATTAATGGAATCAAGCCGCGAGTTGTGCATATTACTACAACATCTGCGACTGTTATATCTGCTCTTAAGACGCATTTGGCTCAGATGTCATCCGAGCGTCGACGTTCAGAGAGGACTGCATTTATTGGATTTGCAGTTGGAACTGAACCTCAGGACGCAGCTAATTTTGCAACAGCTCTCAGCTACGGTCGTATCGTCGCAGTCTATCCTGACGGTGCAGTCATTGGATTGACTGATGAGACCGGTGCTGAGTCTGAGTATGTGTTAGATGGTAGCTATATTGCAGCTGCTCTCGCAGGATTGAACGTAAGTACTGCATATGATGCTGCTGAACCTATGACTCGAAAGACTATAACTGGTTTCAAGAGACTAGTTCGTAGTATGGACGAAGTTGAGATGGACGAGACAGCATCTGCAGGTATCACAGTTATTGTGGATAATGCTGGCATACTTACGGTTCGTCATGCATTGACGACTGATATTGGTAACGTGTTCAATAAGGCACCCAATATCATCACAATCATGGACGAAGTTCAGATTCAAGCTCGAGCGACGTTAGATCAGTATATCGGACAGAAGTTCTTGCCCAATACTGCTGGTAATGTTGCAGCAACGTTGGCATCTACTCTGTCAGCACTGAAGGAAGCAGAGATAATTGCAGATTACACAAGTGTAACTGCACAGGCTTCTGATACTGATCCTAATTATTTAGTCGCTGAAGCATTCTATAAGCCGGTATTTGAACTGTCATACATCAGAGTGACATTCAATATCAGGGCAAAGCTGTAAAATGAGGTTAGGATTCAATAACACGCGGTACAAGGATCACCCGGAGAATCAAGATCCGGGTGATACTTGGCTTTTTAATGAATCAGGTGCCGAGCGAGTCCATCCAGGACCGCTCGGTCTTGACAAAGATAACTATCTCTATAATGATACGAATGCTGATAAGTTTAATGCGAATAAAGATGTCCAACAACAATTTGGCCAACCCAAAGGCATACAACCCAATCTTGGTCCTGTAAACGATTTTGAGAATAAGAAAAAAGTTTTTGATGATGATTTGATTAAGTCGTTTAATAATGAAGACAAATTGGTTGATGACATATTACACGAAAGTTAACCCCAGGAGGAATTATGGCTTCTAATAGCTACATCTATCAATACGGTTCAACGCCGAATACCAGTTTACTTAATAGCCAAAAAGTAAAAGTCTTTACAGCTCATCCAGGAGGAGCTGATCCTACTGCTAACCAGATTGGTTTGTTACAGTCTTGGAATCCATCACAGTCAAGACCGACAGAACCCGTTAGAGGTATTGGTTTCGGTGATAGAGTCGCAGAACAGTCAGTCGGCGTGACAGAATTGACTGGTTCACTTAGCATTGCCGTTATGTACTTGGTCAACATCATGCAGGTGCTTGGATACAATGCTGGTGCTTCTGGAGCAATTCGGTCCTTAAAGCATCATCGTTGGCCATTTGATATTAAAGAGCAGATTGTTGTGCCTGATTTCATTCAGAAAGATTTGTCATATCAGCAAGGTACTAACAAGACTGCCGGTGTGTCAAATGGCAATCTCATCCAGACATATTATGAGGGTTGCTGGATGCAGGATTACAACATTACGTTTGAGATTGGTGGATCGACGATCATGCAAGATTGTTCAGTGAATATTACTGATGTGTATGATCCTGCAGTTGGTCGTGGATTCTATGGTGAGTCACTTGTAGATCGTGATGTGACGACAATTAGTAAGCTGATTCGATTGACATAATAACTATTTCATAATTCCCTCGAGGGTGCTCATTGACCGTAAAAACGGGAGAGCACCCTTTTTTCTATCTTCGTAAATTCTGCGTTACATCTGTTGCAGTATATCAACAAGAGAAGTATTACGTGAATGACAGATTCAGTGACATTAAAGATCTTGTTTTTGATGGCTTTCTAAAAGAAACTATCAAGTTCAATGATTTAGTAGTGGTCATTCGAACTTTAGGAGTAGCAGAAGAAAGTCAAGTTGTCGAGACATACGAAAATCTACCTAACGAATATAATCTATTAGCTGCTGCTGACACTATACAGTACGCAATATATTCTATCAATGGCTGTAAAATAACTGACGATGCCAAGAAGCTTATACGCAATTGGCCCAAGCAAATAATAATCAAAATATTTGAAGTATATTTAACGCTTGCCAGTCGTGTACGAGAAGCCACAAAACTAATCAACGAATTCATAAAGACTGATGAATCAAAGTTGCGTTGGACTGTAATAAAGACGACTAAATCGTCTCTTAATAGCACAGCTATCACTGGAAATCAGGAATTAGAATCTAACGGCTTATCGTATATTCAACAAATTTGGATATATCTACACCAGCAAGACGATTTAATTGAACATAATAAGCTTGATTGGGCTAAAGTCGAATACATGACAGATTCGATTTGTACGTTTGTTAATCCTAAAGCAATGCAACATGTTCAAAGTAGGAAGAAGTTACAGCAAGAAGAACAGATGTTAAGAGAAAAACGAGATGAAGTTACAAAGATTCAGACAGATTCAAAGGAGAAGTTAATGATAGAGAATTCAGCTGATGAATTATTTGATGCACTTACTAGAAAACCCGGTGAATCAGTATTAGACTATCAAAATCGTGTTGGACAATCAGTTGCCAAAGCATTTACTGAAGATGAGCATGATAAGATAGTTAGAGAATATGAAGAATATCAGTTCATAAAACAATTACGGATAAAGAAAGAGAATACTAGGCGTGCAAAAATATTACATGAAAGAAAAATGACCAATGCAATAGTAATTGACGTGCCAAAGACGCCTGCAGGAATGATTGTTGGATTTCATCAAGTGTCTACTATTGGTGATGATGTTGTAGATGTACAAGAAATAAAAGGTCAGTGGGTAGTGAACAACATAGATTATTCTGAGGTTGTTCAGATAACATCATTTATCATGCTTAAGAATAGAGACCAAATATTCAAAGAAGTAACTAACGAATCTGAAGAAGATACAACTAAGTATATAGAAGAATATTTGAGAGAAGAAGAGCAAGAGAAATCTGAAGTAGTGAAAAAGCTTGAAGCATTGAAGAATGCTTCAATTCAACAACCAGTTGATAATACAGATAAGATATTATCTGCTAGAGAGAGAATATTATCTGCAGCTAATAAGAAGAACAAGTTTGAGGCTGAGCAACAAGAGATGATTGATCAAATTCAAAAAACCAGATAGATTAAGGAGTAGTTATGACAAAGAAGTTTGAAGATCCATTGTTGGCCATGAATGCTATTTCTGAGATACGACATAGGTCGAAGGATGTGACTATAGAGAATTTTGTGGTTACAGTTAGGACACTTGGTGCAAAAGACGAGACAGATACATTTATTGAGTGTATGAATTTGTGGGGACAGGCGTTTATTTACCAGCATAAGATTGAGACGCTTTGTAGATCAATTACTCACGTGAATAAGATGTCATTAGATAAGATGGGTATTAGTGAGAAGAAGCAGATAATATCAAGTTGGCACCAAGAGTTGATTGATGAGTTGTATTTGGAATATGCCAAGTTGTTGTCATCGTTGGATAGTTTTTTCAAGAATATAGAGATAACAGCACAGACTAATGTGATAGGTGTGAAAGATGCAGAGGCAAAGAGAGAAGCAATGAACATTAAAACAGATGTAAAGGAGAGTTAATATGGCTAGTGATCAGGAAAAAGCGCTTGATGCTTTGAAATCGTTAGAGATGTACAAGTATCAAGAGCGAGAAGTTACAGTGTCAGATGTGAAGATAGTGTTAGCGCCGTTGATGGCTAGTGAAGTAGTTGAGATATTTGAGAATAGTAATAGGTATAGTGATTCTGAGGCTAGTGTTCAGTCATTGAAGATTGATACAGTTGCAAGAGCGATTATATCAGTGAATGATGTGAAGTTAGATCCTAAGGGGATGTTGAAGCAGAAGCAAGAGATTGTTGCATCATTTGGTGACGAGTTGATAGATTATTTGTTTAGTGAGTATTGTATATTGGATAAGGTGATAAAGCTGTCAGTTGATAAGAGAGAGTCAGGTGAAGTAGAAGTTAAGGGTGTAGAAGAAAAGAAGGAATAGTATGGCGCGAAATCCTAAAGTAGTGCTTGATTTAGAATTTAATGAGATCGATACAGCTAAAGTTAAAGCTGTAGGTAAGCAGTTGGGTGATAAGTTTCGTAAAGAGACTGTTGATATGGGTTGGAGAAATATTGAGAAATCCATTGAAGAGATTCATAAAAAGACTAAAAAAGCTGAAGAAGAAGAAGAAGCTGGTCTTAATAAACTTAAGAATATTCGAGAAAAACTTAATAATCAACAGAATAGAGCTAGAGATATAGCAGAAGACCGTCGAGCTAAAGAAATGAAACTTGACAATGTACAAAATAATTTAGAAAAAACAAGAAAAGAGACGAAGCAGAAGTTACAAGAAAGTGAAGATGAAATAATAAAATTAAAGAAAGAGGGTGTCAAGGTTGATAGTAAGAGCTTTAAATCATTGAATGAGAAAAATGAAAAATATAAACAGCAATTGGCTGAAATAGATCAACAAATGCAAGCAACAGCTCCAGACGAATTAGCTACTGAGATCAATAAACTAAAAGAAGAAGAGAATAAATTAAGTAAAGATTTACTTGACACTACAATTAAAGAAAGTGAAATTAAAGATGAGGAAGTAAAGAAGCAAGCAGAACTTAATAAATTGAAAGATGAAGAAAACGATCTTAGTAAAAAATTGCATGAAATGCAAGTTGACAGAGCTACAATGGCGTCTGCGCTTGCAACACAGATTAAGAAGATGAATAAAGATATGACTGATGAAGAGGCTTTAGCTCAAGCTAAGAAGTATGTTTCTTATGATGAAAAGCAGACTAAGTTTGAGAAGAAGCATAATGAATTGTTCATGAAGACTAAAAAAGTTAGAAAAGAAGAGTTGAAAGATAGAGTTAAAGAGTTAAAATTACAATCAACAGCGCTAAAGACACAGCATGTTGGCTGGCTTGAGCGCGGTCTCATGATGAGAAAAGAAAAGAGTGCGCTTAAGGAAGAGCTAGGGTTTAAGAAGAAGCATGGAATGGGTGAGAAATTAGCTGAGAAAGCTGCACCTAAAGCTATTGTCGGTGAGCAAATTAGTGGATTAATGGGTGTTGTAGCTGAATTAGCTGCACCATTGATAGCTCTAGCGGGCCTTGCAGGTATAGTAATGATGATATTAAAGTTTAATAAAGATGTAGCTGAAGGACGAAAGCAGTTATTTTTATTAGGTGCAACCGGTGCTGATGCATGGGACAAAATTGAAAGAGTAGCTAAGGGTGGAACAAAAGAAACATTGGCACAAGCTGCTGCTACTGATACATATTCTGGAACATTAATGACAATGATGGATAGAGTTGGGATGAAATATGAAGAAGCATTGAAGAATGTGGGAGCATTAACAAATGCAGGCATAACATTACATGATGTTATGAAAGATAACGCAAAAACTTTTGTTGAAGTCGAACATATGGCATTATTGTCCGGTAAGTCATTTGGCGATATGGCTGCTATTTCTGGTGAATGGGTAACTGATCTTAATGTCGGTACAGAAAAATTAATGGGAACATTTGTACAGTTAAGACATGATGCATCTAATGCAGGTATGACGACAACTAGATTCTTTTCTTCAGTGATGAATGCAGCGCAAGGATTAATGTTGTATGGAACTAGAGTTACTGATGTTTCTACAGCAATGTCTAATATGGTTAAAGGATCAAAATTAGGTCAAGCAGAAGCATCGAAATTAGCAACAGGTTTAGTTAGTTTGTCAAGTACTATGACAAATCAACAAAAAATGCTAGTCATGCAGACGACAAATGCGATGGATTCATTAAAAACTGAAAAGAAATTATTAGATGATAGAGTTGCAAGAGGAGAAAAATTAACAGATGAAGAAAAAGCTAGATCAAAACAATTAGATTCAATATTTAAGTCTAATGTTGGTGAATATGAACAATTTGTTAGGGGATTTGAGGCTCTTGATCCAGCTAAACAAATCAAAGCTGCTATAGCAGCGACACTTAAGCAAAAAGATCCAAATATAAATGTAGATATGCCGGATGATGTCAAAAAGATAATTGATCAATACGGTCGGACAGAATTGACATTATTGGGTAAGCCATTTGGTTTAGCAGAAGATCAATGGAAATTGATTGAAGATATGTCTAATCGTGGAATTAGTCTTAATGATTTAGGAAAAGAATTATCTGATGCAGAGAGAAAACGAGTTGAGCAGCAGGCAATGAAACAAGCTGATATTATTGCTAAAGGTACTAGACCACTTCAAGACATGATTGAAGAAGGTATAGCTAATTGGCTTAGAAAATTATATTGGTGGTTTGAAAAAACATTATGGCCATTTATCGAACAAGAACTTACACCATTTATAGAAACTGTTTTAGATTATTTGAATAAAGATCATCATCAAGCAGTAAAGGTAGATGATAAATTACAAAAACAACTTAAAATGATGGAAGCACAACGAGAAGGATTTACTGAAGATATTGCTGGTCTTGAAAAGTCAGGTCAAAAAGATGAAGCAGCAAAAAGAAAATTAGAATTAGAAGGATTAGATGCCAGAATTGCTAAGACAAAAAAAGATATTGCGATCATCACTGGTGTCAAAAAACAAACAGGCGGTCTTGGCGGTATAGCAGGCGCAGCTATTGGGACTGTAACAGGCGGAAAAGCTGCTACTGAAAACAAAATTGTAGCAGCTGCTAGATCACCATTTGCAGATTTTGCAAAGAAAATGCAAGAAGGTGCAAGTGGTGCAGGTCTTACTAATGTCGCACAGACAGCTCTTATGAATGCAGTTAATGAATTAGCAGGCGCACCGCCTAAAGTTATGCAAGCTTATATCAACAATGATAAATCTGCTATGAAAGGAGCTGCTCAAGAATTTGCGTCAGGTTATGCTAGTGGTGCTGATCTTAAACAAGTCGTAGGCGCGCTTAATAGTATCATTGATAAATCGTTTGCAACAGGTGGATATACTGGTCAAGGCTCTACAAGTAATATTGCTGGATTAGTACATAACAAAGAATTTGTGTTTGATGCAATGTCTACTAAGAAGATGGGCCCACAAAATTTAGCAACATTAATGCAAGCTATAAAAACTACTCCGGCTGCTGTAAATCCAACTAATATTGCAAATACTGTAACTCCTACTGCTGCAGCTACACCAAACAATTATAATAACACTGTTACAATACAAGTCAATCAGCGTGACAGACAAGAAATAGAACAAATCATTCGTAAAGTACTATATAGCGAAAAACCTGTAGGCTACTAATGGCTATCAATGACGCAATCATCGGTCTACAAAAAACAGTCGACGTATTAACTGCTGCTGATGTCAGATTACGTCAAAATACTGAACAATTCACTGGTCAACCATTTCCAAACCCTGTTGGCAATAACAAAATTCTAAACAGAAAACCTCTAATCTGGCAAATAAGAGACATCCCAAATAAATATCAATTACCTGATCTAACAATGAGCATCAATCCTCAGAGTTTGAGCTCAGATTACAAACAACTTCTTAATCGCAAACGAACAATAGGCGGATTTGTAGAAGAACATTGGGGCGAAGAACTTGATACTCTATCTTCTTCAGGTCGAACAGCTACTTTCTACGGACCATTAGGCTTAACAAACTATGCTCGACGTGACACTCAAGGATTTCTAGAATTTCAAAAGTTCGTCAATATATACAGAAATAACGGCACACTATTTGATGAAAAAACAAGTCTAATTGTCGCTCAAGGATCTGTAATATTGAATTATGACAGTGCAGTATATCGAGGTTACTTTGAATCGTTATCAATAACTGAATCTGGTGACAAACCATTCGATTTGCAATATGAATTCTCATTCAAAATCACACAAGAATTATACCCAGGCAGAATGAAATCTTTCAGAAATGTCACGACAGTCACTCAACCCGGTGTATTAAGAAATGATCGGGTGACTCTAGATATAGTTGGTTTGCAGACTACGCAAGGATAAACATGGCAAACATACTAGGCGCAAACATAGCTTCAAAACCAATGTTCTTTGAACTGGACATTGACGAACCACCTCCTGTATTAATGTTAGCCATAAATCCTAATGAATTTAGTAAATCATTGACAAAGCGTATTACTCAAAGCCGCAAACGATCAACATCAAGAGATGCGGGAGCTTATTTACATAATTTTGCATATGATGAACTTGACGTATTATCTTGCTCTGGCACATCTGCAATGTTCTATGGCTCTAATGGCCTGACAGTTCAAACTAGAAAAGATTCATTAGGCTATCGAAATCTAAAGAGTCTTATTGAGATTTATAGAAACAATGGCCGCAATTATTTTACAAGACCCGGAAGTACTGGAATATTATCACAAGTTAGTGGCGGTGATAGTATTATAAAATCTGTTGGTCGAGTAATCATAGCTTATGATGACACAATCTATCAAGGCACATTTGATTCGTTTAAGCTTGATGAAACAGATCAAAAACCGTTCAATTTTACATTCAATTTTCAGTTTACTGTCACTAAAACGATAGATGTGAGAAATTCATGAATTTGAATCAATATAAACAACCAACTGTAGATGCAGTAGCACCTGATGCTATTGTATTCATAGATGGCAAACGTACGATCACACTTAAACGTGTAGACAATTCGGGTCAGATAGTCGATGCACAAGTAGATTTCATGAATTTTGTTAGCAGTATTTCAGTATCAAAGGGCATTGAGCGAGTACCAGGTGAAGCATCTATAAGTGCTAGAGCACCTAAACATATGTTTGAAGGTATTTATGGTAGTATTAAAGACACATTGTCGACAATGTTAGAAGTAGAAATTTACATGAAAGGTAGATTTCTAGTACAAAATGAACCTCAATATTATCCAGTTTTTTGGGGCATGATAACTAACTTATCAGAATCTGAAACTGCTGGTGACATAATAACTACAACAATAACTTGTCAAGATATGATGCGTTGGTTACAAGTAACTAGCGTTAATGTGCAACCATCTGCATACAATTCAATAGTACTTCATGATGCAGGTGGACAAACTGGTTTGAATAGTCAAATGACAGGTTTTGCGTCATTGTTTGTTAGTATAAGTACACCAGGTATAATAGCAAATTTAGTGTCATTGTCTATAAATGAAAACTTTTTTGATTTGAAAAATATATCTGATAGAAGTACTGCTTTTGAAAAAGGAATTATTGACAAGACTGCTGATCTGGATCCTAAAAGACCATACAACGAACAATTAGCAAAAATATGGAATAAAAAATTCGAAGCATTATCGGCAGCTCTATACATTTATGGTTTTAAGGGACCAGGAACAGAAAATTCAGCACACGTAAAAGATGTTAGTCTTGATTTAGATGCTTATTCATATATTTACGGATCTAGAAATGTTACAATTGAAGGTACGAATGCCAGTGAGGTTGGTCCTGTTGTACCGACAGAGACTACTACAGTCAAATTACCATGGATTGATATTTCAAAGTTGTATCCTGAAGGAGCAGCTGCGTTCAATACTGGTGCTGCTCCAATTTTTGAAGGCAATTTACAAAATCGATTAGATGTAGCTAATAATGCTAAAGAACAAGTTCATTATGAATTTTTTCAAGATATTGATGGAACTGTTGTTTTGAAACCGCAATTCTATAATATGGATACTCGATCAAATCCAGTGTATGTTATAGAAGATATAGATATTGAAAATATAAATGTAGTTGAAGACGAGAGTCAGGTATGGACTAGAATAGATGTTCAGGGAACACCTGTAATGGGCTTTATGTATGAAGGAAGTGAGGCAAATCCTTATTATGGATTTGCAATATCATTCGGTAAATTAGAGAAATATGGTTTACGCCAGCAAACGATTAATTCTAACTATATTACTACAGCTGATGATGCATTTACTTATGCAAAAAGAGAACTTGTTAGACGTAATAGTTTGATATTTAACGGTTCAATGACTATTATTGGTCGTCCAGAATTAAAATTAGGTTACCCAATATTCTGTCCTGGACGCGACACATTTTATTATGTCACAGGCATTGACCATGATTTCACTTTTGGTGAATCTTTTACAACAAGATTAACATTAACAGCTGCTAGACAAAGACAAAGAGATGCTTTAGGCGCAATACTTAGTAATATGTATTGTCAGACTGACGGCACAGCCTCAACTCAAAGTAATGTTGCTGGAAAAGATGTACCTAATGATCCAAATAATCCAATGAATAATGTGACAAAGCTGTGTGATCCTACACAGTCAGCAGAATTTACAGCTCAGCGACCAGTTTATAGATATAAGACATTAGATGATATTTTGAAATATCAGGGTACATTTAGATTTGTCTATAATGGTAGTGATCAAGCGAATTCAGATCCTCGTGTATATCAGCAAGTTACAGATAAAGACGGTTATGGCGTAATGGGCGATGGATTTCCATTTGGTAAAGATTTAATATTGACAGAAGATTTCAAAATAAAAGTTGTCGATTCGACCACACCATCTGGAGTAGAATTAGCTTCATCAATGAAATTGACAACTGCTACTGGAAGTGAAAAAAGTGTATTAAGTTTTCAACAACCATTAACACTTAATCAAGTCGAAAATGTAGCAACAATAAGCGGACTAGGCAATAGATCTGCTTCAAGTATAGCGGCAGCAATGCAACCGTCAACAGAAGCAAGCACAATAACAAGTCAGTCAGGCGTGACAACAGTACAAGCAAACTTGTAATGATTAAAGGGTTATAATGCCTCCACAAAAAGCATTCATACAAAAAGGTGACGATCCCTCATTTGGCCAATATGTAGACTTCTACAAATTTCTACAAGTCGGTCGAATTATCAGGGTTGACAATGAACGAAATGTAGTTGACATACAATTCGGCTCTAACCCTGTATTGTCAGTAAACGTACCCATCACTAATCCACTATTTACAGGCAGAGCTTTCATAGGTGGAATGCCTGAAGAAGGCTCTGTTGTCATTTGCGGTTTCATAAAACTCACAAACACTAGTGGTATTCCAATAATACTGGCTTATCTTGATAGCGAATACTACAAGGCACTAAATTACATCTACAACAATGGAAAAACAACTAGTGATATCACTCAACTAAATAGCATACATGACAAAATCGGTTGGAATGTTCGAAGACTCAAGAAAAGAAAACAATATCCAGGCGATGTTGGGCTTGAATCAACTCATGGCTCTGAAGTATTTCTTGATAGTAGTATAACAATATCTGATTCAAAACTTAATGAAATAATACTGTCAAGTACAGATCGTACAATATACCATAATTCAATAAATAATCATATTTATACTAATGCTGCTAGAATTCTAAATGGTATAATCATTCGACAATTTGCACCTGCTATAGAACCCGTAATAATGGACAATGGACAACCATTATATGTTGTTACTGACGGCCCATCTATAGATGAAAATGGTCAAGCATTTACTGAATTACGAACTGAAATTAGAGAAAAAGCAAACGCAGTACTAGATGTCATTGAATCGTATGACTATCGAGATTTTGCTGATGATACTTCAAAAGGCAGATTACTAGTTACTCAACTATTAGGAACATTAGTCGGTAATGAAAGAAGTGTTATTGAGAAGTATGGAAAGATATTGAGACCGCAGATATTTACTGGTGAAGGTAATGTAGCTGTAGATGATGTGATTTGTAGACCTAATGAGTATTTGAATTTAGCATCTGCTTATCAATTGAAATTTGCTAGTGGTACAAAATTTGATGTTGACAAAGAAGGTCACACATTTATTCATCTAGCTGGATCATCACCATTACATCCATTGGGACAAAATAGATCTCTAGAATTTGCATCCGATGGTAGTATCAAATTGTCTATTGGTAAGAATAACATTAATAGTAAGTCGATTGAGCTTAATACTAGTGGTAAAGTGATGATGAATTTTGGATCAGATCCATCATCATTGAGAAGTTGTGAATGGGTATTAGATAGAGCACTTCATATTACTGTAAGCGCAGCGAACTTAGATGGTAATGCAAAGGTTGAGGAGTATACTGGTCATACAGTTGAGACTATTCATGGTAATAAGACAACTGTAGTTGATGGTTCATACTTTTTGACTGTTAAGGGTAAGATTCAGGAAGAGATACATGGAGCAAAAGTAGAGAATTATGTTAATGATAAGATGACGAATTATGGTGGTGATTATCAGGAAGTCGTGACTAAGCATAGACAGAGTAAGTATGGAGAGGGATCTAAGACTGAGATATCTAAGGGTGATGATGTATTGAAGATTACTGAGGGTAAGAAAACTGAGGAGTTGACATTAGGTAATAAAGAAGTTAAGTTAACTGCAGGTGATAGTAAAGAGACATTGATGTTGGGAAGTAAGACAACTGATTTGACAAGTGGTGATATTAAAGAGACAATAACTAGTGGTAATCGACAAGCATCATTGACGTCAGGTGATTTTAAGGTAGATGTTACTTCTGGAAATATTACAGAGACAATTAGTGTGGGTGATAGTAAAGAAAGTATATCAAGTGGTAAAAAATCTATTACTATACAATCCGGTAATTTTGAAGTCACGATTACTAATGGAAATATCACTATTAAGTCTTCATTAGGAAAAGTTGAAGTAAATTCTGGTGCACAGAGCGTTACTATCAATGGTATGACAAAGGTAGACGTAATTAGTGCAACTCAAGTTAATGTTAAAGCACCTCTCGTCTCATTAGGCAACACTCCGGCACAAGGCGGAATTGTAACGGGACTTCCCGGCATCGCGTCACACTATGATTATATATGCGGAACTCCGCTGCAAGGATCAAAGACAGTAAGTGCGACACCATAATATGAATTTTTAATTTGATAACCGGTGCAATAGTATGAAGCTAAATGAATTAGATGTTATTAGAGAATATTCTCAGCCTGGCGCTGGAATAAAAACAGTTGCACGCAAGTTTAAAGTGCGCAGACATCAGATAGAGTATTTGTTAGTTAAGAATAATGTTAAGATCAAAACAGCAAGTGAATTAAAATCAGAACTTGTTGGTGAAAACAGTAATAGATACGGTATGCCGCCACCTATCGGTGCCGGTAGATGTCGATGGTATCGTTATCATAATAAGACGTATCAAGGCAGTTGGGAATTTATGTTTGGATTATGGTTAGAACAGCAAAATATTAAATTCAATGTACATGAAAATGTTAAGCAATTTCATTGCAAGCATGAAAATGAAATGGAATTTACATATTGTCCTGATTTCTATTTAGTAGACTATGATAGATATGTTGAAGTTAAAGGATATTTTTCTGATGAAAATAAGAAAAGAATGCAGTTATTCAGGCAGCAGCATTCAAACATAGATGTGACTATAATAGATAAAAATAAGTTAGTTGAAATCGGTGCATTTGAAGTACAGAAAAAGCTTAACATAGATTTAGAATTGTATCAGCTTGATTATGAGAATGAAAAATCAGTTAAGAAGTTTATAGATAATACTAACAAAATTGAATTTCTTAAGTTTTATATTCTTGATGGTCTTAATTTGTCAGAGCTTGCACAAAAATATGATGTACCTTATCGAGTGATAAGTCACGCATATAATTTATGGGTGCCTGAACATGGGTCTAATGAATTTTATCAATTTATTTTACAACAATGTAAAGACAGTATAATTAAAGATTGTGAATTAGGGTTAGGTTATCGACAAATTGTTAGAAAGTATAAGTTTAGATCCAATACAAAGATTCTATTAGATGCTATAAGCAATTGGGGATCAACAATACAGGAAGCACAACGACAAAATTCTAAACTATCAAAACAAATTGATGATAGTATTAGACAGTCAGTTTTGTCAGATTATGAATTAGGACTGTCAAAACGTAAAATATGTCGTAAATATCATTTAAGTAAAAAATACATTAATCAAATATTTTATGAAGCAAATGTGCAAAACCGCCCAACATCATATTATACATTGTTGAAGCATGAAATAAATCGAAAACAACAATTTGATGGTAATGAAAAGTTAATAATAGACGATTATAATAAGGGTTTAGGTATTCGAGTTATTTGTCGAAAATATAATGTTTCTCGATCATCTATTAAACGGTTACTATTACAAAATAGTTGTAAAATTAGACAATCAGCTTATTATAGTACTGATAAAGCTAGACAAATAGATAAAGAAACCGCATCTTTAATTATTCAAGAGTATGAACAAGGTTTAAGTATCCGTGACATTGTGAAAAAACATAATGTTACGAGAAAAGCTATACGAATGTTAATGGCTAGTAAAGGTATAGAAATTAAAAAAGCTGAGTACTATGCAGCAATATTAAGTAAACAAAAAGCTTTAGATAGACAAAGTACAAATACACAGTCAATCATTAATGACTACAATTGCGGACAGGGATTAAAATTAGTAGCTAAAAAATATCATACTACTGGTAACATTGTTAAGAATATTATTTTGAGTAATGGTGGTCAATTAAAGTCTAAGGCAGAATTGTTTAATGTCAAGAGTCAGATAAGATTTCAAAATAAAGTAAATGATGTATCAAATAAAGATGACATTATTAGAGATTACAAATCAGGACTATCAATAGGTAATATTTGTGCTAAATATTGTATAAAACGACGGATTATTAAAAAAATATTGATTGATAGTGCGATTGAAATTAGACCGTCTGAAAATTATGCATCAATTGTTAATAAACAAAAAAATTCACAAAATAGACAAAGATTATTAGAAGGAAAAATTGAATCTATAATTGTTGACTATAAGTTAGGTGTAAATATTCGACAGTTACAATGTCGCTATAATGTTAGTGCGTATATAATTAAAACAGCATTGGCAGAACGCAATGTCAAAAGGACTGTATAAATATGCCGATTGCGGGACCTGCATTAGCTGGATTGATACAAGCTGAAATGGCTTCTGCAGGATTTACAGGACAAAATGATGCATCATTAGCTCAAGCTGTAGGCAATGGTGTGATTTTGACAATATTACAATCAGCGACTTATACTGGTACATCAACGGGTCTTGGAATAGGAGTAGGCTCGTCAACTGGAACTTTATCAGGATCAATTACACAAGGATCAGCTGTTGGAAATCTCATATTTGCACAAATGTCAGGAATGTCATTATTAGGACAAAAAGCTCAAGCTCTAGCATCAGCTATTGGTAATGCAGTTGCAACTCATATGTCAACTGCAATGGTTGTCGGATCGTCTACTGTAGTCGGCATAGGATCTGGCACTGGCACTATTGTCGGAGTATTAGGACCTACAATGGGTGCTAATATAATAGTTCAAATGCAAGCGATGTCGATTTTAGGTCAAAATTCAACTCAATTGGCACAAGCTATAGGCATGGGAATTGCAAGTGCAATACAAGCGTCAACAGCGACTACGACAATATTAGGAAGTGCTGTGGGAACAGTGCCTCCTGCACTTCCGCCGATCCCAAGCACAGGCATAGACTCAGGAAAACTAGTATAGGAGTTAATGATGGCGCAATTGTCTGAACGTGATAGAGGGCTATTACAAAACAAAATTGATGACTTGAACAAGAGTAATCAACAGTTGCAAGACAGTATTACGTCTGATCAAAAAGTTGTCAATAACTTGATACTACTTGACATATCATCTAAAAAGTTCACGGATGAAAAACATCTTGAAATCTATTCATTAGAAGAAGAACGACGATTATTAACTGGTAAGACAATAATCGTACCAGTACAAGAACCTGCATTTCAAGTAACTACAACTGAACCAAATGTCAAAATCACAATCAACGATGGCCGCTTTGTAGCTAAGAAAAATGACATTACTTTTGTTGACGTCCCAATAATACCTTCTAGAGCATACACATTATCTAATACATCAGGACCTGATTTTGAAATCTGGACTCGAGATCGTAGAGGATCAACAACATCTGAAAAGAACGTACCAGCTTCGTATGATCTTCATTCTGGTAATAACAAATTGACAGTAAATATAGACGGCACAATAGCTGACATCAAAATATTTGAAGACATTTTAGTAGATCAACAAATATTGACTGTCGAACCGTTTGTACTGTCTGCTAAAATAACAGAATCAATGTCTGCTATTTTTACAAACTCATTATGCATCTATAACCAAGTCATACAGACATTCACTATAGTATCTGGTACTGGTGGCGCTACTTCTACAGCTCAAGTGATCACGTCAGCTGTTCCAACTGATTTAGCTAATTTGATGAAATTCACTAATAATCAAGTGATGGTAGCTGGCAAATATGCTAATAACAATTTGAAGATCAATATAGATGGCAATGAACAATCATTACAATTGACATTTGATATTAGAATACCAGTGCAAAGTTCATTAGGATTAGCAATTGATGACTATAGTAGCGATTGGCGCCAAAGCTATAGTACTGGATTACTTCCTGCACAACCAAATAATGGACCGAAAATTGCGTTATTGATACAAAGCACATTAAGAGCTGTCAACGCTGGTGGATACACAACAGCTGAGTGTCAGTATTATTCTGATAGTGGAAAGTTTATCATCTATTCAGGAACATTTGGAAATAAATCGTCAGTGCAAATATTACCAGCAGATGACGCTAATAGAGATTTTAGATTTCAAATCGGTATGGATCAACCAACAGATAGTAAAGAAAACGAGACATCATACGATACTCTAAATGATCTCTACAATTATCTCAATCAAAGTACTTGTCTACAATGCTCAAGCTTGTCAAATCCAACATTTAGTTGTTATTCTTTACTTTCAATGAATAATGCTCTGATTTCAGGTATACAATTGATGCTGCAAACTACATCAATGTATGATCGTGCTAGTTTGAGTCAACCAAATTTGTATGGTAACAAAATACGTATAAGTTCACAAGTTAATGCTTTTAATATATCTGACGGTGCTACAAATGCAGTGTTTTTGCCGGACGGTGATTATTCTGAATCTGAATTAGCAAGTGCTTTACAAGATTTATTGAATGCTAATACTACTTCTTCTAATGAATATGTTGTTCAGTATAAACAGAAACCATTGTATAGGTTCATAATTAGCGCAAAGAATAATGTGCAATTGTTGTTTAATTCTGGTGCTAATAAGTCTACTAGTATAGCAACATTTATGGGTTTTGCCAACTTTTCAGACTCAGCTGTTGCTAAAACATTTATTAGTAATTCAATATCTTTTGCAGGTGTAGATTTCTTTAGTATGGCTTTGATACCGCAATTTGTGCCGTATGCGTATTTGAATTTTCAGCCACCGTATTATGTAGATTCTGTATTAACAGAAACAATTGCATTGTCAGAAGAATCGTCAGTATTATCATTAGAAGGTGCGGCAGTTACTGCGCTCAGAATTCAAACTTCCATAGACAATGATGCAAGGTTAAACAATTGGATTAATGTTGCTAATGTTGAATTGTTTGTTAAGAATGCAGTATTACAAGTGATTGGTTCACAAATGTCATTACGAGCAGCAGCTTACGGTATTGCAGATTCAGTATACACAGATATGTTAGCTGAGTATAATAGTTTGATGACTGATTATAATGATGTTTTGTTGTTATTGCCAAATAAAGCAATGATGCATTTACGGCAAGAAACTGAGACGATTTCAAAGACAGTGTTTGGTGAAGGTCAAACTACTCAAGTAACTGTTTATGCGACATCTACTGGTCATAATGATAGAGTATATGATAGACCAGCAGTAGAATTTCGCTATAGTGATAATAAGTTTTTGGCTGTTCGTAATATGACATCTACATACGGTAGTAGTGTAAATTATAAGTTACAAGAGAAAATAGGTTTCACTTTACGTACAAATATGGTAACTTTTACTACACCTGATCTAATAGTTCATGCTGTTACTAATGTTAAAGTGACCATTACACCGACACAATTGTTTACTACAGTATATTGGTCAGGCGGTCAAGCTAACGATTTGCAATTGCTGTTCAGTAGCTATCCTCATATTTCAGATCTAATAGCTGCAGTTACTGCTGCATATAGTACTTCATTATTAAATGAGATATGGTCAAGATATTCAGAGAAATATACATTGTTCAATGGTGATCAATTTTCAATGCAAGTAGGTACTTATGTTTTGCAAACTATAACTGTTTCATGTACTAATGGCTCATCAATTTCTGATACTAGTCCAGCAGAATTTGCAGCTTCAGGTGATACAATAATATTGACTATAAGCGGTGAATCAGCTAAAACAATTACATTTCCATGGGCAACATACAATGGTGCTGATACTGCAGCCATGATTCAAAATTTAGTGAGACTGTTAGTTGCAAATTCAGTAGAGAATCAACCAGCATATACCAATTTCATTTGCACATATAGCGGAACATACAATTTATATTCTGGATCTGCCGGCACTAATTCTAGAGTCAATATTATTGGCGGTACATTGCAAACACCGTTAAAATTGGGTACAGTAGAGACTGTTGGTACAGGGCCATTTACTAATAATTATTTTGTGACAGCAGTTGAGGCTGCTAGTATTTTGAGTTTTACAGGAGTCACTACTACAGCTGATCTTGTTCCTAGATTCATAAAGTTTACTAGTACTAGTACGATGCAAATAACTAGTAATGATTGTGCAACTAGATTAGGATTTTATACTGACAATTTGTCGTCAGCAGTGAATATTGAATTACAATCAGTTGCAAGTTCATCATTACAAAGAATAGTTAATGATAGTATATATTTCTTTGATAGACGTTTATTGCGTGGTTATGAATACAAAGACTTAACTGCTACTTATAATGTGACAGACAATATAAATATGAATTTGAGATTGTCGCAAATTGCTGATAGAACAAGTTATATTGGAACTCGTCAAACACAAATAGTAAACAGAATACCTGTTATTGAGACAGATTTGTCACCGACATTGTATAATGAAAGATGGACTGAAGTTGTTAATCGATTGAATAAAAAGACTGGTTCGTACTACAATGTTGGTCAAAAAGAACTTAGTATTTTCAATGCCCAGAACACTATTGTCGATAACAATAATAAAATTACTCAAATTCAAACAATGTTGGGGTCATAATGTCTGACATCAAATGGGATCGAACAAATAAAATTGGATTTCAAAATATTCTAGAACCAGTTCTTACAGGACTAAAAGAATCTCTAGAACATGAAAAAAGAGAACTAGTTCACAAACTTGAAAATCTAAAACGTCTTGGTGTGATACAAATGAATAAAGAAGAACTCAATAAAATTCTTGAGGGGATGAAATTCAAAAATGATTAGCCTATCATCTACAATACTAAATTTTGGTTCACTATCAAAAGGTGAAATTGTCAGCAAACAAGTGACAATTTACAATACTGCTGCAACTGCTGTCAGTATTACTAATATTGTAAGCTCAAGCACAGATTATGAAATAGTACCATTATCATTCTCTATAGATGCTTATTCATCTAAAAACATAACTATAAGATACACAGCTAATAATCAATTAACTGCTACTGGTACTATCTCAATTTCAAATACTGCGGGTCCGGCAGAAATCATTAACGTATCAGCTAATGTGAAAGAACCTGTAGTTATTATTGATACATCAGTAATGGATTTTGGTAGATTGAGTGTCAGCGATACTGCAGTTTTGACTCGAACAATTAGTAATACAGCGACAAATGATTCAATATTAACAGTAAATATTTTAAGTGCAGATCCAAATTTCATTATTAAGCAGTCTACAATTAAAGTACTTGCAGGTCAATCTGCAAATATTGAAATACAGTTTGCTCCAACAACATCAGGTGCTAAAAGTGAGCAAATAAATCTACTTACAAATGATTCAATAGGTCTTTATACATTCAATACTAGTGGTAATGGTATTGTACCATCTTACACACTGTCGACATCATCATTAAATTTTGGGTCTATACCTATTAATACAACTGCAAGCGTTACATTTGATATTACTAACAATGAAAACGACATTAATTTCATTGTTAATTCAGTCACTATTTATGATGATAAAGTGTCATTAGATATTTCAAGTATTAAGATTTTGCCATTACAAACACAGACATTTACAGCTACATTTTTACCTACATCATCTGCTGTGATTTCTGGATTTATAAGACTGTCGAGTAATGCAGGTCTAATAACTGTTATTTATTATGGTATAGGCTTAGTCGTACCGGCAGTAAAAATACAACCAACTGTTATTAGCCTTGGTATATACTCGCTAAATATTGATCAAACTGAAATCATTACAATACAAAACATTGGTGTAGTTGATCTTACAATAAGTAGCGTGACATTTCCAACAGTAGCAGGCACAACATTTATACCGTCTGTAACTTTCCCTCAGATAGTAAATCATGGTGACACTCTAACATTTACTATAACTATACATTCAGTGTCAGAAGTCTCATTTGTAGATGTCATCACTATAAATAGTGATGCATTTAATAATCCTCATACTATTGTTATTAGTGGTGTTGCACGATCACCATTAATATCTATTGATGTAACGATTTTAGATTTTGGTACTATTCAAATAGGTTCTCAAAAAGTATTATCATTCACAGTACAAAATACAGCAGATGTGCAATTGTCAGTCGCTATTGCCGACATTAATGCGTTTACAGTTTCTGAGAATAGTTTTGTAGTACCGGGTCATGATTCACATATAGTAAGTGTGGCATTTTCAATTGATGCACCTGGTAGTGTTGATGAATTGTTGACAATAAATTCAAATGATATATTCAATCCAACAGTGTTAGTAAATTTGTTAGGATCAGCAGATGCTAATCATTCATTTACTGTTATACCTGAGAAAATCACTAACAATTTCATATCTAAAGGTATAGCCAGCACTACACAATTAATCATAATCAATAGCAGCTCATTATCATCGTCAATTAATAGTTATTCAGTTACAGACTTGTTAGGAGTAGCTTCTTATAGTATAACAGCAGATAATTTGCCAATTACTCTTATGCCTGGAGAGGCTGTTACTATTAATGTGACTATATTAGCTACTAGTGTGGGTATAGTTGCAAGTGATTTGAAGTTCAGTACTACTGTTGGTGACGTTGCTACATCTTTAGTTATTAGATATGAAGGTGAAGTATTTGCACCAACAATTCAGTTATCTAGTAGTAGTTTGAATTTTGGTAGTGTTGCAATTGGTGAAACAGATTTTCAAGATATAGTTATTACTAATACTAGTCGTGAAGCTGATTTGTTAGTGAATTTGTCATCAACTAATGATGTGTTTCATTTTAAGACACCTATTCAAGAAAATCTGACAGTTGCATATTCAAATTCAAAATACACAGTCAATACTTCAAATCAAGCATTAATTTTAGATTCAGTAACTGTTATTGACAATGTTACAGGTGATCAATATGTCTTGGGAGATCCATCTAATCCTAATCAATTTTCAGTAAATACAGATACAGGTGCAATAACAGTAAACTCTGCAGCTAGTGGTAAATCGTTAAGAGTTAATTATGATCAAAGATTACCAACTAGTTCTATTACGATTCTTGCGAATAATCATAGTACAGTTAGTATAGGATTTTCACCAAGACAACTTGGTTATCAATCAGGATCAATCACTGCTCAATCAAATGACGAAGTCAATCCGACGTTACTTATAAACGCGTCTGGTACTGGAGTTGCAAATGTAGCTTCTATAGCACAAGATAGTGTGTTGGTTGAATTTGTTGCAAAAGTTGATGCAACAGTGGCGCAAAAAGTAGTTCTTAAGAATACTGGTACTGTCAAATTACATGTGATAAGTATAACAGTTGTGGCTCCATTTTCAGTGACTACTAGTCAATTTAGTATTGACCCTAATGAGACGTATGATTTAGAGATAATGTTTAGTCCGACAAATAATGTTTTAGTTAATCAAAATATAGTGATACATAGTAATGCACCAGATTTGAGTATAGCAGTAGTTGGTCAAGGAGACTATCCTCACATTTCTTTACCATCATCATTTGATTTTGGTCATGCACCTGTTAATATACAGACTGATAAGACATTTACAATTGGAAATACTGGGACAGTAGATTTAGCTGTAGATTTGCAATTGAATTCTGCATATTTTGTGATTAGTCCGACAGTATTTTCTGTATTGCCAAATAGTTCGTATGATGTTACAGTGTCATTTAAGCCAACAGTTGCGCAAGTGTATACAGAGAGTATTAAGATATTGAGTGATGATGAATCGCAATCTGAGATAAATTATGCTATAACAGGCACTGGTGTTGATAAGCCCGTTATTCAGACAGTGTCAAGGCTTCAATTTGACAATACAAATGTTAGGGAGGTTTCACAGAAGATTCTTGAGGTGTTTAATAAGGGTTCAGAGACATTGTCAATAACTAGTATTTCTGTGACTGAAAATCCTGCAACATTTTCATTAGTATCTGCATCAGCCGTTAATATAGCACCTGGTGCGTCAACACAATTTACAGTTAGATTTTCACCGCAAAATGCACCAAGTGATTTCATTACAGGTAAGATCAGTATAATCAACAATGACTCTGATAGTCCAAATGTAGAAGTATTGCTTAAGGGTAAGGGAATACAGCCTGATGGTGAATGGCAATCATTTAATTTGAATCAGATGATACCAAGTGCATTAGTGTCTGCTGCGAACGACGTCAATAATGTTATTGATCCATTGAAGACTATTTTGACATTGATACAATCAATATTTAGTATAATTAAAGTGCTGTTGGTTGATGAACAAAGTGCATTAAAAGCTATATTACAACAGATATTTAATGTGATTAAGATGTATGTTGATGATTTGTTATCATCTGGCGTTTACATGTTGCCGATTTTTCCAAGTACTAGTTATTATGATCCAGGTAACAATACTAGTGATTTTGCTAAGTTTTTAGCTAGTATTGGTGGAGGATCAGCGAATTTTAAGCAACGAGTTGTTAATTCATTTGATGACATTTACGATAATCAACGACCACAGTTTTCTAATACTGGTACTTGTGGTGCGTTTGTGATAGCTATTGATTCTGGAAATATTTCTGAAATTGTTAAGGGTATAATCGCTCTTAAGAAGATATTTACATCAATTGAGTGGCAACCGAATGTGCAAGAACCTCAAGCGTTACAAGCATTATCAGGTACTGCAATTACTTTGAGATGGGAATTGCCAGAGTTTTTGACGTTTAATGTTGCTGGTATTTTTAACAAGCAGAAGTTTGTAGATTTGATTGATAGTTTTGAAGTTTATAGGTCAGAGAATCAGTCAAGATTAGTGACTGCAACGCAAGATCATTATGATGAAAATAATCAAATAATTTCCAAAATTGGTGATGTAATTGATATAGTGACAAACAAAACTGTCACATCCAATGGAAGTGCTGATAAAATGGTAGGTACAGTGTCTGCCAAAGAGTATCAATTTAGAACTGAGAATTTCGCTGTTGGTTGGAAGAATGCTAATAATGAAGATACTGCTAAAGCAATGGGTTACGAGTTTAAAGATTCTAGTGTAGAATCCGGTAAGAATTACTATTATACAGTTAGATCAAAATTAGGTGACATATATAGTAAATTGTCTAATGAAGTTGTAGGCACAAAAATACAAACTCAAGTAGTGTCATCATCAAGTGAATCATTTCTAAATCGATGTGTTAATTTTAGATGTATTAAGACTAAAGCTACAACAAAGACTACGAGATCGTTGCCACAACTAACTGTTAAGCTGATAAATCGTACAGGAATAGTTATTCAATCACAATCTAGATATAATGCTAATAATGTGGTTCCAGATGCAAATCAACAACAGGTTAACACATTCGTACAGACGATCACTTCAGTTCATGTTGACATTAGTACTTTAGTTGTTAGGAATCCATCAGAAGCTGCTAGAAGAATTTCAGTTAACAATTTGAGTATTGATAGTACGATATTTTTTGATAATGGTACTATAAAGAACTGGGATGATGCAGGTAGTTATCAAAATAATAGCTCTTTAGATGATCAAAGAGTTCAATTGAATAAAAATGAGTATTTCGGTATATTGAATGATACTAGGTTAGTTCCTGGATGGGACTTGTTAGTGACATATCAGGGTAATGATACAATTTTGACACTGAGTGATATATCTAATGCTGGTTACAAACAGGGTGATTATATCGTTGTTGAGTATTATACTAGCGATTATACTGCACAGTGCGCAAAGCAGAAGACACAATTTGATGCTGTAAAGTGTAATGATGGAACTAATCAAGCTAATTGTACAGATTATCATAATGCTAGATGTCTATATCATGGTGGCACTGTTTGTTTGAATAAGGGTAATACAAAGTTAGATAATAGATGTATACCGAATGCGACATTTTTTGATCAGTATAGATGTCAAGATGCCACAGTGGGTGGTGAAGTTCGAGCGCTTGATTTGATGAAGCGTAACGATCCGAATTTCTGTATTGAAACTACGGGAGTGTGCGCAGGATATCAGGCACTTAGTGAGCAAAGTATAGGCATGTATCCTAATTGGACTAGTTTGGCAGCTATGAAGTCGTTTATAAAGCCAGTTGAGGGATTTATTGATACGTTAGAAGCGTGGGTAAATAAAGAGATTGATGCGATACAAAAGGGATCAGATTCAACGACACAGTTTATTGATTTGTTGTCAAAGAAGATTACTGCTTTACAGAGTTTGATTGATACGATACAGAAGATATTGAATACGTTCTTGGCTATTTTTGGTAGTGAGGCTGGATTTTATATATTGACGATAGATCCGGCAGTGGGTGGAACGCAGAGAGTAAAGCAAATGATTCAGTCTGCTGAGGGAGGACCTGATTCTGGATCTGATGGGTATACGGCAGGCATAGTGTTGCTGATTGGGTCAGCAAATGCTTCAGAGATTCAAGCGACGTATCAATTCTTGAAGTTATTTTTTAAGTGATTTGATAGTCAAGTATCTATGGAGGTTTAAGGTGGCATTTGATTTTTTGGGCATATTTTCGAAACAAGATTTAGAAAACTTACGCACTTTTTTGCAAGGCGAGCTCAATAAAGCTGACGCTCAGATAAACCACATGGTTTTAGAATCAAATAAGCTACAAAAGACGATGACAGAATTATCGAATCAATCAGCTCGTGTTAATGCTAAATCTAAAATATTCGCAAACACATTTCATAGAAAAATACAAAGTCAAGTTGATGATTCAGATTCTGCATTACTAGTGCAGAAAGTCAAGCAACCATTTTATCAGAACATAAAAGTCAAAGATTATTATGAGCATAAGATTAGAAAGCTAATGGACGAGATAGAACAGTTACAAGAACGAATACATCTATTACGAATATCAAAAGGTGAATTCAGAACTGACATTGAAACTATAAATTCGTTGTTTGATTCTAGACATCCGTTCTTAACGGCCGAAAAAGAAGCATAAATGTCATACGATACAAAACTATTGCGATATTGTGATCATAGAGTAGTTGAAGAAGATCATGCCGTCGACGTTGACTTCAAAACAGTATATTTGAATTCACTTGTTGCAAACATTAATAACGCATCTGTTAGAGTAAACAACATATCATGGAACAAAGATAATCAAACTGAAATATTATACACTGAAAATGTCACAAATCAAGTCACTGGTACAAACTCTACATTTGCAGTTTCTAATACACCAATTTACAATGGTACAAACAAACGACAAGCAGCAACGAGATTAACTGACGCTTTTGTACAAGTTATTGTACATGATGAAGATGCATCAGCTCAGTTCACTGGTAATGACTACTTATTAGTTACGCAACATAGACCATTAACATCAATATATGATATCTTTGCTGTACAACTCACATCTAATGATGTTGTTGTAACAGTCAATTCTATAGTTGCTGAAATAGATTCTATTGAACCGTTATACGGTAAAATCATACTAAAGCACAAACCTCTTGCCGGTTCAATTGTTACTGTAACGTATAACTATAAAGCTAAAGTGACTGCAATAAATGCTGATTCAGGTGTAATTACAGTTAAAGTAGCGCCTGATGTTGGTCATGATGTATTGATTTCATATTACTATTTAGCAGATGATGGTTGGCAAATAATTAACAATGATACAGTGAAAAGTAGCACGTTAGTATTTGATAGAGTAAAGCAAACTAATCAAATACTAGTACAAAATGAAAATGATTCATCTCAATTCTCTGGACTAGAAGACAGATTTTATACAAAAAACAAACCAATAATTCCACCAAGAGCCAAATTAAGTACTGATCCTTCTACGACAATGATTACACAAATCATTGTGAAAATAAATGGCCATAGGGTGTTTCCTGTGAATTTCAATCCAAATACTGGATTGATAGTTTTAGGATTCAAACCTGCAAAGACAGATGTAGTAACAGTTACCTATAATTATAGAAGTGCAAATCCAGCAGATATAATTTCAGTTGATTATCAAGTAGACATTAACAAGTGTAAGAAGTGTAGACGTACTGGTCAAGTGAACGATTTTGATTATGATAAATTGGGTGAACTGATTATTGTGCAAGATGAGCAAAAGTTGTTACAAGATGTGTTGAAATTTACTATTGCAATTCAAGGCACTAATAAAGCTAATCCTTGGTGGGGAACACAATTAGTATCTTTCATTGGAACAGCTCATGTACCAGAATATTACAATCCTAAGTTTAAGAGTGAGATAATTGATGGTGGTAGTAAGATAAAAGACTTACAGTTACAGCAAACTCAATATCAACAAGTGACTGATGAAGAATTTTTCAGTTATTTTGACAACATCATAGTACAACAAAGCGATTATGATGCAAGTTTTTATGAAATAACTGCAACTATTGTTTCACAGGCTGCGACTGCTATTACTATGAATACTACATTGTATTTCAATAAGCCATTAGCAAGTTAATTGGAGATAAATATGGCACGACCATTACAACCAACTGGATTAACAACTGAAGCGTCTAGTAATTCTGTCATTATTAGATGGGTTGCTAATTCAGAGCCTGATGTTAAAGGTTACAACATCTACAACTCTACTACTTCAGGTGGTGGAGCTAGCGGTTATGTGAAATTGAATGATGAACTGATAACAACTTATAGTGAAATACAAGATGTCGTTACTAACTCAGTAACCACTGTTCAAATAATTGGTGGTAATAGAGTAACTACAACAACAGAAACAGTGACACCGGTTGAAATATTTGCGTACACTCATGGCGATTTGTTAGACACTAAAACTGAATATTATGTAGTAACAGCTGTCAACAATTCAGACGAAGAAAGTCTGTATTCAATTGAGATCTTTGACATACCGTTAATTTTGTCAACTACACTTGTTGAGTTTCCAATTCGAACCACAAGTGACGTCACTAAATCAATGATTGGTAATGTATTGACACGTCAACCAAATATTGATGTCAAACCTGGTACAATGACTCGTGATACACACATTGATCCTCATGCATCAGAATTTGGATATCTTTATACGTACATTGATTTTCTATCAAGATCATCATCATTCCTAACATTGTTAGAAATTGACGATCCGAATAATACAGGTTCATCAATTGCTGTTACGCAATCAACATATAAGCAGCAATTGAAAGCTGCTTTGCAATTGACTAATGACAGTGATGTGCAGTCAGTTATAGACTTTTCGTTTGACAAACTTGCAAATAACTTTGATGTGTTTAGAAAAGCAGCTACTGCATCTGTTGGTGAAGTTGTATTCTATACACAAATTAAGCCGTTGGCAACAATAACTATACCACAAGGCACAGTTGTATCGACAACATCAACTTCTGCGAAGCTCGCAATCAACTTTCAAACGCTAGAACAAGCGCAGATGCTGATTGGGTCCATAGATTCATATTTCAATGACGCAACTCAACGATATGAAATAACGGCTTCAGTCCAAGCATTAATATCTGGCGAAGTGACTAATGTTGGTACTAATACTATCAATAATTCGACATTTACACAGTTACAAGTAACAAATGTGAAGCCGACACAAGGTGGTCAAGATATTGAAGGTAATAGAAGTTTTGCTAGTAGAGCAATGTTAGCTTTTACTGGTCTTGATCTTGGAACTAAAGATGGATATTTACGAACAGCTATTGGCACTCAATATGTTCAAGATGTACTGATTGTTGATGCTGGTCATGTATTAATGCAACGAGATTATGATTCAGTTAGAGGTGAGCATGCATTTGGTAAAGTAGATATCTATTTTAAGGGCAGTGTAATAGTTAGTCAAACTGAAACATTTGGTTTCATATACAAAAGTAATTATAGAGAAACTGTTCAATATAATACTTCTATTACTAGTAGTATGTCAAGCGCTACAAACATGCGAGTTGACATTATTAATCCAGATGTTTCAATTATGTATCCTGCATATTTGATACAAGAAATCATAAACGTGACAAAGTCAGATGAATTTGACTTAACTGGTAATTTCACAATTTACAAGAATGCCATTGAAAAACCTAAAGCGCAGTATTCATTGAATTTAACAACAGGCGCGATTACAATTAATTTTCCGATATCATTAGGTGATAGTGTTACAGCTGACTATGAGTACAAAGTGCCTATTGTAAATGAAATAGTTGTAGCATCGGCTATTGGTGGCGAAGTAGACGCTTATTTAGATGCTAATTTGTTAAGTAAAGATGTTGCAATTCTTACAGATGTTATCTATCTTTATCGAATTAGTACATTTGCAATTGATCCGGCAACTGACATATTAACAATAATTCTTAGACATGTTTATCATACTGGTGATACTGTTAATGTCGCTGCGGGTACAACATTACCGAGTCCCTTAGTTGCTGGCGTTACTTACTATGCAATCAAACTAACAAATACTACTCTTAAGTTAGCAACTACATTGAGTAATGCGCAAAATGGTATAGCTATTGACATAACGACACCGGGCACAGGACAGCTAACGATTCATCCTGTAACAAAGACAGCTTTGATAAGAGATGTAGATTATAGTGTGTACTATAAGACTGTTGGAGGTCATGCAAGAGGTCAAATATTATTCTCATTCTTATCATTTCAAGCAGGTTTAGTTTCTGGCGACATTGTTTCAGCAGATTATTCATATGTCAATCCAATTGTTGGTGAAGTTGTTATAGCTAGTGCTTCAGGTAATGAAACTACAGCACAATTAGCTCATGGTAATGTTGTTGAGTCATTCATTATTGAACCAAACGGCACATCTATAGACATAAATGATACAAATGCTATTAATAGTGTGATTGGAATCGTGCCGACAGATATTATTAGAGTGACTTATAAGTATAAGAAGACTGATCCTGCTATTTTTAGTTATCAGCCTGTTGATTCAATAAATTCAGTAATTACAAGTGAAGGTGATGTATTACAAGAAGGTACTGAATATCTATTCAATAAAGTTGATGACATTTTACTTACAGGCAATTCAGTACATGCTAAACGAAGCATTCAGTTGCTATATGATCCATCAACTGGATTACCTTCTGGTAACTTATCTGACTTTAGTGAACATATTAGTCTTGTTGGTTTTGAGTATAAACAACTGAGTAAAAAAGGTATTGACGAACATACAATTACTGTTACTAATATTGGTGCAACTATACATTACTATATTAACACAGATTATGTACTGCAATTGCCGGCTACTCAGTTTGGTTATTTAAGTATTTCACGATCATTAACATCTACTATTACAGATGGTCAAACTGTAGTTGTAAGCTACAAATATGGTGAATCTGTAACAGTGTCGTACAATACTAATTCTTTAGTAAAAGTAATACAAGACAAGATTGAAGTTGCTAGACATATAACAGCTGATGTTTTAGTAAAGTATGCAAATAGAATTGATGTCGACATTGAGTTCACTATTAAGCTTAAATTAAATGCTAGTAGTCCTGTGGCTATAGATTCTGTAAGCACTGCACTGTATACAATGTTTGACCAAAAGACATTGGGTTCACGGATCAATCAGAGTGACGTGATAGCTGTAGCTGATGATAATAGTAGCATTGACTATGTGATATTGCCATTGACAAAAATGGTCATTTCTAATGGAACACATATTGCTAATGAGATTCTACAGTCAAATACGATTTGGACTGTCTATCAAGTGGGTATAACGACATCATATCGAACTGCTAGTAATACATTAAGATACAAAACTGCTGGTAGCACAAGTGATATATCACAGTTTTGGAGAATAAGTGCAAATGACGTGCCATTACAATTAGTAAATTCACGTGATGAAGTTGCAAATGGTTTAGGTAGAGGATTTATTGATAGTGATGGTTCATTATATACTTCAATGAAAAACGGCAGTACACCTGCAGGATTCTCAATAACTGTTGCATATAATGTTTCAGGGGAAACTGGTTCTAAAGATATTGTGGTCACAGATTTAGATTATTTGAATTTGAAGACATTGATAATTCATACAATATAGGTGAATCATGGCAATTCCTGTAACAAATAGTAACATTTCTACTAGTTGGTGCACTAGCTTTTTTGCTGTCATATTTGACACTAGTGAACCTTGTCATACGTATTATACCCTTGACGGTTCAGATCCTACTGTAATATCTAATCCTTCAAGATATCTGTATACTACGCCGTTTATTATTGAAACTGAAGGCATTACTACTGTCAAATACTATTCGATTAGTATTTCAACTAGTCAAGCTAATGCTGTACAGACTGAATCTGTAAAAATTGACGGTATTGCTCCAGTATCTACTATACATGTCAATATTCAACCAGATGGTGAAAATGGTTGGTACAATTCATTACCAGTTATTACAATAACTGCTAATGATGCAGTTTCTGGTATTGACAAAATCTATTACTCTTGGGATGGCACTACATTTCAAGAATATACTACTGCGCTATCAATACCCAATGAAGGCATTCACTATATACAAGTCTATGCCATAGATTTTGCCAGCAATAAAGAAAATGTTCAAACTAAAGTTTTCAAGTATGATAATGTCGCCCCAACAACTGCAATTACAGTTCCGCTTGAAGTAGTTCATAATCCAGTTACTATCAATTTTACTATAACTGATTCTGCTTCTGGTCAACAAGCAACTTACTATACTACTGACGGTTCTACACCTACTAGAAACTTAAAGCCTGCGACATCATTTGAGATCAAAACTTCTGGTCTATATATCATAAAGTTCTTTTCTGTCGATAATGCTGGAAATATTGAAGTTATTAAAGATTCGATACCGTTTAGAGTTGAAATCGAGCCTGAAGTTTTACAAGTGATAATGACTGAAAGTTTTCCAATCAATGGTGAAAACGGTTGGTATAGATCATCGCCACAAATTGGCTTATTAACTACTAAACCTGAACTTGTAACTAAATTACAATATAAGATTGCACCAAATGCTAGACCGACAACAGCTACATATACAAGCACATTTCAAATCACTAGCTTGATTGACTTATCGCGTGGTTCATTTATAGCGCTTGAAATTGATAAGTCAGGTACACCATTAGTTATCAATATTCGTGGTGTAGATTCTACAAAAACATCGATGCAGGATATTCTTGATCAGATTAATAATACAGTTGGTGGTGATATACTTGTAGCTACTCAGACAGGAGCTGATGGTTTAGCTGGTACTGGATATATTACTGTTACATCACCGACTAGTGGGACTGGATCACCGACATCAGAAATTAAGTTTGTAAGTCCGGGAACATATGATGCCACAGAGACTGTATTTGGTCTCAGTATTGATACATATCCTCACACGTTTACAGAAACGTATTTGTATCATGATTATACAAGTCATTTCGTATTACCGGGTGACGGTGTTTGGCAAGTGGCTGCAACTGCAAATACTGACACTGAGACTGCTACAATACAGAAGATTTACAAAGTAGATTCTACTGCTCCAGTAACGACATTGACTGTTATTCCTGATCATGGTAGTGGTTATTATACTACTACGCCCAACATAACATTTTCTGCTCTAGATAATGCTTCAGGTGTAAGTAAGATAATCTATCAGTTCGACGAAGATCCTACATTAGAATATCATTCTGAAGATGGACCAATACAATTACCATATACTTCAAAAGTTATTAGACTTGTATACTTCTCTGTCGATATTTCTGGAAATGTAGAAACCCCACATGAACGATTGTTTGATTATGATTTCATAAAGCCTGCTACAGCAACAGATGCTACAGCAATAAATGCTTATAATGAACTTAACATAATCTTGTCATGGGCGCATGTAATTGAAAATGACAATTTTTATCCAATGTTGACAGATTCATTACGGCAAAATTTGACGACATATACTGACTGGTCGTCACTCATGTCGTATTTGACAGTAATGAATGTTGATCCAACTATTAAGACGTTTACTGTTAATATTGTAAATGACATTTTAACGACGTCAGTACCTCACAATCTTACTGACGGTTGTGTAATTCAATTTCATACAACAGTACAGTTGCCTGATCCATTGCTAGACAATAGATATTATTATGCTACTAGAGTATCTGCGACTCAAATAAAAGTAGCAAATACGTACATGGATGCGTATATACACAATAATATTGACATCACTAACACTGGTATTGGTGTTCAAACATTAAATCGAGCAAAGCCTGAAATAATAGTATCAGATCCGTTACGTATATTCTTGAAGCCTGTAGATGATAGACAGTATACAATTACTGACGAAACAATATTGACCAAAGATCATACTAAGAATGAACTTACAACTGTTCATAATTTCTTATTTAGTGTGTCGCATGTGCGCAATGTTACAACTAGTACAGATTTGACTGTAAATTATATTTCTAACAACAAAATCTATACTATTGAAGTATTTACTGACACTGACAATATTCAAGTGAGTTACGTTTATTCTGGCATTAGTCATGTCTATTATGCAATTAATGGTGAACCAACAACACTTTCACCTGAAGGTACAATAATTGACTTACTCAATAATGGTGTAAGTTCAATCAAATGGTTTGCAGTTGATGCTGCCGGAAATACTGAGGATGTAAAAGATCTTGGCGCAACTGTAGCAGTTTTGAATCGAGCTCCTGTAGTAAATGTCAATATTGTAAAGAACACTGATCATACTAGTTTTTCTCCTAATGGTACTAACTCATGGTATAAACTTGATCAGTCTACTCCGACTTTACGACCATCGATAAAAACTCAAGTCTCTAGTCCTAATGTATTTGTTTTCAACGAGCACTCTACGTTAATAAGTGTTTCAGGTTCAGGACCATTTACTTGTATATATCAAACTTTACAAATCAATACGTCATATGAAACATTAACTGTTGCTACTAGAGTACAAAATACAACACAATCTCAAACATATGCTGTTATTTCTGTTTCAGGAAATCAAATAACAGTTTCAGCTAATGCAGTACCATTAATTAGTGACAATGTTGAGGTAGACTACACTTATTGCACACTATTTAATACTACAATAGGTTCGGGATCAAAACAGATCATAATTGGTGACATTAATGATCCTGATATTGAAGTAGATTTTTCTGATAAGTCTAGCCCGTTTATTTATCCTGATGATATATTACCTCCAATACCATCATACGATATTCAGGGTCCCAAAGACATAACTACTATTGTTATAGACAAACGCGGTCGTCAGACAACTAACACATCTATTTCAGAATTATCAGGTCACAATACATTACAACTTGATACTCATGCACCAATTTCTACTGACGATGCTGCTAGTGGTTGGACAACTAGTGACGTAACTGTTGCAATTAATTCTAATGATTATACTGTTCCATTACCTGATCCATATCATCAATCACCTTCAGGCGTCTATGAAATACTATATAGTACTGATGGCACTGATCCAAGTATATCTAGTCCTGGTTCTGCAGCATCAGTCACTCTTTCAAATACTGGTCAATATATTGTCAAGTATCGAGGTGTAGATAATGCTGGAAATTATGAAGCAATTGAAGAATCATTACCAGTACAAATTGACAAGACTGCGCCTGATACATTTCCTAATGTGTTACCTCCAGATGGTAGCAATGGCTGGTACATAACAGCGCCGAATATAGTGTTAACTAGTAATGATCCTGATTCCGGTGTTTATCGAATATATTACAAATGGGATAGTGATACTTTCTTTTCAATTTATGTGACATCATTGTTGATGCCGTCTGAAGGCATTCATACATTACATTTTTACAGTATTGACAATGTTGGAAACACTGAATCTGTAAAACAGCAAGTATTCAAACTTGATATAACTACGCCGATTACGACAGATAGTATTACTACTAATTGGGCTAGTAATAGAATAGTTCAGTTAACAGTTAATGCTATATCTTCAGGTGTTTATCGAACATATTATGAATTTGCAGTAAGTCCTATAGTACCGCCAGATCCTACTACAAGTTCATCATATACAACGACGCAACAAATTGCGTTTGCAGCTAGTGGTATCTACAATATAAAGTATTTTACTGTTAGTAATGCCGGTAATGTAGAATCTGTAAAGACAGCATCTAATCCGTTGAAATTAGATTTAGAGAAGCCTGTAGTTACATCTATAGATCCTGCAAATTTAGTGTTTACTATACAGACACATTTGACTGTGAATTTTGCTGATGTATTGTCAGGTATGGATGTGAATTCTGTTAAAATAGTTGTTGATGATATTGAATATTCGACAATTAAGAATGCTGCATTTTTCTCATATACTGGTATTGTACCATATAATACATTGCAAGTAAAAGTTGGTCCAGTAGCTAGTATTCCAAATTTCAAAGATTTAGACAATGTCGTAATTTATGCTAATGATAATGCCGGAAATGCATTAATACCAGTTGTAGTTGGTATATTTCCGACTGATACGACTGCACCGTATGTGCGAGGATTTTGGCCTAAGCACAAGACTGAAGATGTTTCAAGAGATACTAATGTCATGATATTTTTGGACGATGACATATCAGGTTTAGACTTACGAACTGTAAAAGTCAAAATTGCTAATACGACTTACAATGTATCTACATTAGATGTAATGACTGTGACCTATTCAGGCTCATTACCTGATGTGTTTTTAGATGTGCTTGACAACAATCTGTATGTGACAGTTGGTGGTGTAGTAGTTGCTACAGCCAATTTGACAAATGATGAATATTCAACTGTTAAGAAAGTTAGTGTATTTTTAGATGCAATTCCTGGATTTAGTACTGTTATTGTTAATTCAGATTATGCTCAGATATCAAGTTTAGAATTCATTAATTTGTATCATGTGCAAGTTAATCCAAAGTTTACAATGTTTGTAGCTAGGTTTGAAGATAATAAGAATATCTATTATATACCTCGTGGTCGTGGGTATCTACTTGCAATAACACCGTCAGAGACATTTGAAGATGGTTATACGGTGAATGTTTCAATTGATGCAAAAGATTTTAGTGGTAATGTGATGGTTACTGATAAGTATTATTTTACATGTAGAGAGATAGCAACGCCGCCAAGAGAGTTCAGAGATCGATGGTATCAATATCATATTGGTATCATGAATAGAATCTTGGGTAATTTAGAAAGTACGTATAATAAAGATTCTGAGTCAACAGTATTTTATGGTTATTTCAAATCATTGGCTCTTGAGATAGCTCGATCGATGCAAGTGTCAGAAGATTATTCACGTGACAATTATTACGATCAGACTCGTCCAGATTTGTTGTATCAGAATTTGGGATATTTGTTGAAGTTTGAGCCGAGACCGGATTTTTCGCATGATAGGTATAGAGAAGTGCTGATTACTTTGATGCAGATGTTTTTTAAGGGTTCGACAAAACAGAGTCTGATTGATGGTCTTTCAGTATTTCTTGGTGTGCAATCAGTGTCTATACGAGAGTATTTAGATAATATAGCGTGGCAGTTTATGTTTTCGTTTGATGTTGATATAGGGAATACGCCTATTGTTAATTGGTCAGAGTTTAATGATAATATTACGTCTGTGTTGAAGTTAGTGAAACCGGCTCATACATATTTCTTATTGCGATATGTGTTTTCTGAGATTGTTAGGACTAAAGATATACATGATGAAGTTTCAAAGTTTGATCTTCATTTTTATGGTGATGAAGATGTTAGGACAGATTGTGCAAATAAGTATAAGAAAGCAGATGTGATAACTGAGAATGTGACAGCTCAATTTAATGGTTCGAATAATTGTTGTTATGCATATTATAAGCCTATTTTGAATCTAGCAGAGAACAAGATAACGACTGATCCGATAGACATTCAGCTTGTTGTTACGCCTGCTGGTCCGCCGATATCTGTGATATCAGTTAATGGTTTTACGGGTAAGATATGTTTAAGTAGGAACCCATTAGTGACAGAGACCGTCAAAATTATCTACAAATTTAATAAATACGTCATATACAGAGAACTTAGATTATATACGAATACTTATACAGTTACTGGTGGTGTTTTTGATTTAACAAAGAAAGCACTGCTGAATCAAGTTAATGTTCCGAGTGATGCAATAATTTCATATAATTTGCCAGAAGGTAAACACGCACATATATGTGAGACTGGTGTATTCTTTGATGTGCATGTCGGACCGTTGAATGAGAAATGGAAAAAGCCAGAAGAAGCAATGTTTTTTGATGCTAATGATTTTCATAGTGAGCGTGTTGAGTTTGATATAAGAGAGAATGTCAATTTTGGAGCACTAATAACAGAGCAGTTTGAGTTGCCTGATGAGAGATTGATGATGAGATTTGCGATACCGTATTATGAGAGAGTGACGACTGTAGATAATGAGTATGGTTTTGCGCATGAAACAAATGCTCATCCGTTTACAACAAATGATTTAGATTCTATTACTAATGAATCTACAGATATGTTGTTCTTCTGGATTGAGCGATTCTTTGGAGGATAGATTTATGCAGATGCAGAAAGATCAGGTTAAGAAAGCTGTTAAGCCGTTGAAAGAGGAAGTGCCAAGGATTAAGGGTGATGCAGCTGTTGGAGTAATGAAGCATAAAGATGGTACAGTTGAGATTAGAAAACTTAACTAATTGGAGGACATATGTTGTTGGAGAATAATCTTCGGATTAAGCGCGGTGATATTTTTATGGTGATGAAGCATGAAGATGGGACTATTGAGCGTCGAACGGCGCATAATGTTATTGTAGATAATGCGTCATTTTTGATGGCTCAGTTAATGTCTGATAATGCTGTACCTGGCACGCCGGGAACGTATGTACCGGGATTGAAGTCATTAGCAGTTGGTACAGGTGATCCTGGATGGGATAAGCAGAATCCGCCACCCGCGTCTGCTAGTCAGGGAGCATTAGTTAATGAGTTGTTTAGGAAGATTTTTAATCGAGTGTATTATGTTGATCCTGTGACGTTTGTAGAATCACCGTTAGCTCGAACAAATGTTGTTGAGTATGAGACAGTGTACAATGACACAGAAGCAGTCGGTGCACTTGTTGAAATGGCACTGTTTGGTGGCAATGATGCAACAATTTCGTTGCTCGGTGATATTTGCAATTACTACACAATGCCCGTCTGGAACAAGCCGAGTACATCGACACTCACAATTACCTGGAGATTGACGTTCTAATTACTTTAACTTATGGGGTTACAATGAAACATTTTGCTGTTATTCAGAGAGAGTTTATTAAAGAAGCTGCTAAATGGGATGAGCTTTCTCAAGAGACGCAGAAAGATTACTTGAAAAGACACCCTAAAAGCAAAAGAAGAGTTACAGCACGGCCTGAACGCGAATTGTCCAATGTTAAAAAAGATTTAGCTGTTAAAAAAGATGAATTGAAGACTAATCCATTGTTAGATGAACTATTTGATGCAAGCAAGTATAATTTCAACGTTGCTGGTGAAGAAGACGTTTATCAGACAATTGCAGGCATGACAGGTGATTCAGGTAGTATTGAAGTGACAGGTGAAGATGAATCTAATCCATTGTATAGCGACAAACTTGAGGGCAGTGACAAAACAAGAAAAAAATATGCTGAAAAGTTAAAGACAATGTCTATTGATGATTTGAAAACGTTAGCTAACACTGATGAAATGAAGCAGACTATAGAATCTGACGGTGGCAATGCAGATAAAATATTAAATTCTAAGACTTGGGACACTTATTTAGATGCTTCAAGACATGCATTAGTTAGTGATGTTATGTCTGAAAATGTGACAAAGAAAGATAAAGTTAAACCTCATGATTATGAAAGTGCAAAGTCAGATATAGGTGACATTCTTGATATACTTTCTGGTGCTAGATCATTTTTAGAAAAAGGTGATAAAGAGTCATTTGATCAAGAGATTGGTGATGCGCTTGAAATAAGTATTGCTTTTCCGTATGAGACTAAGGGTTATCTGTTAAAAATGCAGTATGATATTAAATCGAACATTGATAAACTTAATGACGTTAAAGATGTAAAAGAATTTGATACTATAGTAAGTAATATTGACGCACTGTCTGACAAATTATCAGAAAGTCCTAACGTTGCGACAACTCAATCTGATTCATCTCAAGTTTTGAAAAAAGTTAAGAGTGATTACACGCATGATGAATTTAAAGACTTAATTAAAGAAGTCGCTAATAGTTTTAAGCGACCGTTGACTAAAGGACCTAATGGGACTGCTGAACAGTTAAGTTATGGCATGTTTAATTCAGTTGCTTCAAATGTATTTAATAATAAGCATGCAGCGCCTGCGCATATATTGAAGAATGATCCAATGTTTATTATGCAAGATAATTTCAAGAAAGCTATAATGACTGATGACAAGAAATTGAAAGATAAATATTTGGATACTGCTGTTAGTATGGTTGATAAACTTACAGTTGCAGATAAAAAATGGACGTCAATTCCGATGGGACAAGAAGAAATAGAGAGTTTGAAGTATATGCTTAAGCACAAAGATGATGAAGATTGGCAAGATGGTTACGCTAAATAAGGAATGATATGAAATTTCTTGCATTGATACAAAATGAGTTTTTGCAATTGCAATCTGATATGCGTAAGATTGCAAAAAAGACAAGTAAGCGCAGTGTTTCAACTGCGTCTTTTTTGAAAGAAGAAGGCGATCGGACAGTTAAGAATCCGAGTTCAAAGAGAGGTAAGAATCCTACTATTAAGATTAAGTCATTGAAGAGTGGTGACGAACGTCAGAAAGCAACGTTTAAGCAACTGTATAAACAGTGGTTAGGGTCAAAATCTAAGAAAGTTCACAAAAAAGATAAGATAAAGGTTAAAGTTAAAGCAAAGTTGCCAAAGAAGCATATTAAGCAAATAAAGAAAGAGCTTAAAAAGAAAGAGAAAGAGATTAGTAAACCGACAACAAAGATAGTGGTTGATAAAGAGCTTAAAGAGAAGAAAGAAGAGACGACAGTTCATGATTCTAAAATCGATGCTGTCATTGAGTCTGCGCCTACCGTAATAGAAACAGAAAAAGAGATTGAACATGAAGAAAAGGCTGATGCAGTAATTGATCAGGAAATGCAACAGCATATTGATGATTTGAATAAGACTGGTGATAAGTCAAATGAAGTCTATAAACACAAAATAGAAGCAGTTGCAGCAAATAAAGATAAGTTAGTAAATAGTGTTGATATGTTTCATAATCCTACACCGCCAAAACAGCGAAATATAGATGAGCTAAAAACTCAAATAAAAAATACTGATGAAGCTTTTGATGCATTAGGTTTTAGTAAATATTTACAACGAACAGATACTGTTGACAGTCCGAATTTTACCACTGTACACATGAAAGTTACAGATCCTATAGCAAAAGCCAACATGATGAAACGAATTGTTTCATCTAATACGGGTGATTCTATTAGTACTTTTACAAAAACAAGGGGAGTTATTTTAAGTGAGAATTTAGATAAAAAGAAAGATTATGATTTTAGTATTCAACTTCCTAAAGGATTTGATATACAAGATCGTGATCCTGTGTCTTTTAAAGAATTGATTACTAGTAATGAATTTACAGAAGCACGAAAGAATAAACCTGCAGCGTTTAACGTGCCAATAGGCGTGAATAGTGACGGTCAGACAGAAGTAATTGATTTTGCTAAAGACGTGGGAGTGATGATTGTTGGCACAACTGGTTCTGGTAAAACTGTAAATCTTCACAGTATAATTAATACAGTTCAACATGCATATACTCCTGAAGAAATGAAACTTGTAGTTATTGATCCTAAAAATGTAGAGCTTCGTAGATATGCTGGGTCAAAATATTTAGCAGAGCCAGCAGTACTTGCTGACAGTACAGACATTGAGTTTTTAAAGAAAGTACATAAGACATTAGACCATTTGCAAACAGAACATATGAAACGTAAGAAGTTTCTTGGAGAGATTCAAGATTTGACAGGAAAGACGTTTGAAAATATCACTGATTGGAACGCATTTATTACTGCTCCTCCAGAAAAACTAGATGATGATGATAAAGCATTTTTAGCAAAAATACCTGAAGATAAGAAAAAAGTGATACCGAGAATCGCTGTTTGCATTGATGAGATGATGAATTTACTTGAAAAAGACAATGTATATGTCAAATCAACAAAAGGTAAAGAAACTAGCGTTGCTGATCACTTAGGTCAATTAATGGCTGAAGTACGTTCTAGCAACATTAATTTTGTTGGATGTACTCAATCATTAAGATCTGAACTAATTGCAGGTAGACTGAAAACTAACTTTAAAGGTCGATTGGTTTGTCGTGTATCAAATGAAGATGAAGCAGCTGCTACGGGAGTCAATGAAGCTAATAAGCTACTTCCTGCGGGTGATATGATATATACTGGTGAGTCTAGAGCTGACCAAGTGAGAGTTCAATCTGGTCATATGACTAGTGCTGAAAATGATAAAGCTTCAAGAGCACTTAAAGGACCTCAGACTTTTATTGAACAAAAGTCAATGAAAGAAATTGAACAAGAAAAAACTGAAGCTGAAGAAAAAGCTAAATTACCTGAAGAAGAGCCAAAAGAAGATACTGTAAGTATTGAATTCCGTAAACGTATGGATGAATTACGTGAACGTCTTAAAAAACAACGTGAAAGTATAGATGCACGTGCAAAACAGCTTGAAGAAGAATCGACAAAGACACAATCTGATATAGATGAAATACTTAAACAACGTAAAGAACGTGAAAAAGCGCTTGAAACAGCTCGAGGTCAGCAAACTGGTATCAAACGACAAAAAGAACGGTCACCATCAGATGTCGAAGTTGCTGAACCTGAAGAAGTAAATCTTGAAGACTTATCACCAAAAACAGAACCAGAATCTAATATAGATGAAGATACTCGCAAAGACATAGACGAACTAACAAAAACTGTACCAGTTAGTGAAGTCAAAAAAGAAGCACCAAAAACCGAAACAAAAATCACTGCCCCAAAAACAGAAGTTACACCTGAGAAGAAAAAATCATTACTTGATAGAATCAAAAAACTACTAGGTAAAAAATCGTCTGTAAGTGGTGATAATTTTATGCAAGATATCTTAACTGGAGGATAAGATTATGAAACATTTAGCTAGAATTCAGATAGAATTTTTGAAAGAAGCTCGTAAGTGGGATGATTTGACGCTTGAAGATCAAAAAGCTTATTTGAAGCGACATCCAAAGAGCAAAAGAAAGATTACTGCTAAACCGGGGAATAAGAAAAAGTTGAATGAAAAAGTAGATCAGTTGAACAAAAAAGTAGATCAAACAAAGACAGTAAGTAATGTTCCTAAGTGGTTGTCATCAAATTTGATGGCTGTCTCTAGTATTTCTATGCCCGGAAAAGAAAAAGATGGTGATATACTTGATCACTCTGGCTTAAGTAACATCAGGATTCGATTACAACCTGTTAAAGTGCAAGAGATACTAAAAGACAAATCATTCATACCGTTACTGTTAAATCATTTCCCAAATTCATTTACTAATCCACTAAATTTAACTGAAGCTGTTTATAAGCCTCAACAATTAAAGGATACTAAAAATTTGTATAAGAGATTCAATTCTGCTAAATTTAGAAATTTAGATGTAGAAGAATCTGCTGCTAAAAGTGGCACTGCACGTTATAAGAAAAATACTGCAGTTGCAACGCTTGATGACGGCACGCAAGTGATTAAAGTTGATACTTATGTGAGATTCACTGACACTCCTCATGACAAAGAGTATAAGTCTACAACTGATTATTTTGCTACAGGACCTACTATTAATAACGTAAAACAATTAAGAGATATAAAGCGATCATTGAAAGATAAACAACAGTTAAAAAAGCCATTGCAAGATTCAAAGATCACTGTTACTCCTAAAACTTATAAATCACTAGCTAATTTCAAGAAAACATTTGCAAATATTCCAACCTCACAAGCTAAAGAATTACTTAAAATACATAATGCTTACGATCCAAATACTAAAAACAAATATTCTGGTATGGTTGATTGGGAATCTGGTGGTGAGATTTCAATGTTCACAGAGCCTGAAGATGATAAAGATGAAGCATCCGTGACTTTCTCACCTGGTGATATGGATGGTTTTATAAAGGGTTTGAATGATCTAGCTGATTTTTTCCAAAAGGCCAAAGATACTGGCGAGAATGTTGAAACAGATGAAGGTGTAGAAGCTGGTTTCGTTGTACGAACACCGGCTGATCGTGAGATTGAAGAAAAAGATGGTGATGTAAAGAATGATTTGGGCTTTGATTTGGGGACAGAAAAGATTGAAGATCCTGAGTATTATAGACAAGTAGCTAAGTTTTTTGAAGATCATAAAAACTTATATCTTAACGGATATCAAGACTAATGAAAGATATAGAATCAGTAATCAAACCTTGTAAGAAAAAAGACAAAGATAGTCGGTCTGATAAAGACCAAAAAATTTGTCTCTATACTAGTGATGGCTCTAAATTACTTGGTCGATATCCTTCTAAAGAAAAAGCATTACGTCAAGAACGAGCAATTCAAAAACATAAACACTCTTGTACAATTAGTAAAGAATTTGCTAACATAGTTCTATCGTAGCAGGAGCAAATAATGTCAATATTTGACTACGGCACTGGAGTTTCAAGAACATTACAGCCTGAATTTCATAGTTTTGACACTCTAGTGTTTCAAGACGGTAAACCTGTCCTTGATTCAGAACTCAATCTATTATTTGATGTCATATCTGACAAATTTCAAAAATATATTTCAAATCAAACTCAAAGCGGCTTCTTAAACTCTTCATCATTCATTGTCAACTCAACTTGGTCAAATACTTTTCAAATGCTTCAAGACTTTGCAATTGTAAATGGTTTACAAGTCAAGATATTACCATCTGGCACCTCTAATATTAATCTGAGTACAGCTTCACTTGGAAGCGGTAATCAAAGATATGACTTCATATTTCTTGAAGTTTGGAAGACAATGATATCTGGAGGAGCAACTGAACATAAGCCGGATGCAACTCATATCTATAAAGAAGGTAACGTACAAAATACCACAGACACATTAGATGATGACATAATAGATCCAATTATAGCAGCTGTTTATCCCGAAACAACTAAGCGCGTACAAATTCAATATCGAATTCGTATTCAAGAAAATGTAGCTGCTCCAAACGCTCAAAATTCAAATGTATTTGATGCCATTACATTTGCTCAAGGCGGCGCACTATTACCCATAAATCCATTCAGTTTTTCAAATCAAGGTGCATCTACTGGTGATTATGGATTATGGCGTGCAGGTAATGGTGACGCTGCTTCAAGATTACAACTCAAAAGTGTTGATGGTTATTCATATGCTATACCCATTGCATTAGTATTCAGAAGATCTCGTGCACCGTTTATTGATGAAGATTTGAATGGTCAACAAGCATCTGATGTCGCTATTGGCGGAGTGTCTGATAGACCTGATGGTTTGTTTTATGACTCAGTCGCTCAACAAGATATTATAGATTTACGACACAAAGTAATTTTGGGACAGCAAGTTGCATATGAAGAAATTTTGAAATCATCTGTAAAAGACTTGTTGACTGGTCAAAATAATGTTCGTAGACCTATAACCGTCAAATATGATGCACTTAGTGATGTTGCTATTACTGGATATTCTATAGTGGGTGCTGCTGATAAAACTAGAACAGTGATTAGTGATCTTCAGACGACGGTAGTATCAAATGTAATTAGACTCAATACTACTGATACAGATTCTTCTCAAGATTTTTATAGAGCAAGTGGCATTGGTAATTGGGCAAATGGCAATAATATAGTAGTTAAAGTGCCTGCGGGTTCTCCTACTGGTACTATTATTCTTGGAACAGCTGATTCAGCTCCAGGAACAAAACCATTCGTATACATGAATGATGCTGGATTATCTGACGTCGCTGGATCATGGTTAAATACTGGAACAGCCACTGCGACATTTACATTAAGTACTAACATTTCATTGACTAATCAAGAAATTTGGATTACTTATGATATACAGTATCCAAACAATCATGGTTTGACATTTGTACCAGATCAAGTGCTTAATGTGAATTACGTTAACGCAGCGTCCTTTCCTATAGCACAGGTTGCATATTCACCGCATAGTGGTATAGTTCGAGCTGGTACTAATTTATCTGATACATCATTATTTTTATCAAGACATTCAAAACAATTGAATTACACTCATACTGGTACTGTTAATAGTTATGCTGCTAATTATCAAGTTTTGACGCGTAATAAGCAGATTAGTATTGCACCGATAGTTTCATCAACTACGACGGTTAATGGTAGCACTCGCACAATGTTTGTTACTAACACTAGCAATACAACAAGACAAATACAGTTACCATTTGCTACTAACAAAGTATGGATGATTCGTGGTATTTATACAGCATCAACCGGAGTGACTGAAGTTGCAGCTGAAACATTTTTTGGTCAGAATCCTTCTATGATTTCTGGTCAAGTTTTTAGACATCCATTGACAGGACCACATACACCGTATTCATTTGCAAAAATTACTTCAGTAGTTTATGTGCCGTTATCATTAGATCTTATTACTGCTGGTTGGTCACCTGTTTATCGACAGAGTTCTAGTGGTGATATTGACCAGTTTATATTAGTGAATAGTAGTGGTGCTATTTATTCGCCATTGTCGTCAAATGTTTCAGATTTTCAGATGTCTTATAGTAGTATACCTACAGCAAGAGTTAATGCATATATTACAAATAGTGTTGTGCCGACAGATAATTGGATAACAGTTCGCGATGATGCTACAATTGTAGATGGTCAGCAATTGTGGATTGATATGGATTATATTGCTGAACCTCATGATGGAGCTCAAGTAAAGATTTCATATAGTTATTTGCCATATCAAGGAATGGTCGAAGCTATTGAATTAGATGCAACTTTGAAAGCTATGATGGGATATGCGCATTCTGACGGAACAGCAAATGTTAGTTCAAATATAGATAGTAAGACATATATTAGACCATTAGTGTCATATTTGCCGACGCCGTTAGATGTTGAACATTTGATTAAGGGTGATTCAATAAATGGAGTTGCTAATCTTGGTAAATTTATTGGAAATGATGTGTGCAATACAGTTGCAGAATTATTAGAATATGCAAATGTATCACAATCAGTGTTGAAGATAGACGATGTAATAACTGCCAGGTATAATTCAGGTTTGAACGCTGTTGAGCGTGGAGGTAATGAAGCTACATCATTGAAGTCAATAATGATGATGCCGTTAGTAGTGGCAAATCATAAGCAAGTAGCAGTGTTTGGAATAGCTGTTGCTTCTACAGGATTTGCAATGAAGAATGAGTTAGTGTTGTATGCGTGGACATATTCGAACAATGATGCTACGAATCAGTTGACATCAGCTGATATTACTCATATTGGTGTAGATTTTTATTTCATAAAGAATAGACCGTTGATTAGATAAACTATTATTCAGGAGGGAATTATGAATCATTTAGCGCAAATTCAAGTTGAATTTGTAAAAGAAGCTCGTAAGTGGGAAGATCTTACTCGTGAACAACAACAGTCTTATTTGAAACGACATCCAGGGTCAAAACGAAGAGTAAATGCTAAATCAACTAAGTCTACAAGTGATATTAAACCTATGACAATAAATGAATTGAAGAAAAGTATAAAGCATGAAACAAATCATAAGACATTACGGCAATTAAAAAGACAGCTTCGTAAAATGCAAGATGCAAAAGCTCAAGTGCTTTAGATAATAGCAATCATAAATCTGTTCAACAAATCAAGCTAGTATTCAATATACTAGCTTTTTTTATGTGAGAAATCATAGATTTTTGAATTGACTACATTAATATGATCAAACTCGAAGTCAATAATGTCAACAGTAAAATCATTGGCAATCTTGAAAATGCAGTAATCTATGATCTATACAGCGCGATGACTTACAAGACAAGCGAATTCAACGGATTCAATTTTGTCACTATTGAGCATGTACTTTTCAACAGACAAAAACAATCATTTCCAACGGGACTATTCTCAAAAGCTGCTGATGTCTTTGAAACTCATAACATTGACTACGATGTAGTTGACAATAGAATTAAACCTGCTACTAACAAATCTCTTAAAATTCACATGCGACCAGGCGATTCACTCAGGTCCTATCAATCTGACATAATCGACGCTGCTATTGATCATCAGCGATTTGTCATTCAGGTTGCTACTGGCGGTGGCAAAACAATTATTGCCGGTGCTATTCTTGCAAGACTCAATATGCCGTCAATATTTATAGTGCATACCGGTGATTTATTTGAGCAAGCTTATGACGACTTGACAGAATTATTGCAAGTACCTATTGGAAAAATTGGTGGTGGTGAATGTGATATCAAGAAAATCAATATTTGCATGATTCAAACCGTTCATGCAGTGTTGAATAAAGAGTATGTGCCATTTGATGAAGTCGAAAAAGAACAGATGGAAGAAGATACTATTGTCAAGAAAAGCTACTTGCGAAATGATAGTATAAAGAAGTTTTTGCAAACTGTTCAATGTGTAATAGTAGACGAGTGCCACCATCTCAGCAGTGCAAGTTACGTTGAAACAATGAAGACTTGCAAACATGCGTGGTTTCGTGGAGGTCTCTCAGCTACTCCAGAAACTGGCACTGGTCGCGATATGGTTTTGCAAGCATATGCCGGAAGTATCGTGGCACAAGTTTCAGCATCTTATTTGATTGAGCATGGGTATTTGGTGAAGCCAAAGATTTACTATTTGCAAGGTTCTAAAAATGATGCTTATAAGTTTAGTCGAAAAAGATACAATACTATTTACAAACTGTACATTGTCAACAATACTTATAGGAACCGACTGATAGTAGATTGTGTGAAGAGATTGAAGAGTCTCAATAAATCAATATTGATAACAGTTACTACAAAGAAGCATGGTCATTTGTTATTGAAGATGATAAAAGAAATTGATGGTATATCATGTGAGTTTATATACAGTCATGTCGATAAGATGTTGAGAAAAAAGTATATTAATCAAGTACGAAATAAACAATTAGATGTGATGATTGCTACACAATTAGCTGATGAGGGTTTGAATATCCCTGCACTTGATTCGTTGATATTAGCTGGTGCTGGTAAGTCACCTACTAGAGTGATACAGAGGATTGGTCGGACGTTGAGACCGTCGCCTGGTAAGACTGAAGCAATAGTGATAGATTTCAAGGATAATTTGCGGTATTTAGCTGGACATTATAAAAAACGTAGAGCAATATGTGAACAAGAGAGAGAGTTTGAGATAATTGAGAGTTTTTAATGATTTGATAAAAAGAGCAAATTATATAGGAGGATGTATGGAACATTTAGCTCAAGTGCAAGTGGAATTTTTGAAAGAAGCGCGTAAATGGGACAAGATGTCATTGGGTGAACAAAAGGCATATTTGAAGCGTCATCCTAAGAGTAAGAGAAAAATTACTGCGAAACCTGATAGATCACAAAAGTTGAAGTTCAAAAAAGGTCAACATGTTCGACTAAAGCCAAATGAAAGTGAGGGTTGGCCTGAAGAGTTTGGAAAAATTGAAGCTATTGACACTACAAAATCAACACCATTAGAAGATGCACTCATCACAGTGAGAATTGATAAGAAGTATCGTGATGAAGGTGATGATGGACTTAGAGAAGTTACTGCAGATCAGCTTGAAGCCAAGTAATAGTTTGGCATTTGATTGAAGAGAGAAGACACTTAGCAATAGTGTCTTTTTTATTGTCGAGTTTTTGAACGCGCGTATCGCGCGTAAAGAAATTTGATTTATTTTTCTGATCTCGTGGAGTTAATAAGCAATTGTCAATGTCGCCAAATTCCCGCGCGTTAATTTATATCGCGCGTAAGCATTTTCGATTTACGATTGAATCAAATCTTGAAAATGGTATTTTTTAAGTTTCATAACTGTCTGTCAGCGAAAGTGAAAAAAATGTACTTCGCTAACGCACTCGCGCGTGTATACTATAGAGCTAAGATACTATTTGACTCTATTTGACTTATAAGAAAAGTGAGTTTTACGACACCATCTGACTCAATATATTGTAAGACAATAGAGCGATTCGAGCAATGCTCTGCATGTCATCAGACTGCAATTCACAATCTACAGAATATTCTATAATATTGAGAACAACTAAGAATGAGAAATTTAGATAAGTATTACTTGGTTAATACATGATTGTCTGATAAGCCAAGTAAAATCAATGATAAATTTTAACATATAAACTATTATTGAAGGTCGTCGAATATAGTAGTTATTAACCTAAACTATCTAAATTATCTTCATCTAGATATAACGTGAAAGTTGCAGAAAATAAATTAAGACAATCGTATCGATTGAGATGCAAAATCAATCAATCTTACGATGATTCTAAAAAGTTTAAGAACATAAAGAGAGAAAACTAAGCGACACAGAATAGTTTGGCTCCGCGGCGCAGCCGCTAGTAATCAAAAAGAGTATATGGGTTTTTAATTTGTCAAAGCATAGAAAGAAAATAGCAAGAAATGTTTAATATTGAAAAAATTGTTTTAGAAAAATACATTAATGAATTAAGTGGTGATGCTGTTAAAGTGTTACTTAAAATTATTTATCTTGCTCGAACAACAAAAGACGACATTCATATTAATAATGCTAGAATGTTTAGAAAAATAGTGGGAGTTAATGTTATTGCTGCTAAGATTGCATTAAAAGAGCTTATTGATTCTGAGCTTATTATTGAAAAAAAATGGCAAAATGAAAAAATGTATACTTTGAATAGTAAAAAAATTCAACAAGATAATGAGATGTCGACTCAACAACAATTCAATAATCAACTTAGAAATGTTACATTAACTGTTTTTGATAATGAACAAGTAGTACAAGAAAAACAAAAAAAGATGTCTGATGATGCCATAAAACAAAAAATTCGACAAGTATTCACTAGTTCTGACAGTTTCTTAATAGAATTGCTATTTCAAACTGTCAAATTAGTACAAAGACACTGTATTGACAGAGACAAGCGATTTACATTTGGAACAATTGCAAGATTTTTACGTGAAATATCTGATTTTGATAAAGTCATTGTAATTAAAGCTTGTCAAACATATAGTGGTAATCTTAATATAGCCGGACAACGAGGCTTTAGATACATCATCAGGATCGCAGAAAACAAATTAAAGAAATTGAAAGATCAACCGTATATTGACCAAGAAGTTGAATTACGAGAAACAGAAAAACGTAAGCAATCAAGTACTAGACGGTTTTCTATAAAACTTGCAATAGGCAGTGTTCTTGACAATACTGTTTACAAGAAACTACTAACAAACAACAATGTTGACGAATTAAAAAGAATGTGGAAAATAGGAGCTGACATTCTACGAACTAAAAATAGAGAAGATGAATTATTCTGTAATTATGAATGGTTAAATTCTTAAGTGAAAAAGTATAGTATGAAATATGAACCAAAAGCGCCATTTCTTAGACCATTACTTTCGAATGTTCGAACTATCAGAATTTGACGGTCTTCGACATGCAATAAAAGAAGAAAATAACGAATTCAAACGACATCTGCTACTAGCTAACATTCCCGCAAACTATCATTCGTTCAATTTTGATCATGTCATTGATATCTGGAGTAATGATGTAGCTAATGATGAGCCAATAGAAAACTATATACTATACTACAAGAATTTAGAAAAAGCTAGAAATAACGGCACTGGTCTATTCTTATCTGGCACGCATGGTCTAGCAAAGACAACAGCTGCCACAGTGATCTTGCTTGAAGCCATAAGACAAAAATTCACAGCCTATTTCATATCGATGACTGATCTAGTAGACTTCATAACTTCTGGCTGGAAAGACTACAATCTCAAACTAAAATACCAATACATAGTCACAAATGTAGACTTTCTAGTAGTAGATGACATAGGTCGTGATTATCATGTACAATCAAGTCAATCAACACAATTCTTAGACAAACTATTTGTCACTAGATGTAACCAAAAAAAGGTCACTATACTTACGTCAATGCATGACATCACTTCATCATCAACTATCTTCAATGATTCACTTGTCACACTACTAAAATCAAACTTAATAGAAATAAAACTCATTGGATCAGACATTCGTCAAGAACAATCAAAAGTACTCTTACAACAACTAAGCCACACTGGTAAAAAAGGTCATCGAATTGGCTGAAAAAATATTCACAGCTATAGCTAGTGAAAACAAATTACTCAAGAGCCTCATTAACCATGAAGCTATTGACGCACAATTTGCTGCTCGCAATATAGAAAAACTTATTGACAGCTGTATATCACCTGAATGCTTTACTACTGACTTCAGAAGCTGGTTATTCTCTGCTATAATGATGCATTATCATTCGTATGCATCGGCACTCACTATTGATCTTGTCACTCAGAAAATAATCAAAAAGTACAAGAAAGACCAATCGATAGCTGATGCAAAAGCACTATTTGAAAAAATCATCAATAGGAAATTTGACCAACAAGAATTAGAACCCATCATTGACGAAATCAAAAATCTATTCCACATACGACAAATATTCGATGCTACACAAAATGTACTAGCTGATCTCAAATCAATAAAAGAAGGCTCTAGAGATGTAAGTGCTGCTCCATTAGTCCGCAGATTAGAAGTCACTCTTGACAAGATAAATGATCAAAGCACTCGTGAACGCATCATTGAAGAAGATGCGTTCATGAGTATTGATGACGACATAGCTGAAATAAAAGACAGACACGACAACCCAGATAAATATCGCGGTGTTGAAACTGGTATACCACCACTTACTTTGGCTACTGGCGGTTGGATGGGCGGTGATTTAATCACTGTCATGGGTCGCACTGGTCAAGGAAAATCAATCGTACTATTGAATTTTGGATATGCAGCTTGGGAAACTGGATTCAATGTACTATATGTGACGATTGAGATGCCGATAATGCAACAAAAACGGCGTCTATACTCGAAAATGACTAAAGTCCCATACTTCAAAATGAAAAATGCAGATCTATTGACTGATGAAGAACTAATATACATTGAACAAAAAATCAAAGAAGAACGAAGCAAACGTGAAAATGTATACATGATATTAGATGCACCATCAATGTGTAATGCTAACTTCATTGAATCAAGGATTAATAGTTTTGAGAAATCAAGTGGTAAGAAAATACATTTAGTACTTGTTGATCCAATCTATTTGATGAAACCTAATAAAGATGATGATGATCCTGTCGGAGCAATATCTTGGGACTTGAAATTGTTAGGTAGAAAATTAGATGTACCAGTTATAACTGCAAATCAGATTAATCGTGAGGGACATAAAAGACATCTACAAGGTAAAGATATGGATGCCATGGATTCTGCAAGTTCTGATAGACTTGGTCAGAATTCAGATGTGATGTTGGGTATAATATCAGACGAGCAACAGTGGTTGAAAATGAATATTGTTAAATATCGAGATGGTCGAGGACCTACATTATTCTTGAAGAGAAAATTTGATGTTATGAGTATTGAATATGATGAAGAGTACAATGAGCATGATGAGATAATGAAACAAATTACAGGAGAGGCATCAACAGATGAGTGATAAAGGACAGTTGTTTGATAAAGCGCTTGTGTGTGACATAGTTGCTGCTGCAATTATTTTGTTTATGGTTGAAGAACGCAAAGAAGAAATCGATGAAGATGAAGTGGCAAATTACGTTATCAAGAATTTTTCTCGCATAGTGGAATCAGTCACGGATGCCTAATGTCATCAGGCGATGTAGAAGTTTATTATTACAGTCTATACAATGCCATACTTCTTGGTAATAGTCAAGATGCCAAGATGTATTTAGAGTTTTTACGTGATGAGTTTACTATTGATGAAAAAAGTTTTGACGTTTTGAAAGTTGACGAACGATGGGATCATTTACGACAACTGTCGACAGCGATTGAAAATGGCCTCACAGTTAAGAATTTCAACTACAAAGATGATAATGTTGATGCGCCAAATAAAGATGACGAGCAAGTAGCACTTGAAAGTGATTTGGTCAAAATCATTTGCAAAGAATCTGATAGTTTGAAACAATTATTTGGCGCAACTGATCAATTTTTTATTTCAAATTTAGAACATCCAACCAGGTATGGAAAAGTCGACATAATAGCTAAAGACGGTTTGACAACATACGTGATTGAAGTGAAAAAGAGTCATGCAAGGTTTAGCGTTATTTCGCAAATTGAAAAATATTTATTAGACTTTAAACTAAAATTGATTTTGAAGCAATGGAAGACGATCGTTGGTGTCGTAATTGCAAATGGATATATTGATGGCGTTGCTAGGGAATTAGTAAAATTAGGTGTGATTCCGATTAAATATAAATACAAACATAATGTATTGAGATTGCGCAAATGCCGAAAAGGAGAGTAATTATTCCTGAATTAGTGACAATGGCAAATAAATTGCAATCAAAAGCTAATATCCAAAAAGTTAAATCTACAATGATCAAATCTAAACAAGATATTGTTGACAAGACGGCTAAATTCAAATTTCTCTGTGGAGGAGATGCAAATGGAAGCTAAATTGAAAAGACAAGCAACACCTTACAAGATTCGGTTAGTCGAGAGTCCTGAAGAAGTCAAGAAGTTAGTTGATGTTGCATACGATAAGATCAAGCCAACAATTTCAGCAAATGGTTTCAGAAAAGGTAATGTACCTCGTGAAGTAGCTGAAAAACAACCTCACTTCAATAAGTACACATCTTATTCAGAAGTGTTTGATATTCTGTATAAGAAGGCGGTTGAACAATTAGGAGTTGACGTTGTCGATGCTTCTGATTTTGAAATTGTCGGTCCCTTTGAAGACAACATACCATTGACAATACAAGCTACAGTATATTTGAAACCGACAGTTGAGAAATTTGATATTAATGAAGTTAGCGCTGTTAAGAATGTAACAGTGGTTTCAGAGCAGATGATTGAAGATCAGATTAAGGCGCAACAAAGTTCAAAGGCTTTGTTTGAGAATATCACTGATGCAAATTATGTGATTAAGACTGGCGATGTTTTGATAATAGATTTTTCAGGTCAAGTTGATGGTAAAGCTTTTTCAGGTGGTACTGCTAAGAATTTTAGGTTTGTAGTCGGTGAGACTAAATTCATTAGTGGGTTTGAAGAACAGATGATCAAGTTCAAGTTGAATGAAGAAGGTAAGGTCATTACTAGATTCCCAACAGATTATCATGCAAAAGAGTTACAAGACAAAGATGCTGTATTCACAGTGAAAATTAACAAGATCAATTCAAAGTTGCCAAAGACTCTTGAACAATTGGCTATTGATGAAGGCAAGACTGTAGACGAATTTAGACAATCAATTCATGATAAGCTTATAGCTGATTATGCACGTATTGATGAAGAGAACTACGAGTCAGACATATTGACGCAATGTGTGTTGAAGGCAAAGATTGAGCCGATACCGACAGCTATGATTGAGTGGGAACTTGCTAATGAATGGCACCAGTTGTTGTATCGTATGGGTACAACTGAGGAAGAGTTTTTGAAGAAGAATAAGAATGGTAAAGACGTGTTTTATGGTCAGAAGAGACCTCGAGTTGAAAAGTCTCTTGAAGTGAAGATATTTTTGGATCATGTTTGTAAGATCAATAATTTCACAGCATCTAAGGAAGAAGTTGAGGAATTTGTAGTTGGTCGTGCAAAAACTCTTAATAAGAGTGAAGAAGAGATTAAGGGCGTGCTTGAGAATTTGAAGAAAGACACGAATTATCGTGCAAGTGAAACAGCTGTGAAACATGAAAAGGCTACTAAATGGCTGTCTGACACAGTTAGGAAGAATGTTGAAAAAACTTGACTTTAACTTATCTGCATCAACGATTAACTACTTCTGTACATGTCCATGGGCGTTTAAGCAAGACAAAATTCTTAAACGCCCAACTTTTCAAGTACCAAGTACAGCATTAGTTCTTGGTCAAGCATTTCATAAATTATTAGATTCATTTTACAAGCAAAAGATGTTCAGAGTATATGATTTGTTCCAGAATTGGCAGAGATTTTTTGATATAGAGGTTAAAGTTCAGAAAGCTGAAAAGTTAGAATTGAAGTATGCAAGAGGTTCTGGTTTCACATTATTGAAAAATTGGGTTGCGATGGCTAAAGCAAATGATTGGTTGCATGAATCAATCGGATCAGAAATTGAATTTAAGCAACCATATAATAATAGTAGATTTGAGATTGATGTTCACGGATATATTGATTTACTTATTGAAGTAAATGGCAAAGTCTATATATTAGATTGGAAGACAGGAAAACATAGTGAAGAGAAATATAGATTGCAGGCTATACTTTATAGTTGGGCTATTGCCAGACAATTTGATATGATTGAAGATTGTGTGAGGTTTGTGCATCCGTCCAAGAAAGAGAATAGAATAGTTGATGTGAAGGTTACAGATGAAGATTATTATGTTGTGATGAAAAAAGTTGACAAGATGTTTGATGCGATAGAAGCAAATAACTTTGAAAAGAGAATTAGTGATAATTGTAAATGGTGTTCATGGACTGATTGTCATAATAATGCCAATGAGAATGCTAAAGCATTGATGAAAAAGTTGCAAGAGGAGGACGCATGAGACTATCATTGTTGTCAGTTTTAGTTTGCAGTTCTGTAGTCTGTGCACAATTAACACCGTTAGATTCATTATTGGCTAGAAGTTCTAGAGCTAAGCATCTTGCTACTGAACAGCCTGGTTTCAAATTACAGTATATGCCGTTAATACCGCCTGATGAGTTGTTTAAGAGTGGAGGTTCTGGGTCTACTACATTGTCACCGTTATCTACATTATCAGTGACAAATCAGTTTGTGACAGTACATGAATATGATAAAGACATGACTGAGATACAAGCTTCAATAAACAAAATGACTATAATAATGGAGAATTTGCAATCTCAATCTGAGTCACATCGTAAGAACCTCGATGTTGTTGTAAAAATAGTTGAAGTTTTAATTGGTCTACTTGGCGCAATTTCAACGCTTATTGCTACTATTTATGGCATCAAGTCAAAGAAAAAGTAGTTTAGCCTATAAAGAAAGCTGTAGATTTTTATGTCTACAGCTTTTCTTTTGTCAATTCTATGCTTTTTTATGTGATTATAGTATAAGGAATAACTAAGGAGAGATGATGAAGAAGAATGTCAAAGCAGAGGTCGATAGGCTTACTTCAGAAATCAGGCTTCATCGGTATTTGTATTACAACAAGGAACCTCGAATTTCTGATCAAGTTTATGACGCAATTCTTGAGCGTTTGAAACAGCTTGATCCCGAAAATGCTGAATTGAAGAAGACGGGTGCGCCGCCAGATTCTGAGAATGGTTGGCAAAAAGCTGAACATTCAATCTCCATGGCATCTCTCGCAAATGCAATGACTATTCCTGAATATGACAAGTGGGTTCAGTCAAGTAGAATTCAAGGTAAAGTCATTGTTCTTGAAGACAAATTTGATGGTGCATCATTGGCATTAAACTACGTCAATGGCCAACTTGTGCAAGGTATAACGCGAGGAGATGGTCATGTTGGTGATGATGTCACTATTAATGCCAAGTCAATGAAGTTCGTCAAGCAGACGATACCTGAGAAAATTACAGCAAGTCTTCGTGGTGAAGCAATCATCCTCAATGCAGACTTCGAAAAGCTCATTAGTTTGCCTGGCGTATCATTTTCGAATCCTCGCAATGCAGCAAATGGAATCCTCAAACGATTCGATGGTAAGTACATTGAGTATGTTAGTTTGATTCTTTATGACATTGTTTCACCTGACATCACGTTTTCTTATGAGACTGAAAAACTTGACTATCTGTCGAATGTGTTGGGATTAGTGACGACCAATTACAAATTGGTTACACCAGCAGAAGTCGTCAAGATTCGCCAACAGTATGCAGATTCAGATCGAGCAAAGTTGAAGTATAATATTGATGGTTTGGTTCTGAAGATCAATAATATTTCAGCTTCGAAAGAGCTCGGCATCCATTCTAATGGTGATCCTAAGGGTCAGGTTGCTTTCAAGTTTGATCCTCGAGGAGTTGCTACTACTTTGCTTGATTGTATTTGGGAAGTTGGTAGGACAGGAGTTGTTTCACCAAATGCAGTTTTGGATCCTGTAAATATTGATGGTTCGATGGTCAAGGCTGCGACACTGCACAATATCGATGAAATCAATCGACTCGGTGTTGGTATTGGTGATACTGTTTTGGTGATTAAGGCAGGAGAAATTATTCCCAAACTGACTCAAGTGATCAAACATGTTGGAAAGAAAATCGTAGCACCGACAGTTTGTCCGTCATGTAAAGGACCGTTGGTGAAAGATCCTGATGGTGCATATTTGGTGTGTGAGAGTGATAATTGTGTTGGAAAAGAATTCAGGAAGCTTCGCCATTGGGTTGATGTTTTGAAGAAGCGAATGAGTTTGACGGATATTGGAGAAAGTACAATTCGACAGTTGTATGAAAGAGATTTGGTGAAAGATCCTGCAGATTTCTATACCTTGTCAATGCAAAAAGTTGCAAGTCTTGATAGGTCGGGAGACAAATCAGCCAAGAAGATTGTTGAAGGTTTTGAACGATGCAAAGAAATGGACGTCGTTACTCTTCTATGTGCGCTTGCAATTCCTGCTCTTGGTGAGACTATGGCCGAGTTGATCACTGATGAGTATGATTTGTATGCGTTGATGGAAGAAGTGACTGAAGCTGATTTGGCTAAGATTTCTGGAATTGGTCCTTCAAGAGCAAAGGATGTTGTTGAAGGATTGGAACAACGACGACCGTTGATTGAGAAGTTGATGAGTTGTGGGATTAAGATTAAGAAACCTGCTGCGATTACATTGCAATCTGCGAAACTGCAAGGTAAATCATTCCAAGTGACTGGACCGATTACGAAGATTAATCCGACAACGCAGAAAGCATACAAGCGAGAAGAGTGGTATGAGTTAGTTCAAGCAAATGGTGGAGAGATTAAGCGAGTGGGTAAGGAATTGAATTACTTGCTTGCGTGTCGGCCGAATAGTAACAAGCTTTCAAAGGCCAGTGCGATGGGTATTAGTGTGATACCCGAAGCTGACTTTTGGAAAATGATGGAGTAGTTCAAAGAATGACTAAGAAAAAATGTCCAGCATATTCTTGTCCTGCAATATCTCTTGCAATAAACTACCTGTTCACCGGGGAAGACTCTAGCAATAGGCTCCAAAGACATGATAATTTGAAAAAAATCTGCCCTGTAATCAGTGGACTTCTTACCATGGCATATTCCAAGGGATTTTTAGCAAAAGCTAAAGTCTCTTGCGAGACATGTAAACTGAGAGAAAAATAATGATGGAGTGATCATGCGTTTTAAGGCACGCGAAAAAGCAGCAAATGAGCAGTTGAAGTGTGATTTGGATTTGCTTGAGAAAGTTTGCAATGATGAAGTAGTTGTTGCGACAATTGCACGTATTCGAAAGAATTGCAATATCAATGTTAAAGATCCTTGGTCGATAGAGGGCATTCGTGAAGCTGTTGAGGATATTAAAAATCGTTCAGGTGATCCTGAAGCAGCAAGTAGTAGAGAATATGACTTATATGTTAGTTTCATTGAATTTATTGCAAATGACGTACTGACAATACAACAGGTACAGCTGATGGCTAAAGAAGTTTTGAAAGCAAGTGATGTGTCGTTTCAAAGAATGTGATTGAGAGGAGCTGAATATGATAGTGAAAGTGACAATTCCGATTACTAATTATGAAGGCACTGGTATTTTCGAACAACCAGTGTATTTTGACGCATCACCCACAAAAGAACAAATGCTGCAAGAGCTGTATAATAGACATGTAGCAGATTCTAAATATCCAGAATATACAGGTGATTGGCAAAATTGTATTGAAATTACAAAAGCAGTTTCAGATCAAGATTGGCGGTTTGTTAATTCGCGACTTCTTGCTACGAATTGTCATGTGAAACATCCTAAGTTTGGAGATGTGCCATATAGTTGGCAAGTAATTTCTGTAACAGAAATAGCTAAATGAATTCAACAATAGAGCATGTCTGTTTTACAATTACTGGTGAGTTTGTAACTCGTCATTCCAGAGATTTAGTTTTGGAAGGTGAATGGGAAAGTGCTGTCAGATTCTTGAACAAGTCTCTGATTGGAATAGACTACAATACTATCATGTCAGTATTGTCAGGCACCGTTGAATTTACTGGTGATTCAAAAGTTGGTGTGAGTTTAGCTAAAAAATCAGATGTCAAATATATGCAAAAACTTGATAAGATGTACGGATATTATGTACGTATTGGTCATCAATGGTACATACCATATTCTTATGTGACTTCTTATGGGTATCAAGATTTTTCATATTACAATGATAGTCAAAAGAATTTTCAGGCTGAACAAGGGCAAGAAATTCATAATACTAGGGCAAGATTTTATTGCAAAAACAAGTCTAAAGATAAGATATTCTTTCTTAAATGTCCTGATCATGAGATGCATTGTGTACTGTTTGAACAGTCAGTAGCACCGCCGGTCTGGATGGATGTTGAGAAGATACCACAACATGCAGTGAATGCTTGCGGGCGACTGCAAGAAGATGGCTATTTTGTTCGTTATAGCAGTGAAGACCTACCGATAGTTTTTCGAAAGAAATATGATGAAGAAGATGTTATAGTTTCAGAGCGTAAAGTAGATAAGCAAGCAAAAGAAAAGCAGATAGAGTTAGAACGACCGATTGTTGATTCTGAATTAAAATCAAAATTTGGTTGGGTCAGTCCTGATGGACAGTTTTACGGATGTGAGTATGCTTGTCATATTTACATGGCTGAAAGAATCATAAGGGCAACGTTAGGTAATCACGATTATGAAGATGATACTGGTTACATAGCTAATAAATCTGAAAGCATGCTGGAAAATCTTGGTTGGCTTAAGATTGGTGGCCTTGGTAAGAATTCATATTTCGTTGGCGATGGAAAAAAAGCCACACAATCGCAACAAAATTTAGTTTACGATTGATGTAAAAAACACAATGAACGTTATCCGCAAGAATTATTTGAACAGGATGACGCAAATGAACGTACATAGTGAGATTAGAAAGTATGCAAATCAGAAAATACGTAAGATTGCTAAAGAGCATGGTTTACCAGCGGGAGTAACTTTTAACTGGTCTCATCTAACATTACTACCTGACAAAAGCAAATCAAATAAGAAAAGACTTGAAGTAAGTATCACAGTACCTGATGCTACGATGCAAGAAGTTATTGACTATACTCGAGATGCACTATTGTCGTGGAAAGGTGTTCTCAGACTTAATGACCCGATGGTCAAAATAAAATCAGTAACTGTCCGATCACTGAGAAAATAATTATGTCTAAAGCTCGATTATCTCGTGTGTCCTCAAATGGTACTTATTTGAATGATTGTTTGCAAGCGCAACATTATTATTTGTCTTTGGAAATTGATGATCCTCAAGGCAAAATTTTGTGTCGTATGTCAATGTCTTACGACCAATTTGTTCAAATACTTACTGATGCATGTAATACAACTGTGACTCTTGAACGGTATCGTGACTGTGAAGGTAATTTAATTGTTGAGGAAGTGAAAAAGCCTGAATCTGTTCGTGATCGAATGATTGATAGAATGGGTGAAGTTCATGAATCACTTAGTAACAGGATAAAGGATTTAAGAAAAGATCTTTACGAAGCTCTCAATGAAGGAAAAGCTGGAAAGAAAACTCTTGAACAATTACTTCATAGTGCTCGAGTGATTGAAGACAATTTTGAGTCAAATGCAGTTTTTACTGTGCAACAGGCATCTGAAGAAATAAAGTCAATGCAAGAATGTGCAAAAAGTCAATTGGCAATATTTTTAAGTGAACACGGCGTCAATAATGTTGATATTTCGCCAATGTTGCAACAATCAGATCAAAAAGCTTTACCTGCTCCAGATCAGTTGCCTGTGATAGAAAAGTACGAGTTGAAAGAAAGAGTGTCGAAGCCTATAGATGACATGACTGCATTAGAAGTCGCAGATGCAATGACAATACAATTGAAAAGAATAGAGCGACTAATTAAGCAAGAACATGATGGTCATGCTGTATTGTTCTGGAGTGGTGCTTCAGTTTCTAAAAATGGAGTCAGCATTCGTTACATATCATATCAGGGAACGACAAGAGTTGAATTGGATGAAGCAAAAGATTATTTGAAGTTTCTAAAGACTGTTACTGACATTAGTAAGTTCAAAGCACATTGGCATTACAAGAACGTTGACAATGAAAAAGTTGATGCAATGGCAAATTGATGATAGACTAGTTGTATGGAATGAAGCCATAGATCACATGGATGGTGATGTGTATGACAATACTAGTGAGCGACTGCAGGGCGCTATTATACGTAAACAAATGATTAAAATGAGAGATAAGTTTTACAAAAAGCATAGTTGAGCTCGTTAGTGAGTGATCAAATAGGTATTACAGAACGTGGTGATCCTGCAATTGATTGTCAGTGGACACAGTGGGTCGTTGACGGTAACCCTGCTATTTTGATTACTAAAGATCCTCTAAAACTCTTCGATCATATCAAAGTCATTATTGAAGATGGCAAATGTGAAGAAGTCTACCCTAGATTTCCAAATATCATCGTACACACAACAATTACCGGTTTTGCTAGATCTATAATCGAGCCAAATGTGCCTGATGTTGATTGTGCACTACTCGGATTTGAAGAACTGTGTAAATTGTTAGGGCCAGAAAGAATAGTATTACGCATTGATCCGATAGTTCCTACAGATGCTGGTATTGATACTGCGTATAATGTCTTGTGTCAAGCACAGAAACTATTTAAGACTCGAGTGAGAGTGTCATTCATCGATCAATATGACCATGTTAAAAAACGATTCAAAGATATTGATGTTGAATTGCCGTGGACGACATTTCATGCACCGTTAAAGTTAAGAAAAAAGGCATGGGAAAGACTTGGTCGACCTGAAGTATGTGGTGAACCTGATTTTGAATGTACGGGATGTATTTCAGCTAAAGATTGTGAATTACTTGGTGTACAGCTTATCGATAAATTCTCAAAACAAAGACTGTGTTGCGCATGTCTTGGCAATAAAAAAGAATTGTTGAGCAGCAGGAGTCGTTGTTTTCATAAATGTGTATATTGCTATTATGGAAAGTATGATTTATGATTAGAATTTGTAAAGGCTGCAATAAAGAATTTATTACAGCAAACAAAGTAAAAAAATATTGTTCTAAACAATGTAAGTCAATATATATGTTGACTGACAAATATCATGAAGAACGCAGTGCTGCAACTAGATTAGCAATGAATAAGCCTAGTGTTAAACGACGACAACGTAAAGCAATTAAGGCTGCGTTAAATAAGCCAGAAATAAAAGAAAAACATAGAGCTATTTGTAAAATTATTCAGAATAAACCTGAAGTTAAACGTAAAATAAAAGAGAGTTTAGCAGCATTTTATAATGATAAAGACAAAAGTAAAGAAGTTCGTAAGGTTAGTTCAGATCAAATGAGAAAAGTCTGGAACAATGAAAAAAGTCGAAAGAAAAGAATTAAAGCTTTAAGAGATGCATATAAAGATCCTGTTGTTATAGCTAAGCTTTCTAATGACAAACTTAAATTTTGGAAAAATGAAAGCAATGCTAGTAGAATGTTTATTTCTAAAAGTAGAGATTATAGTCTTCCATCGGGAAAAATTGTAAAAGTACAAGGATATGAAGATAGAGCAATTGCACAACTTTTACAAACGTTTGAAGAATCAGATTTAGTTATTGGTGTTCATGATATAGGAAAATTCATTGGGAAAATCTTATACACATATCGGTCTAAAATTCATAGATATTTTCCAGATATTTTTATTAAATCGCAAAATAAGATAATTGAAGTTAAGAGTAAATGGTCATATAGACTGCATCAAGAAAGAAATGAAATTAAAAGAACTGCTTGTTTACAAAAGGGATTCAATTTTGAGTTTATGATATTATAATTACTGGAGATGATTATGCCCAAGAATGAACATCGAACATTGTATAATATCAATGAGATTCAATTTATGAAGTCAGATGAACATCATCTGAGTGCTAATGAACATTTCTTACTTCAATTGCTTCAGGATACCATTACAGAGATACAAGAATTAAAAATGAGAATAGCATCATTAGAGGAGAAGTATGAACGCAACATGTAAAGTGTCAATCAATGATGTTACATTAATGTTAGAGTATATGATACGTGATAAGCGTAAATATAAGATTGGTCTTGATGTGCATGGTGTGATTACTACTTATCCAAAAGTGTTTTCAAGATTGACTAAAAAACTGATTCGTACTGGTCATGAAATACACATTGTTACAGGCGCAAAGATTACAGATAAACTTGTTAAAAAGTTGCTTGATTTTGGTATTGAGTGGACTACAATGTTTTCAATTATTGGGTATCATGAGTCGATTGGAACGAAAATTCAATATGATGAGAATGGACCGTGGATTGACAAAGATCTTTGGAATCGAGCAAAAGGTAAATATGCCATGAAAGCAAAATTGAACATACATATTGATGATTCAGATTGTTATGGTAAGTATTTTACTAAGACAATGTATTTGATGTTGACAAATAACGTTATCAATCAATGACAACTGAATTGATTATAATTCATTACAGTAATCTAGGTACAAATGTCAACTGACAATGAAATTATTTTGAAATTTATGGAGACATCTATTGACAAAATCAATAGAGCTCTTGCTAATATTTATGCAATACAACAAGTGCTAATCAAAAAAGGTTTAGTCACGCAGCAAGAGTTAGTACTTGAGATTAGTGATGCTAAGACATGGCCTGATCGAAAAGTTGGTATTATTGTTTTGAATGAGATGATGAAATCTTTGAAAGAAGAAAACAAGGAGAAAATATGAAAAAGACTCTTTCATCTATTGGTGGTTTGTTTTTCAAAGTTGTAGATGAACCTATAGAAGTTAAACAAATCGTAACTCAACAAGTTCCTCAACCAGTTGTGCAAACATCATCTATTATTGGTCAAGAAGATGCAGCAATAAAAGAACAGTTGACTGCTGCGCTTGCTGCTGCTAACTTGCCAGGGTTTGATTACTTTGAATTTGCTAGGGCTCTTGATGCTCAAGCTTCAGTAATTCCTACAGAAGCACTACGATTTCAATCAGTTGGTGCAATGGCATCGTCAATGGATGCAACAATACCGTCCATATTAAGCTCAGCGCAGTCATATTTGAAAGTTTTGAAGCAAAAAGAAACTGAATTCGTTGATGCTTTGAATACGCACGTTTCATCTGAAATTGGCGGCAAACAAAGTCAGATACAAGACATTGATAAACAGATTCAGACAATGGCTGAACAAATCAAGTCGATCACTGATAAGATGAATACTTTGCAGTCACAGAAAGTCGCAATGCAAAATGAGATTGCGACTAGTACAGCTGACGTTGACAAAGTCAAGAACAATTTCTATGCCACGTTGAAAGTGTTTGTTGACAGAATAAACAATGATGTCGATAAGATCAAACAGTATTTAACAGGAGGAAAGTAAATGGATTTGATGCCTGAAGGAAAAAAAGCTTTGAAGTCTTTTTGGGAGAAGCCAGAAGGCAAAGTTGGCATTGTCATTTCTGCTTTGTTTTTGGCCGGCGGTGGTTTGATCTTTTGGGCCAAGATTTTGCCTTGGCTTTTGATATTGGCGGGCAATACGATTACACTTGCAGCAATGTTGATTGTTGCCGGTATTCTGATATTTCCGTTTACGCAAAGTGATCTGCGACTCAAAATGTCAATAGCATATAAGCTGTTTTTGACAAAGATCATTAACACGTTCATCATTAAAACAGATCCAATTGCTGTCATGAAGATATTGATTAAAAGAGGTCAGCATCGGTTGGAAGTATTTGAAGGAGAACGAAGTAAATTAAAACAAATTCTTAGTAATTTACTACGGAAGATTTCAACTTACAAAGAAGAAGCTAAAGATAATTTGATTGCCGCACAAAAAGCAAAAGAATTGAACATAAAACGAGAATCAATTTTAAGTGCAAATCAAGCTGGTCGATTGCAAGGTGCTGCAGTTGAATTGACAGCAATTGCTTCACGACTACAAATCTATTATAAAGTACTAGATAAACTGTATGAGAATGCTTCAATATTGTTGACCGATAAACAGCAAGAGGTCAAGTTGTTGGAAGACAAATGGATATCTATTAGGGCTGCTTATAGTGCAATGAAGTCAGCAGAGAATGCTCTTAAGGGTAATAAAGATGAAAGAGCATTGTTTGAAGAGACTGCAGAGTATATCAATAATGATTTGGGCATGAAAGTTGGTGAAATTGAATTTATGCTTGAATCAGCAGAGACAATTATGGACAATATTGATGTGCGCAACGGTGTGCTACAAGAAAAAGGCATGCAGATGCTCGAAGAATTTGAGAAGAAGGCTGATTCATGGTTGCTTGGATCTGATCAACCGTCTGTACCGACAATTAAAACAAATGACATTGGTCAAATAGTTTCTGAAGAAGCCGACCGACCAAATAAATTTAGTGACCTATTTGCTAAATAACAATTCAACTTCAAAGAGGAGGGTGCCATGAGTAGTAGGAAGTTTGTGATTCAGCCGGGCGTTTGGGTGATTCTTATTGCAGGAGTACTAGTTGGTACATTTTTTGGAATCAATTCACTAAAGAAAAGTGGTGCACTTGGCAAAATCACTCAAGCAGTTGCACCATCTAACAATGTACAAACTGCTGATATGCCAAAACCGATTATGGTTGGTGGACAAAAACCATTGCTTGTTGCAATTAACACTTGGCCAGGATTTGCACCTGGTGTATATATGAATGGTGGATTTGAACCATCACAGACTTCAAGGTATTACAAAGAATTTGGTTTGCTAGTACAATTCGTTAAGATGGACGATTTTGGTAATTCAAGAATAGCTTGGTCAACAGATCGCGTCGATATTATTTGTAATACAGCTGATGTACTTTCTACTGAACTTCCGAACTTTTCACAATTTAAGCCCAAAGTGTTCATGCAAATAGACTGGTCTCGCGGCGGAGATAAAATGGTTGTGCGACCAGGCATCAATTCCATTGCTGACTTGAAAGGCAAGAAGATAGCTGTTGCAATAAGCTCACCATCACAGACACTTTTGATTAGAGCTATTGAAAGTGGTCAAGTCGCATGGTCAGACATTAAAGACGGTGTGGTATCAATGAATACGGCAATTGATGCAGCATCTGCCTATAAGAATGGCAAAGTTGATGCTGCTCTTGTATGGAGTCCAGATGATGAAGATTGTATTTCTGCCATACCTGGTTCAAAAGTTTTGATTAGCACAAAAGAAGCTAAATATGTTATTGCAGATATTTTCTATACCAAAGATGCATTTCTCAAGTCACGATATAAAGACATTCAGGCTTTTACAGAAGGTTGGTTGAAAGGTGCACAAGAAATAAATTCATCAATTGAAGTTAGAAAAAATGCAACAGCATTAATGTCAAAATGCTTTAATGTATCTGAAGCATTGATGAATTTTGATAATGCAAGATTTTGTACTTATGGTGACAATGTAAACTTTTTCAACATCTTACCTGTTAATTGTAAATGTGTCAAAGGTGAAGATCTTTATACCAAAATGGCTGCAGCTTTCAATAAGATTGGCTATGCACCGGATAATGTACAACCTTGGCGTGATATTTCTGACATCAGTATTCTACAATCACTTAGCAGTAAATTTACAGGGCCTGAACATGCTGCTGAAGAATCAGAAACATTTACTAAGCCGACTACAGAGATGAAGACAATGCCAGCTGTTGCGACCAAAAGAATCATCATCAATTTTGCATCAGGAAGTTATACATTATCTGACGAAGCTAAATACATTATTAGTCGAGACTTTTCTGATGACGCAAGGGGTTTAGCAGGATTCAGAGTAAGAGTTGAAGGAAATACTGACAATATTGGATCTGATGATTTTAATCGGTCACTTTCTAAGAAACGTGCTCAAGCTGTTGTAGATTATTTGGTGACAACATACACATTCGACAAGAACAGATTCATTGTTGTTGGTAATGGTTCTGATAAGCCTATTACTTTAAATGACACTGAAGCTGGACGAGCACAAAATCGTAACACAGCGTTTGAAATGATTCAAGCTAACTAACGGTACTATCATGAAAATATCTGATCTATTTGAGCTACGCGGTCAACTAAGTAAGACGATAAATATTGTCATAGGACTGATTGGATTCTGTTCGCTAATGACAATATGGATAGTCATCACTGCTTGCAAATGGGTAGTACCACAAATATTACCCTCACCATTCAAGGTGTTTACTGCATTTGGGCAATTACATTTTCATTATGAATTAGTCAGGAATTTGTTTTTCTCGATGTACTTGAATGTTGCGGGTTATGCAGAAGCTGTCATTGTGTCACTCATTGCTGGATTTTTAATGGGATTGTTTCCAGTAGTCAACAGTTTGTTTAGTAAATATGTCAACGCAATAAGGTTCTTACCGCTTACAGCTGTTATTGGCCTATTCATGGCTTGGTTTGGTATTGACAACAATATGAAGATTCAGTTTTTAGCAGTTGGAATTATTGTATATTTAATACCGACAGTCATACAACGTATTAATGAAGTTGATAACATATATGATCAGACAGCTGTTACACTTGGTGCATCGTTATGGCAGAGAATACGATATGTGTTTATACCTGCTGCAATGTCTAAGATATCTGACGACATCAAAGTGCTTGTTGCTATAAGTTGGACATACATAATAGTAGCCGAGATGGTCAATGCTACACGAGGTATTGGACCACTAGTGTTTTTAGCTGGACGTCAAGGAAAATCTGACCTAGTGTTTGCTTTATTGATTGTCATAATCATGGTTGGGTTCTTACAAGACAAAGTACTAGAGTCCATTGATAGATTACTATTCAAATATAAATACATTAGGTAATCATGGCTGTACAATTTGTAAACACAGATTTGTGTGACATTATTGAATTGAAAAATGTCAATCAAACTTATCATGATATCGCTGAGGCAGTTTATTTAGGTGATGACATTTTTATTATGAGTTCAAATCCTGGACAAATTATTAAGCGCATTCAAGTACCACAAACATTATCGATAACTTTAGGAAAAACAATGGAAATTAAAAGACGACCAGAATTTGTCGATTTAGTATATCAAATTGAAGATGTAATGTTACGAATATAATGAAAAAAGAGTTTTATGTTTATGCATATTTGAATCCTAATAAACCTGGGCAATATACATATCGAAGTATTTGTTTTTTATATGAACCATTTTACATTGGTAAAGGTATTAATGAACGATATAAAAGTCATTTACAAAGTGCAAAAAAACAATTAAACTTTTCAATACGTAATCACAAAATAAATAAAATTAAAAAAATTCTGCGATCAGGAAAACAACCCATTATTACTATATTACGTCATGGTCTTACTGATAATAAAAGTTGCAAAGTAGAAATCTCTTTAATAAGACAAATTGGTCGTGCTGACATGAATAAAGGGCCACTAGTAAATAGAACTGATGGAGGTCAAGGTTTACTTGCGACAGTTGAAAGAAACGGTTCAAATAATCCATTTTATGGTAAAAAGCTCACTAAACGACATAGACAACGAATTATTGAATCTAATAAGACTAGAATAGTGTCTGAAGAAACTAAAGCAAAAATTAGAGCTTCAGTAAAAGGATTTAGGCATTCTTTAGAAACTAGAAAGAAAATGAGTTTAAATCGAAGAGGAGAAAATAATAATTTTTTTGGTAAAACACATTCTTTAAAAACAAGACTGCTAATTAGTAGTCGTGTCAAATTAAATAAGGGAAAAAAGATAAAACAAAAACGAATGACTATTACTAGAAGATTAATGGACGTCAAATTGATAAGAAGAAAATTGAAGATAATAGCAGTGTAGCTGTGTAAAATTTCAAAAGGAGGGCTGCATGAATGCATGGTGGTCAAACATGTCAATGTTTGAGCATGTTTATTGGTTCATTGCAGTCATAGCTAGTACACTCTTACTCATTCAGACAGCTATGGCTTTTGCCGGTCTATCACATGATTCTGTTGATTTGCATCATGATGTGTCTACTGGTCATGATGACACGCAATCTCATTTCCAATTACTAAGCATTCGATCACTAGTGGCATTCTTTACGATGCTTGGTTGGAGCGGAATAGCACTCATCCATGCAAAAGGAATATTGAACGAACCTATTCTAGTCACAACAATATCAATTGTAATCGGCAGCATATTTGCTGTGATTGTTGCTGGATTTTTCTATTTGATGACTAAAATGGTAAGTAGCGGTAATGTCAATATACAAGAAGCTATCGGAAAATCAGCAACTGTCTATTTGACTATACCTCCAAATATGATTGGCATAGGAAAAGTCAATGTCATAATTCAAAATCAAGTTCGAGAACTTAATGCAATGACTGCTAAGGAATTAATTTCATCTGGTTCACAAGTCAAAGTCGTAAGTATTCAAAACAACACTTTAATCGTTGAAAGGGGTTAACATGTATTGGTTAATCAGTGCAGCTGCTGGTGTCATTGTTTTGTTTGTACTTTTCATTTCTGTCATTACGAGGTACAAGAAGTGTCCGTCAGATAAGATCTTGATAGTGTATGGTAAAGTAGCAAAGGGAAGTACTTCAAAGTGTGTTCATGGTGGTGCAGCATTTGTGTGGCCTATCATTCAAGACTTTGCGTATTTGAGTCTTACGCCAATGCAAATTGAAGTACCACTGCAAAATGCATTGAGTAAGCAGAATATTCGAGTTGATGTGCCTTCAAATTTCACAGTAGGTATATCTACAAAACCTGAGATAATGACAGCTGCTGCTGAACGTCTATTGGGACTTCAACCAGCTGAGATACAAGGTATAGCAAAGGAGATCATATTCGGTCAACTTCGTTTGTCAGTAGCAATGATGGACATTGAAGAGATCAATGCCGATCGAGACAAGTTTTTAGAGAATATCTATAAGAATGTAGAAGTCGAACTTGAGAAGATCGGTTTGAGATTGATCAATGTCAATATTACTGATATTCAAGACGAATCCGGCTATATCAAGTCATTAGGTCAAAAGGCTGCAGCTGAAGCACTTAATAAAGCTAAGAAAGATGTTGCAGAGAAGGACCGTGACGGAGCTATTGGTCAGGCAAATGCCGACAAAGATAAGAGAGTGAATGTAGCAAGCGCTAATGCAACAGCTGTCGAAGGTGAGAATACAGCTCAAGTCACTGTTGCTAATTCGACGTCAGACATGCGGCAGAAGAAAGCTGAAGCAGAACGAGCAGCCATTGCAGCAGAGAAAGTTGCAAATGCTAAGGCATTACAGGAAGCATATGCAGCTGAACAGATTGCTGAAGCTGCTCGTGCTGATAGAGAAAGAGCGACGCAGACAGCTAATGAAGTTGTCAAGGCTGAAATTGATCGAAAGAAGATTGAGATTGCAGCAGGTGCTCAGGCTGAGAAATTGCGTCTTGAAGCAAGAGGCCAAGCTGATGCAACTTATGCTAACCTTGAAGCTCAAGCAAGAGGGCTTAAAGAAATGTTAGTTAGACAAGCCGAAGGTTTGAAAGAGATTGTTGCAGCAACTGGTAGTAGTCCACTACAGGCTCAACAAGCAGCAATGTTGATGATCGTCGATAAGTTGCCTGAAATCATCAGAATTCAAGTTGAAGCTATTAAGGGCATCAAGATTGATAAGGTTACTGTTTGGGACGGTATGGGAAATGGTGCAGGAAACGGCAAACCGACGACAGCTAATTTCCTTTCCGGAATGCTTGGATCGGTTCCTCCATTGCAAGACCTCTTCAACATGGCCGGTATGAAATTGCCGGAATACTTGGGACAAGTAGCTGAGAAACTTGCAATTGTAGAAAAACCTGAAGTCAAGAAGAGCTAAATTATGAAGACAGTACAAAATGAAGTAGGAACAAAGACATGGATGTCTTGGCCTACTGGAGCAACTATTGCGATTGAAGGATTAGAGAGTTTCATTCAAGATATCAAGCATAAAGTGATTCGAGTAAAAGACACTGGTAACGGTACATATCTCGATGAAATAATTGAGTCAATCGATCGTGATACTGACTAAATTCCTATTCGAGAAATAGTTTTTGATTTATTTTAGTAGTCAGTGTTGTAGATTCTGAATCGCTTTTATGCTGGCTGATCCTGGCAAAAGTGACGAAGACTACAACACTTTTTTATTTCAATGCTTTATAGTTCTATTTCTTACTACTAACTCCTTATTGACTCAGACGGCAAAAGACATCGTATTATACGTGTAAATCAAACAGTAAATTTACAACAATTTCTGTCATGGTTTTTAAGCACAGATTCAGCGTTGAAAATATATCAAAGTTTACAAATGAAAACAAAATTACCATTTGTAAATTTCTATGACCCGATGTCGCTTTATAGAGGCAGCAAAATGGACCAAGATCGTTTGGCGACATTGAGACTGATGGTCAGCTTATAATGGTATGCCTTGCGCTGCATTGACAAATTTATCAATGATAAATGCGTAGATTTTTTGTGAAGTATGATAACTATTCGTGAAATCTGTAGAGAATTTAACGTGTCTAGAAGTACTGTTAAGCGATTGATAAAACAAGGGAAATTACAGCCGGTGTTTGATATTAGAAAATATTCTAAGCTTACTGCTAATGAACAGCAACGAATTAAGACTGATTTGAATGTTCACCTTTCGAGAAAAATATTTTGGTAAACAGAACATTTTCGATAGAGATGATGTGTTAAAAATATTTAGTTAACTCTCTGTTATTTCTATGCAATTTTGTATGATTATTATTACATGATAAACCAAGACGTTGCCAAGATTCTCTATGACATTGCTGAAATAAGACAACACCAGAATGATAACAAATTTTCAATCGGTGCCTATAGAAAAGCTGCTAAATTCATTTCTAACCTACCCACGCCGGTCTCAGAATTAGATCTTTCGACCACCAAAGGAATTGGACCTAAGATTGCGAACAGTATACTAGAATACCTCTCTACTGGTAAAGTTCAATTTATCGTAGATAATCAAACTTGTCTGGCTACTTCTCAGAAAGTCGAAGAGTTGCTCAAGATTGAAGGAATTGGTGAGAAAAAGGCATTGAAAATCTATGAGACACTTGGAATATCTACGATAGTTGAGTTGAAGATTGCTGTAGAGAATGGCACGCTAGCTCAAGTTTTCAAGGACAAAACTATTGAAAGTATCAAACAAGGCATAGAGTATCTTGAGACAACTCGAGGCAGAATTCGTATTGATGAAGCTTTGGAATTAGTGGTACAAATACATAGTCAATTGAAAGAATTCTGTGACAGAATTGAATTTTGTGGTTCTTTCAGACGGTCAAAATCAACTATTGGGGATATCGATTTCGCAGTTGTATCGAATGATGCCAATTTTTTACAACGATTTGCTGACTTACCAATAGTTGATAAGGTCATAGACATTGGTAAGAAGAAAGCATCAGTTTGGATTAAGGGTATTCGTATCGATTGCTACATTTTTGAGGCAGATACTTTTGAGTCAGGCGTTATGCATCTTACAGGTTCTGCTGATCATAACGAAGAATTGCGAAAGATTGCAAAATCAAAAGGGTTGATTCTTTCGCAGTATGGCCTTTATAGACGATTTGGTGATGAACGAACGGGAGATCGTCTTGATGGCGGTACTGAGACTAGTATCTACAATTCTCTTGGATTCAATTTCATACCGCCAGAGCATCGTGATGACATCTCTCAGTTTGGCAAGTATCGTATTGATCAGCCAAAAGTGAATTTGCTAAAAGCTGTTGATATTGAGTATGATTTTCATACTCATTCAATATGGTCTGACGGTAAATCAACAATTGAAGAAATGGTACAAGCTGCGATAAAGCAAGGATTGAAGGGCATAGCAATTACAGATCATTCTCAAGTGATTGCTACGAAAGTACTGGCAGCTGATATTAAACAGAAGATTAGCGAGATAGAAGTTCTGAGGAGGAAATATCCAACCATAAAGATATTAATGGGGAGTGAAGTTAACATTAAATCTGATGGTTCGCTTGATTACTCAGATGAAATTCTCGACCAACTTGATATTGTAATTGCGTCAATTCACATTTATACGAAGCAGGATGTTACTGAAATGTATTGCAAAGCAATTCGTACTGGTAAAGTCCACATCATAGGTCATTTGACAGGCCGATTAATCAATCAACGACCTGGTCATGTCATGAATGTTGGAACCATTTTGCAAGAGTGTAAAAATCACAATGTTGCGATAGAGTTTAATTGTCAGCCGGATAGATTAGACGCAGATGAAGACGTGATGCGAAGATGTAAAGAAATGGGTATCAAAATCGCAATTGGTTCTGATGCTCATGAGAAAAGTCAAATACAATATGTGAAGACATTTGGATTGTGGATTTGTCGAAGAGCATGGTTAACTAAGGATGACTTATTCATTCCAGGAGGACGTTATGATTCGTGAGAACAAAACGTATACGATTGGTTGTAAGTGCGGCGCAAGTATCACAACTGCGACATTTGATGAAGCAAGAAAACTAGGCTGGCATGTTGAGGGAACACCGCTTAGACTCAACTGCAATTACATTGATCGATGTCCTGAGTGCGTTGAAAAGGAAAGACAGCGTAAGTATGACTCAGGAGATATTTGGGAACGCATTTCTGCTGGCTATTATGAAGATCATCCTGACAAATTCAATGATGATGCAATTGATTTTGTAGGTCTTAAAGGTCATGCCAAAGCTGATAAAGCTATGGGCAAGGCCTATGAAGACGGTCATTCAGGCGGTTACAGCGAGATTCTTAATGCATTGATAAGATATTCTGACGTAATACTATAGGAGGATAAATGGCACTAATTGACAAAGCAATCGCTTTTGCAGCAATTGCTCACGAGAATCAAATTGACAAAGTTGGAGAACCATACATTCTTCATCCTATTCGTGTTATGTTGTGCGTTACATCAGAAAAAGCTAAGATAGTGGCCATACTTCATGATGTTCTTGAAGACACGCTGCAAACTGCTGCTGATTTCGTTTCAGCTGGATTTGATGGAGAAATTCTTGGAGCTGTTCAAGCGATAACTAAAGTAAAAGGTGAAGCTTATGACGAATATCTCAAGAGAGTGAAAGCAAATCCGCTTGCTCGTGAAGTCAAAATTGCAGATATTCGAGACAATGCTAGTCCCATTCGATTGTACAAACTGGCGCCTGAAACAATTCAGAGGCTAACAGCAAAGTATTCGAAAGCATTGAAATTTATGGAAGGATGGGAGTGATGTTTACGGCTGAAATTCGAATCAATGGTGGCATTGTCGGTGTACTACATGTACAAAATAAAGGTGCCACGTCATATCACGAACAACAAAGCATTAGAAAATATGACTACGAGTATTATGAACCAACAATTGGTGTAGTTCATGAGTGTGCTCCTGTGCACAAAACAGGGTCGGTTATAGTTGATAGAACTCGTGGATTATCAGCTATTCTGGGTGAAATTTTTACGGAGCTTGGCAAATGAATGTCACAACGCTTGTCAAACGATTGGCAGAAGTTTTTGGTGATCGTGTTATTGTACGATCACAATATCACGTACAAATTACATCGAGTAAAGGACCTCACGACATTTGGATTAGCAAAATAGGATATATCAAACTCAAAATGGCTGGTGATCGGGAAACACATGAGCAAGTATCACTTAGCTTTATTGTGAATCATATAAAGGCAGAGGTTAAAACTAGCGTCGAAAAAATGCAAGAGATGCTTGATGTCGCTAAATTCATGAATCAATGTGAAAAGACAGCACAAACAATTGGATCTGCTATATTCACAGATTCTGGGTTCAAAGATGGCAAAGCAAAAATTGCTGCTATTGTTGTTGACGGCACGAACATTGATGCTAAGTCAAGACTCATTGAAGTAAATTGCAATTCTGATGCAGAACGTCAAGCAATAGTTCTTGGCTTGACAATGCATGCAACATTGACAGTTTACAATGACAGTTTGTCTGTAGTCAATGGCATTCAAAATGAACGAGTGAAGTGGTTACCACGAACAAGTAACAAAGCAGCAGATTCTATAGGTAATTTAAGACAATAGATCTCAACAAGGAGGTCATCTTGCCAATCCGAAAACACTTTTACAAAGAAAACGGACAGACAAAGAAATACACTTGGTGTGGATCATGTCAAGGTGGTCCTTTTCGTGAAGAAGAGGAAGGAACAACGTTTTTTAAGTATCCCACTCATTACGATTTGTGTATTGCGTGTGCTAAGCGCAATAATGTAGTGCCAAATGAACTTCGACCAAAATCAAAAAACATCTCATCTTTCAAAAAGACTCATAAAACTATATGATGCAAAAAGAGATTGCAGAGACTTTAGCTATATACATGAAGCAGATTCAGAAGTACAAGCTATTGTCTTCAGACGATGAATCTAAATTAGCTAAAGCTATTCGTCGTGGTGACACTAAAGCACTAAATAAACTCATAGAATCAAATTTGAGATTTGTAGTCTCTGTGGCAGTCAATTATCAACATCAAGGTATTGAATTACCAGATTTGATACAAATGGGAAATAGAGGATTAGTAAGCGCTGCTAAGAGATTTGATGAGACAAAGAATTTCAAATTCATTTCTTATGCAGTTTGGTGGATACGACAAGCTATTTTACAAGGTATTGCTGATCATTCAAGACCGGTTCGAGTACCCATCAATCAAACAGTCAAACTAGTAAATGTAATAAAAACTCGTGATAAATTGTTGGGTATGCTTCATAGGATGCCGACGCAACATGAAATAGAAACTCATCTTGGGACTGAAATAGGGCCATTACTGCTACTTATAAATAAACCACAATCTTTAGATGCTCCTATCGATGATTCAAGAACTGGTTATGACTTGTTGAGTGATTTTACTTTTGTAAATGAAATGAATCAAAATCATTCAGATGCACAAATCAAAAAACAAATCACAAAAATACTAGATGGTCTTTCTGATCGTGATCGAAGTATTATTGAGTGGTATTATGGGTTTCATGAAGCACCGCAAACTTTAGATGAAATTGGTTCTAAATTGAACATTACTAGAGAGCGTGTTCGGCAAATAAAGGCAAAGTTGTTAAGACAATTCAAAGAGGGACAGGTCCAACAAAATGAACATAAAAGAAAGACTGCATAATTTACCACAAAATACGAGAGCTACAATCATTTCTCTAGTAACACAGTTGAGCGCTGATCCAGCAGTAATCAGTTGTACAGGCGAATGCCATAGTGAATGTCATAGACGTATTCTTCTTAGACAGTGGATGAACATCGAATCGTCGGGTTTGTATTTTCCATCAATGAGGCTAATAGTTTGATAGAGGATGAAAATGCACTTACAAAGTATAATGATAACTAAATGTGATCGTGTCAAATTGCTCAATGGCAAACAGATCAAGTTTGACAAACAAATCAATTTTCTAGTTGGTGAAAATGGTAGTGGCAAATCTACTATTTTAGAGTCATTGAGTCGTAAAGCTGATAGCGTTATGCAATTTAGAGCACGACTTTCGGAATCAAGTGACAAAAAACTGCAATCCTATTATTTTGATTCTGAACATATGAATCCAAGAGTAAGACATAGAGTTGACACTGCCTTTGAAGCGCACATGCTATGGATGTCGCATGGTCAATGTTTAATGATCTGTACTGATATGATTAAGAAAATTCCAAAAGACAACAAGCACTTGGCTTTGCTGGATGAGCCTGAAAATGGTATTTCACCGTGGAATCAAGTGAAACTTCGTGACATGTTAGTCGAGCAGTCACAGTATTGTCAAATTATAGTGGCAACTCATTCTTTGATTCTGACAAAAGTCGATATTGGTCAAGTCATAAAACTAGGACCAACGATCACATATCATTCGCCAGCTTCAAGTTTTGACTGGGAAGTATGAAAATTCAAATCGACATTCGTGGTGATATAGGTCAACAAATGAAGACTATGCGTCAATCTTTGAACTTAACTTTAGCAGACATTGCTATTGCTATTGGAGAGTCAGAACCGCTATTGTCTTATTATGAGAATAACAAACGTAAACAAAATGTAGACATTCTCAAGAAGTTTTTGAATCATTGTGATCGAGTAAGAAATGCTGGTTAAAATCACCACACAATGTCAAATGAGTTGCAGCCATTGCATGGAAGATGCAAAATCTGTCGGTGAACATATGTCTCTTGAAACGTTTAGAAAGACACTCGTTTTCATAGAGCATATATACAGTGGTCGACGTATTATATTAGTAAGTGGCGGTGAACCTACTGATCATCCACAAATTCAACAGATTTTGAATGAATTGAAAGACTGGAATGCTATTCTTTTAAGCAACGGCTTATTCTGGTCTGATACTAAGACTCGAGAAATGATTCTAGCATACAATATTCCAATTCAAGTCTATAATGATCCAAAGTATTATCCACTGAAAGTAGAACCTATCAATCATCCTCGAGTACTATTTGCTGATAAAATCAATCTTCTTAGTCCCATTGGACGAGCAAGAAATTTGAATGAGCCTGCTGGTCGAATGTCACCATTGTGTTTCAATCTTAGAAGTGCTTGTAAGACTTTGAAAGACTTTTCAAAAGCCGTGATGCTCTTAAGAATGAAGGGTAAAATTTGCTCACCGTCAATTGATATTCATGGTAATATTGTTGCAGGTGAGTCACGCTTTTGTCACAAGATAGGTACTATTGACTCTTCTTTTGATGAGTTGCTACAAAATACGCTACACATGTCGTGTAACAAGTGTGGTCTCGAAGACAATCTTTCGTCTCTCTACAAAAACGCTATTCATTAAAAAGGGCCGGCGAATGGAGTCTCGCCGACCCTTTTTCATAACGTCCAATTTTCAAACAACTATAACATCTAATAATTGGCTGGTTTTGCCGAGCCGAAAGCGCGCTATCAACGATTACTTCTGCTATCGAAATTGTGAGGGTCAGCTACGACGACCTCTGCGCGCCAATACTTCTTTAATTAGTTTATCAATATTAAAAAAAAGATGAAGTACTACATACGAAGCTCCTTTGAAAATTAATCAAGTATTTGATGCTTGAATTCCATTGCAAGAAAATAATCACTTAAATTGTCAAAGATTTAACAAGCCATTTTCTTGCATCTATTTGATCAATATCGTCATTATCAATTGTTTTGCAAAAGTCATTGTATGTGATTTTAGTGAATGTATGAATCGCTGAATCAGGTGAAACATTGTAGATCTTAGATTCACAATCTTTATAGACATCGAAGTATTTATTGCCACGAATGTAAACATCTTCATCTTCTGTACCACGATACTTTATATCGTGGAAATGACTGTTGTCATTCATAAATCGTCCATCAAATCCAAGTAAATAAATCTCTTTGAATTTAAGTGCTATTCCCAATGACAACGAGAATAGTCCGACTAAATACGGATGGTACAGACCAGATGTTAATCCATCTAAACCATGATATTGTTTTGCAGACATTAATTTGAATACATCTGTTGGCACATCACGGCTATCTCTTGTGATTTTCACACACCTGAGTTTGTCTATAGCTTGTTGGTTTTGGTTGTAGAAATTGCGATCGATCCATATTAATGCTGTGGGTTCATAATAGTGGCAAACAAAATTCAAACCGAATGTGAATTCATGATCAAGCTTAGCTAAGTCAAATTCTTTTATACTTGATCCGCCACCAATGATCACTAATCTATTATTTAACATGTTGCTTGTATTTTCTTGACGCCTGAAAGTGCTCTATGACAGGCTTACCAGCATCTTTCATTAGGTCAAATATTTGACAATAAGTGGCTGGTAAATAATAAACTTTCAGTGAATGTAAGGTACTGACTGCTTCATGCAAATAAGATTGATCGAGTCGATATTTTGTTCTATCTGCATTTACTAATTCAGTCCATTTAGCTAGCAACTTTAGTGCACCGACAGTACAATTAAAATACATTGTACCGCCGAGAAGTTCAGTACTACCATTTGATCTAACTCTTGGGTGGAATGCAAAGTCAAACTCGCTTAATGTAGAAAGTAACTGTGGATCTTGTTGTATTATTGCATCGCAGTCAACCCATACTACAGGTCGACCATGTTTGTTTAGCATGTCTTTGACAAATGTTGTGCGATAGAAGCAATTGTTGAACCAACTGCCTTGTGAATCAATGCCAACTATTTCATAATCTAGACTGAATCGTTTTAATGATGATTCCAATTTTTTATATTCGTTTTCATAACCCGTATTTTTCGTGTAGTAGGATATGAATACTGGTTTTTTGAATTTAGATGGTTCAAGACGAGTTTCAATTTTTACTAATTCTACATTAGATGCAGGTTCTAATTTAGGTTGCTGTAAGACCGGTTCGCATTTGACTAATTCACATTGAATTAATTCTGGAAAATTAGTTTGTTCGGTCTGCATGTCCAAATTATTGAATTGCAATTCGTTTGAATTTGGTAATGACTGTATAAATTCATCACTAAGAACTGCTATATCTTTGAATCTGTTTTGCATAACTAGTTCAAATGTTCTATCCCATAATTTTTGATTAGCTGCCCAACTAAAAAACTTCAAAATGTGTTGTCTGTTTCTTTTGCCTACTTCTTGTCGTAGTGACTTACTATTACTTAGCAATGAAAGTTTATGATTCATTTCTGAAATAACATTTTCTTCAGGTAATACACTTACAATCCAGTCTTTGTCCAGTAGCATTCCAATACAACCAACTCTTGTAGAAACTACAGGCAATCCACATGACATAGCCTCTAATACTACTCTTGGCATACATTCGCTAATACTTGTCAATACTAGTACATCAATTGAATGATAAAATGACTTCATGTCGTCTAGTAATCTACCATCAGAGAAAAACTGCTTGCCCCAGTCATTTTTCTTAACAACGTTGAATTTTAGTTTGTCTAGTAAGTGAGGTCGTTTTACATCGCGCAAGCAGCCTGCCCAGCCAACTATAAAATTATTGTCATCTTTTACAGCTGCAGTAAAGAAGCTGGTGTCAATTGATTCTGGCAGGAACACAACAGGTTTATTGGGGTACATATTGTTCAAGCAGTCAATATGTCTCATCGATATTGATACTATAAGATCCGGATTAGTGTCATATTTTAGTTTTGATTCTCCGCCATAACCACCAATAACTTTGATACCTTTTTGCTTTAATGATGAAACAAGACTATTGATTTTAGCGTGATCAATATTTGGTGCATGAATGTATACTATGTCTGCATCGATGTCAGTGACATCTAACAGTCGTTTGTACGTGATGTCATGCGAAGAATATAATTGCTGTTCTTTCGCAACAAAGTAATAGGCCCAACCAAATTGATCAATAATTTTACAAACTTTAAGCTTTTTTGGAATTTGCTTAGGTTGTGACACTATTTGTTTTGCTGGTGGATTATACGAGTTGCAATTTCTAAAACACATTTTACACGTGTCAGTCATCGTATTGACATCACATAAATTAGTTCTTAATTCTCTAGCACTCTTATTTAACCAAACATTTTCAAAATTCTTAAGTGACCCATTAGCTCTATCTGGCGCATAAACTGATCCACAGAATGTCACGCTTTCATTACCGTTTATACCTATTGTAGTCCATGGTATTTGACAATTACATTGAATTTCGTTACGATTTATTAGCGTCGGGTACAGCTTGATTAAATGAGCTTCAGGAAGTTCTTGTAATGCATCAATTTTGCGTCTGTCATCATTCGTCAATACTTCTTGCCAAAATGATTTGTCGTCATAGTCACTTGCTAAGTGTGGCAACAAATTTAGTAAGTGCACAGTTTTTACACCTAAAGAGTCTACTAATTTCAAAAATTCAGGAATATACTGTAAATTGCTTTTGGTGCATACGTACGAACAGTAGGTAGGTAATCCACTGCTTACGCAGAGTCTTATACCTTGTAGTACAGTATCGAACGTAAATGACTTGTTTATTTCGCTATGTATTTTTGCATTAGACGCATTCAAGCTAATAGATATATAGTCCGGTCTGTTTGCTAACAAACTATTGATGTTTTCAACTATTAGTGATCCGTTTGTTATTAGTCCGACAACTTTATTTTTTGACTTTAGAAATGATATGATGTCAAAAAGACTATCGCATAAAAATGGTTCTCCATAGCCAGCACAACAAACGCCTCTAATTGACGGATATCTTATTAACAAGTCACTAACGCTTTTTAGCGTCATGTCAATAGACTGTTCAATTAATTGAGAATTACGATAACAAAACTTGCAATTGAAATTACATTTTGATGTTAGATACAAGTTCGCACTAACAGGAGGATTCATGAAGCTTCTCATTGTTTCAAATGGCGCATTTCTATTTCTAAAGTCTTTCTCTCCTACTTGAACAGTTTCTGTGATCAAACTAGTATATGCACCAAGTAAAGCATACATGTTCTGCTCAGTTGGCTGAGTTTTCAACATTGACCACAATTTTGCAGGTAGATCGCCTGTCCAGGGATATCTAAACTGTTTGAATTTGTCAAGTAAATTGCGATATCTATCAAATATTCCTTCATTAGACCAATAAGGCGCATGTTGACCGACTACATCAGTCATTAATGCGACTTTATATTGATCATTTTTCATTCTGTCAATTTGTTCAACTTCACATGACATTGAGGACAAATCGTATGGATATCTCTTAAGTATGTCATGCTTGTAAATCTTGACACCATAAATTTCAAAATTCAAATGCACATCAATCAATTTACAGGCAATCATAGCTGTCATTGGTGCAGATTGAATAGCATACTTGTGTAGGATTTCAATACCATTTGCGTTCATGACCATATCTTCATCAATTTCAATATAGTATCGAGTTTTGCAAGAATCGATCATACATTGAAAGGCCTTTGACATCGGATGAACATCTTTGATAATTTCAATCTTAAATGAAACTGTTTGAGAGTTTAATGACTGCAAGCATGCATCATAGCAAGGATTGTGACCACTACTTATGACAAAGACTGTTAAGTCAGATAAAAATACACTCATACTTTTGTCGCTTCTACATTTAAGCTAATAAGAGTCCCGTTTATTTTATCTTGCGGAATATATGCTTGACTGTAGTCATCAACGTCTGCATGTTCTGTTAGTCTCCAGTCATAACGCCTAACATCTTTAGCACCTGCTAATTCAAGTACATGTTTCAAAGACTTAAAGTCAAATCCTGTGTAATGAAAATTGTATAGGTAATTGCACCTGCCAAATATAGGACCGAGTATTAATGAAAGATCATCTGTTTTCTCATACACTTTAAGTAGACTTTGCATATCAGGTACAGATATTCTCAATGTACCATTTACTTTTAGTACTCTTAACCATTCATGAAGAACATCTATAATGACTTTTTTGTGAAAGTGCTCTAATACATGACAACTATAAACTACATCACATGATTCATCTTCAATCATTGGTAGACGATCAACACTATTCACTATATCAATGTGAGGATATTCTATAACGTCAATGTGCGTATAGCCAGGAATATATCGTTTGCCGCAACCTAAATGCAACTTCATTATTTTGTCCTTGTTGCAAGTATATTTGATAGTTCTAGTATTTGATCATGATAAGGTGATTGACAGTCAAAACCCAAATCTTTACATAGAAATCTCATGCATGATTCAAAGGTTCTCATGCCTACTAAAACTTTTTGATGTTTTGCAATTGACTGCTGATACTCTTGAATTTTTTGCTGTGACATACTTTTAAGATATTTCATTAGATCAGCTTCAGACCAGAAATCTCTATAATCAATATAGCAATCTTTAGGAATAAACGTTGATGCATCTTTTGGCCCTAAATAAACAGGTATACAGCCTGCTGCTATCAAGTCAAATGGTTTTTCAGTCAAGTGACCTAAGTCTAATTGACCTTCTATAGTAAAAGCAAACGTGTAGTCTGATAGCAATTTCACTTTAGCAGAATATCTAGGTAAGTTAGTATCACTAGATTGCTGTTTAATGTCTAATGGCACAGGTTTATCTGAATTTCCGTAAACGTCCATACCTAAGTTTTTGAATTTGTTTATTATTGTATTTCTTGGCTCACCGTCTCGGAAATAGTTAGTTATGACAGTACCAATGAATTTTGATCGATTGCCGGTTGGGTAGCATTCTTCTTCAGTAATCCATAGTGGTATTGGCATGTACTTGACAGTGTCACCGTCGACATCAGTTGAATTGTAAGTATAGATTCTTCCAAACTTTTGCTGATATCTTAGTCTAAATCCGTGAGGCTGTCGATATCGACCCTCATAATGAATCAGCACTCTTTTAGAGTAATCAAATCTATCAATAACAGTCGACACTAGTTCTCTACGAGCAGCATCATAAGGCTGAAATACAACGAACCAGTCATCTTTGCTTGGTTCAACGTCAACTGTAATATTTTTAACTTGAATACTACAGTACTTGTACCAATGCCAATAAGACATAGTATAGATCATTGTCGCTCCATCAATTGCCACTCATGCACGGTTAGCAAATTGAGTATTTTCTGTCTATATTTGCAAAGAAAAGCAAAGTCAAACATTGTTTCGCTACACTCAAATAGCTCTTGTTGTCCGCGCTTTATTATGCCAATACCTTCATCTATATCAACAGTGTAGATTGATAAATTAGGATCAAGCATTCTATAAAATAGTATTGCTTTCCAAACTGATCCATTCCAATGAGATACGGTAATACTTTCTGTTTGATGAACTTCTAATTCAGGATTACAATCATGCAAAAGTATAATTCCATCAGCACTCAAACATTTTAGTGAATTTGAAATGTCTTTGATGACCTGAGCTGCTTTGTGATCACCGTCTATAAAAATGACGTCATACTGTTGAGTATTACTTGAGAAAAATGCATCAGAACTCATAAGATGATTACAGGGATTGACAGGGTCTACTGCGTCTTTTACGGCAGCAAAGATTTTATTGAAATTGGCAGATGCGTTTCCAATGCCTATTTCAAGATAACGACAGTTTTGTTTTTTGCTAGTATAGAAGTTGATGATGTCTGTTCTGTTCATGATTTTTTCTTTTAGTACTCAAATCTATTCATTGTGTTAACGCTTGCATGTATTTGACACATGTTATTAATGTCACCTCGTAAAATACATATCCATAATCCTGCATTATTAGTATCATAAACTACATACTTACACTTACTCAAAATAGCAATCGCAGCCAAATAATTGACGCCCAAATCGTAATTACTCATTCTTGTATCACGTTGTAAATTATGCATCACTTGATCTGTTTTTGTCAACGGCATTTCTTCAATGTGAAACGAATTAGGTAACTCGTGATTGAAATAGTCTAATGCCTGTTGTTGATCTGTCTGTATAAGTACCCTATAATTTGAAATGTCCTTAATCGGACTGATTGGGTTCAAATAATACTTTGGATGTACTCTTGGCACTTCAAGAATTTTATCAGTACCTCTATAAAGAATTGCAATAGTACGATCAAAGTCTATATGGTACTTTTGAATGAATGACTCTTGTCTAGCTATTACTTCACTAGATAAATTGAAATATGTATCTCTAATTGGCTTTAGTGCACTAAAATCAAACTTATTACAATCACCAATCATTGCATTAAAATAAATGTCTTGTCCTGTCTTAATATCACTGTTAACTGTCGTAAAATATAGATCATAAACATTTCGACTTAATCTGTCAGGTTTGTTCCAAGCTGACGTATATGGCCATAATATTTTCACAAGTCTTGACGCATCTTTGTGTATTGATAGCAGGCTCTTAAATGTCACACTAGCATTAGATAACAAACCACAATCATGTTTGTCAAGACTTAATGTACTATTTTCTTGATCGTATGTTACGCCGTACATTATAGGTTCTTTTCTAATATTCTAATTTCTCTAGAACTAGCTATTACTTCTCTAGTTTTGAAGCCTGTCAATTGCAATATGTACTCGTCAAAATTGTCTCTTTTAGATTCATATATCCATGAGAACTGATCTTCATTCGGATTTGGCAATGTATAGATTATAAACTTAGTCTTTTGTGCTACTGTTTGCAAGAATTTTTCAAACACTTCTATAGGACATAGTCTCGATATATGATGCAGCATTGCTAGACACAGCGTGCAATCTACACTTTCACTAGTCTCAATGTAGTCTATTACATTTGCATTATGACAAGAAAACCCTATTTTGTTTAGCAGTATACTTGCTATTTGAAATCTAATTTTGTCAGATTCAATGCCTATACCGTGCTTAATCAGATCTTTTAGTTTGTAAAGAGTGAAACCGTGACAAGTACCCAAATCTAATACACTGTCAATTTTATTTTGTTTGAAGAAGTCGCAAATAATTTGTTCTTTGTTGCCGTCAATTGCTGTGGCCCAATCACTAAAGTCAGGATGTGGTATCGGCTGATATAGCATTTTATTAGGATACAAATCTTCAATTTCTTTGTATAGTTCCGCCCATCCCGGTAATCGCTCACATATTGTAACTTCTATAGGCAACTGCTTGAAAGTCAATAAGCTTATTCTATGCATGCCGTCCCAAATGTCAATAGCACCATTACGATGAATTTTTGCAGGTCTATATCCATAATAGTGTGCAGAATTCGTATCAGTTTGCCATGTACTATATTCCTCTTGCCACTTAGGAGCTATCAAATACATAGCTCTATATCTAGCACATTGCTTCACAATGTCATCTTCATTTTTCAATATTCCGCCCCACACAGCACCGTCAGCTATGAACATTGACATTAACCATTTGTAATAGAAAGTAGATTCTAAAGGTATGTCAATATTTTCTTGCCATTGCTGCGCGGTCAAATAATGAGGACCAGATTTAATGAAATCTAGTAAATCAGTACTCCAAGGATCATTACCAATTAGTACTTTTTTCGGTATCATAATTTTCATCTATTAAGAGAGCAAAAAAAGCTGATAACATATTCTATGTCATCAGCTTTTTCAAATTTATGAATTAGTTTAGACTCTTCTAAAAGGCTGCTCAAACGGTGACGGTGCAGTTATACTAACTCCCATTGCTGCAGGTCTGCCAGTCGCAGGTTTTGCAACAACATTAACGATATAATTGTAGGCGTCGCTCCAAATTGATCCATCATTTACTCGAACGGGTATTGATCGTGAAGTAGTTGACAAATTACCTTCAATTAAAATCTTCACTGACGTACTGGTTGATGAAATTACTGAGTATCCTATACCAGTAGAAGCTAATAGTGTGAATTGCTGAGGATATATCTTACTTGTCACAACAATCAAATTGTTAAGCGTGATCGTGAGGTAAGATCCAATATACACTTTCGGAAAGCTCGTCTGATTTGAAATTACAGGAACTTCGACAACCAATATGTTAAGTCCAAACCACGAGCTCCAAGTCGAACCACCATCACTGCTTAATTTCACTGCCACTGACAATGAACCTGTGTAATTTGCTGTAGGCATCAAGTCAAATGATTCTACTACACCTGAATCTTGATCTACAGTATAATGTGCACCTGCTTGTGCTTCAATTACCCAATCTTTACCAAGTCCTCCAGGGAAATCAGGATCATCAACATACAGCTGTGTCATGTTGATTGTGGTTACTTTGTTCTTACCAGCAAGAATCGGACTAACTCTTTGACTAGTGATAGTAGGCGTTGACATTTTGACATCCTTTCAGTTATGTTGCTATATTTTAACAACGATTATGACTGTCATCATATTTAGAGTGATAGAAATCAAACAATAATTAAGCAATGGTTTTTCTACGACTATATATATGATTAATATTTTGAGAAATAATTGAACATCTTTTGATAATTTTGATTATATTATACACAAGAACAATTTTCACTAAAGGAACGAAGATGCGAATTACCACCAACAACACGTTTAGCAATAGCAATTGCACGTGTAATTTCTGCTTTAGTAATAGCAGAAATGAACTGGTGGAGTTTGCGTAGATAGATAACTCAAAATCTTCTACTAAAAAAAGCTCCACCGGTCATTGATCGATGGAGCTTTTTTATTGGGATGAACACGATGAAGAATCATGGCTGTGTAGCTCAGTCGGTAGAGCGCTTGTTTGAAGCACAAGAGGCCTCCGATTCAACTTCGGACGCAGCCACCACTTTGATAGTTCTTTGAAATTATTGGCGAGTAGCTCAATGGCAGAGCATCTGGCTGTGGGTAAACGCAGCTCTAAATAGAAATATTTAGATGAACACGCCGCTAAGTCGGGGAAACCTAAGGAATCTATCTATGGCAATCCCGAGCAAGAGAGTAAAAAAAGCTCTTATGTGTAGAGACTTTACACGGTGCACCTAAATCTAGTAATAGACAAGGTGAAGAGAAAGTCCACGCCACATAAAAATATGTGGATAAGTGTAACCAGATGGTTGGGGGTTCGAGTCCCTTCTCGCCAGTTAATTTGCTAATCAACCGATTTAATGACAGTGCTTGCGGCAATTGTTTTACAGACAAATACACTGAAAGGAGTACATGATGGCATCCACATGAACGCGCACTTAGTGGCGCTAACAAAAGGAGTCATCATGTCACATCCAGTGAACAGGAAAGAACGTTTTCTTGTTGGAGTCAAGAAGAGTAAGAAACGTGTAGTCAACTTTTACAGTCAGCTTACGAAATTGCAACATCCTGAATGGGTGACAAAATCTGAACGACGTCATAGACATACGACGAAACTTTGCTCATGCATGGGATGTGGTAATCCAAGAAAATACTTCGATGAAAAAACAATTCAAGAAAAGCGACATATTCAGCACGGAGAATTGGCCGAGTGGTTTAAGGCTCTATGGTGCTAACGTAGTGAGGACTTTAAAAACCTCCACAGGTTCGAATCCTGTATTCTCCGCCATTTTGACATACTATGTGGATAGATAGACTTCATTGTAGAAAACAAAATGGCATCTGTAATTTTCAGTCCAGTGAATGATATGTCACAAATGTGTATACACTGTGGCACTAAATCTAAACAGATACCATTACTATTTGAACAACATCAAGTAATAAAAATACTAAGCAAACTTGATGAACTTAAAGTAAAAGAATTTGAATCATTTGACTATTTTGCAATGATAGTTGCAAGCTGTGCAGAAATTGTGATGAAATGTGGAATGCACAGATGAAAAGCTATTAATGCGACGGCGTAGCTAAGTGGTTAAAGCCTCGGTCTGCAAAACCGATACCGGGAGTCCGATTCTCCCCGCCGTCTCCAGTTTTTGAAATTGCCACTATAGCTCAGCTGGTAGAGCAACTGCTTCGTAAGCAGTCGGTCGGGGGCTCGCATCCTCCTAGTGGCTTTCATTGATAATTAGCATGATTAAGTATAAGTTAAGAAACTTTCAATTATTTACAAGGAGTAGAGAAATGGTTATCTGTGAGAATGTTAAGACATGCGGAATACTCAAGACAGCTGTTGCTGGTAAAAACAAAACTGACAAACCATATATCGCATGTGATCATGCAACTGAGCATGAGCATACTGAAAGATGCACGAATTCAATGTGTTTGCGTTGTAGTCCGGCCCAATCAAAGTGTGTTGAAATACCAGTGCCGGTTGCGACAGTTGAAGAGAAAATTGTCGCTAGCGTAAGCGCAGTCATCAATACGCCTCATGCAGAAGCAGTAAAGACTGAGCCTGATGTTATTGAACAGCAGCAAGGTTGCCCTGCTCCAGTCAAAAAGTAATGTATGAAGTTCTACAGCATCAATGATTGTGTCAAGAATGTCAAGCTTGACAAAACAGGTGTGATCAAAGAAATTGATCATGCAAGTGGTGTCGTTGTAGTGCAAGATTCAATGAATGAGACTCGCTGTTGGTTTGATGATGATATAGAACTCATTAAAAAGGATGTCGCTATGTTGTAGATTAGTGGCTTCACATAGGTGCTAATAAGAGCACCTCCTGATATACTTCTAGGTTAATTGTCTGTCAACGAACAACAATAAAACAGGAGTATATCATGGATTTGACAATTCTTAAGAATGAACTCAAGACTAAAGCCCTCGAGATTCGACAGTCTAAAGTCGAACTTTCAAAACCTCACACTACCGCAAGCGCATTAAAACAATGTCAATTGCACATAATGAAATCACATATTCGGCTCAAGCATATTGCTTACTGCATTCTGAGAGGAACGCCGTATGAGTGCATTGAGAAGCCTCGTGAAGGTAATGAACCGAACATGGACATTGTTCAACAATTCATCCAGGAGATCCAACATGGACAAGCCAAAGATGTATGTGCTTGTGCGTAGTGATCTGGATGAAACATATCGTTGTGTGCAGGGTGCTCATGCATTGGCAGCTTTTGCACTGAGATATCCTGAAATATTTCATCAGTGGAATAATGGGCATTTGATATTTTTAGGTGTCCGTTTTGCAAGTGGAATTGAGCAATGGTCAAGTCTCTTATGTCTGCAAAATAAACAGTCTACGACTTTTATTGAACCAGATCAGGAGAATAGACCAACAGCTATGGCTTGCTATGACACTGGTGAGATTTTCAAATCTCTACCACTTGCATGAAGAGAATGCCTCGATAGTTCAATTGGTGGAACAGCAGCTTCTAGATCTGCGTGTTGTCGGTTCGAATCCGGCTCGAGGCATTTTCATAGCTTTTTCAACTGATTATATCTATATGCAAAACCAATTAACTTGTAGAGTCTGCAGTAAACAATTTAATGTCAAAGAAATAATTCGTGTCTATGGTGAGATGTTAGTTAACTATAGATGCTGTTCACCTCAATGTTATACTAACTTTTTGAATTCACAGAAAACACCGGCAGAATTGAAAGCACAGTTGATTAGTCGAGTGTATCGATTAACTCGATTTAAGACATTAGAACAAACACCTGAAGAAATTTTGACACGAGAGCAAGAATTTGTTGATCAGTCTTTTCAATTGCTTAAGTCAGCTGGTATAGATGCCCAAACTTACCTAGAATCAGATGAGGGTAAATCTGATTATCTTATGCATTCAGTAGAGCATGAAAGTCGTGATGCAGCAATGGATCGCTGTGGAAATTGTGAATATCATGAGATGATCGATATAGAAATAGGTAAGACCATTTATCGATGTGCGCAAAAAGTCGAACTATTTCCAGATTTTTGTCGAGCTTATCAGGAAGATGAACAATGGGAAACTCGACTATTAGAATATGCAATAGAACGATGTGAAAATTGCAAAAATGTAGTAATACTTAAAGAAGTTGGATTCGACATGCCATATTGTCCAAAGAAACTAAATCGTTTGAAGAAAGAATGTTTGGATTACGATCCAAAGGAATTTTGATATGAAGCGATCTACGTTGATTGAATCAAAAATTCGAACATACAATCCAAAGGGTGATCTTGCTCATACTGCTCGTTTGATTCTAGCAATGTGTGACGTCAATCATGCTTCTACAAAAGATCACTTGGAAAGAGTAGCTTTACTTGCAGAAGCCACTGCAAAAGCTCTACGTAAAGATGCAAAAGCGGCTTTCTTTGCAGGTCTCTTACATGATGCCGGCAAGCTTCTATTGCCTGCAGAACTATTTGATGGACGCAATATAGATGCTATAGAGTATGATCATGTCAAGACTCATGCTCAGGCAGGTTATAAGGCTCTCAAAAAGCTTCACATGTTTACGGCACTTTGCGCGGGTTTGCATCATAATCTTTACAAAGCTGGGTACGGTTTAGATCAAAATGCTTTTCCTGAGAATTGGTCGCCGTCAACTATTAAAAAAGTTCTAGAGATTTCCACAATCATATCTATTTGCGATTTTGTGGACGCTTTCAAGAACAGAAAAACTGAGATCAAAGACGGTTCTGATAAAGTTGGAAACAAACCTGATTTGAAGACTATGCTTTATACAAAGTACACAGATGATCAAGAAGTCATTGATACAGTCATTTCATTATACAAACTCAGTAATTTCAACATTTGGACAAAGCGTGTTTCACGTACCAAATAGACATCGAATACGAGGTGATGGCGATTATGCAAGTGATGACTCTTATGGTAACAATGGCGCATTTTACATACCGACTAAGATTGGTACTGTAGTAACTACTATAGCTAGTGACGGTCTTGGTTGGGAGCATGTTTCAGTGTCATTGCAGAATCGATGTCCGAATTGGATTGAAATGAGTCAAGTAAAAGATCTATTTTGGGACGATGAAGATGCAGTATTTCAATTTCATCCACCAAAAAGTCTATATGTGAATCAACATCCATATTGTTTACATTTATGGCGTCCAATAGGAATTGAAATACCAATTCCTGATCCTATTCTAGTTGGAATTAAGAAATGATTGAATATCCTGGCAAATACACAACTGCAAAAGTCATGATTGATCAAATTGAACAGTCTTGCGCTGCTCAGATTACTAATTTTGTAAATCATCCAGCATTTACAAATCCAATTGCAATCATGCCTGATACTCATGCAGGCAAAGGATCTGTTATTGGATTTACGATGCCAATGACTGATAAAACAATTCCCAATGTTGTGGGCGTAGATATTGGATGTTTTACTCAAGATACAAAAGTTAAATTAGCAAATAATAAAGAATTAACTATGTTAGAATTATTAGATGATTTTAATGCTAATAAAGATAATTATGTGTTTGCTAAAGATGATCATGGCAATATTGTAATTACGAAAATATTATCTGTCAAGAAAACAAGAACAGTCGATCGACTTGCGAAAGTTACATTAGATAATAATGAAACAATTTATTCTACTATTGATCAGATTTTTTATACGAGAAACAATGAAGAAACACGTGCTGATCAATTAACAGTTAATCAGTCATTACTACCATTATATATTGTGAAAGTGAAAGATGTTGTTCGTGAACAATTGTCAAAGATTAATAAATGTTGGAAGTTAAAAGAGTATTTTGTAGTTTACAATCCATATACAAATTTATATGATTTTATACATTTGCTTGCGGACGATTACAATGTTCGTCATAGAATGGTTGCATTAACATCGAAATTTATTCGACATCACGATGACTTTAATAAGTATAATAATAATCCTACAAATATTGTCAGAATGTCGTGGGCTAATCATCGAACTTTGCATGCTAGTCATACATTAATCGCAAATAAAGATGGTAGTGGCGGTTGGACAAGGACGTGGCAAAAGCATAGAGATAGATTTTCAAAAATGTCATCAGAAAAAATGAGTGCATTACACAAAGATCCAGAATTTGCCAAAAATCTAAAAATTAGAGCAGCTAAGACATTTCAAGAATTTTGTAAAACAGATAAATTTAAAGAAATGGCAAAATTAGCCGGAAAACGAGGCAGAGAATATTTGATTGCTTATTCTAAATCAGAAAAAGGAATAAAGAAGTCTACAGAAATAGGTAATAGACTATATGAATGTCCAATATGTCATGCACAAGTTAAAAGCGCTTTTGGTGTCTTTAATCATCTAAAAGCATTAAAAACTGATGCAGCGCATCTAAAATTAGTTTTCAAAGACTTTAAACGGGTACAAAATCATTCTGTAAAAAATATTGAACTAATAGATTGTTTACCAACAGATGTATATTGTTTGACAATTGAAGAGTATAGCAACTTTGCACTAGCTGCAGGTGTATTTGTTCATAATTGCGGGATGACTTCATTTAATATAGGAAAAAGTCTTTCTATTACTCTTGAGTTGTTAGATCATAGAATTAGGCAAAGAGTGCCGTTTGGCATGCAAACGCATGAAAATTCTGTCATCAATATGGAGAAAGGAATTTCCGTGGCATCAGGCTAATGTGTTGGCTCAGAAATTTGCTTTAGCATATCGAGAGAAATTTGGGGACATTTCTCCAGTTCAATACGATATGAATTGGTTTTTAGAGAAATATGAGTCAACTGGTGGAAGTACTCGACGTGCAATAAATTCTATTGACACTATTGGTGGAGGAAACCATTTCATTGAAACAGGCATTAGTAATGACGGAGATTATTGGATTACGATTCATACTGGCAGTCGCAATTTTGGAAAACGTATTTGTGAATACTGGCAAAATAAAGCTGAGAAATTTCATAAATGTGACAGACAGTCTATTATTCAAGAGCAAATTAAAGTCTTGAAAGAAACTGTTCAAGATGGTAAAGAATTATATACTAAGATCAAAGCTTTGAAAGCAGTTGCTAAACCTAACATTGATATGAAGGGATGTGAATGGTTAGAAGGAGAAGATGCTGCCGGGTATTTGTTTGACATGATATTTTCTCAGATTTATGCTGAAGTTAATCGAAAATATATAGTGTCTATTATATGTGACATTTTGAAAGTGACACCCGTAGATCAAATAGACACTGTTCATAATTTTATCGATTTTCATGACTTCATTATTCGAAAGGGTGCTATTAGATCTTATATTGGTGAACGCATGATTATTCCATTTAATATGAGAGATGGTATTTTGGTTTGTGAAGGTAAATCAAATCCAGAATGGAATTTTTCTGCGCCACATGGAGCCGGTAGAGTTTTGAGTCGTGGAGAAGCTAAAAGAAAATTAAGTGTAGAGACATTCAAATCACAAATGGAAGGCATTTATTCTACATCGGTAGGACAAGCTACTCTTGATGAGTCTCCAGGAGCGTACAAAGATTCAACATTCATTGAGCAAGCTATAGAACCTACAGCAAAAATTCTGAATAAGATCAAACCAATTCATAACATGAAAGCTAGTGAAGAAGACGAATAAAACTTAACTTGGAGGTATCAAATGGGACGTGATGCTAGACGCAAAAGTGCATTGGGTAGAGTTATCAAGTATTTCAAAGCAGCAGTTGATGCTGGTAACAAAGACAAAGCCGGCAAACATTTTGTAGTTTTGGAAAGTACAGCAGCTGCTTTGGGACAGTCCGATGAAGTCAAGAAAGAGCTTGCTGCTACGATTTCAAAGTTTCAGAAGATGTCAAAGGACAAAGGAAAAGATGAAAGTTCAAAAGAAGTCTAGAAAGCCATTCAAGAGTGGAAAGAAAATAGGCACAGTAATTTCAGTCACTACGAATCCATATTCAGGAAAGCTAGCGTATTTGATGGATGATGGTTCAATTGTCAACCAAAGTCAATGTGAAGAAGTCAACGAATGTTAAACACTGGATTTAGTGAAATAACTGAAGAACGAGTGAAGTATGCAGGAAATGGTTTCTGGTACTGTGAAATTGCTTTGACAGGAGAATGTAACTTTCATTGTAAGTATTGCAACAGACTTCGATCAGAAATAGATTATGAATCTATTCGCAAATTCATTTATGCTGAACGATCGTCTTTACGACATATCCAGTTGACTGGTGGAGAACCTACAAAGAGTATTTATTTGTGGCAATTGTGCAATTTCATAAAGGCTCAACCGACCAAGATCAAGTTGGGATTGTCAACAAATGGTTCAGCATCGTTAGACTTGTATGAAGATCTTCATGTGGATATGTTTTCAATATCACTTGATGATTATGACACTCGAGTGTTAATCAATCGAGGGTATGAAAATCCTGAGAAAGTTATTGACAACATAAAGGCACTATCCAAATTGAAGTATGTGAATGTTGGTATTGTAATTGACTCAATCAATCAAAATAGGATTGAACAGATTATTCAATTTGTTCTCATGCTTGGCGTGCATGATATTAAATTGTCAGTATCGACTCATGATGAAGTGATGCCTGTTTTTAGTGGTAATTACGATTACTCAAAGTATCCTATTTTGAATTATCGTGTGTCACGGTTTAAACAAGGCAAGAGCATGCGTGGTATCAATGCTAATTTCAAATGCGAGATTGCAAAGAGTGATATCTCTATAGTAGGTACGAAGCATTATCCTTGTTTAGTTTATGCAAGAGAAAAGGGTAGTGCTATTGGTGATATGTCAGGTGATATTAAAGCAGATCGGCTGAAGTGGTACGAGAATCACGTGCCTAAGAGTGATCCTATTTGTAGTAACTATTGCATGGATTTCAAGTGTGATTTCAATTTAGCAGTCGGGATGAAATAATGCCATCAGATATAAGAGGTGGTAGAGGTAGAAGTGCTATTTACAATTGGCGTGTCAAGTGTGGCAAAAAAGAAGTCTTCTCTGATCCAGTTAAAATTGTATGTAGTACTTTTGTTAGAGAAAACAAGAAGAAGTTCAATCAAAAGTTGAAATTAGTTCCACCAAATTATTAAGAAGGGTAGATTGATTATGTCACGAAAAGTCTGTATTAAAATTAAGTTAGATTGTGCTGAATGCCCATATTACCGATATATTAGATGTTATGGAAACGATTGTTTTCATCCAAAAGCTCCTCAGCTCCCCGAAAGCTTAACGCCTAATAGTAACACAGGCGTACGTGGAGATGAGCCTTTAGCAGAAAACAGAAAGGAAGATGTTCCCAAATGGTGCCCTTTAACCCGTGCGCCCCGGAGGACATTAAGGAATGCGATTAAACTTCGTACAACAGTGGGTGGGCGCAAAGAAAGATAGTGAGCATAAAACAAGAAGAAGTTCAATCAAAAGTTGAAGTTAGTTCCACCGAATTATTAAGAAGGAAGAATGAAACCAAAATGGTTGATTGAAGACTTTGCGCAAGATAATAAGTTTGACGAGCTGGCAGCTGAAGTCAAACGACAAGGCATGACATGTGAAATTATCAAGTACATACCATTCCAAAGCGGCTCATACAATGTATACCCAAATATACAAGAGTGTGTAATTGTCCAAGCTTCATTACAATTGGCACGACAATTGTTGAGAGAGAAGAAGTGGGTGCCGAATTGTTGGCTCAATCTCAAAATGTATGAGTGCATGTCATATTATGCACATTTAGGTAAGTTCTTATTCAATAATGACTATATTATGTTACCAATCGGTGATGTTGTGCGCAGAATATTGCACTTTCAATTGTCGGAAGATGAATTGTTTCCTATGTACGATGCTATTTTTATTCGACCAAGTTCTGGATTTAAGACTTTCACGGGTCAAGTGTTTATTAAAAATACGTTTGAAAAAGACTGGGATTGTGCATTAAGTTTTGCAAATGCAGACTTAGACCAAATAGTTGTAATTTCAAGTCCTAAGAATATTAAAGCTGAATGGAGATTCATAGTTGCTAGAGAGAAAATCATCACGGGTTCACTATATAAGATTAATGGACAATCACAGTATCAAGAAGTTAGAAGTGATTCGTTAGCTTGGACTAAAGCGCAAGAGATAGCAAATGTTAAGTATAATCCTGATCCAGTGTATACGATTGATGTTTGTCAAGATGAAGACGATGATTATTGGTTATTAGAAATAGGATCATTTAGCTGCGCTGGACTATATGGTTGCAACATGGCTGCAATAGTTGAGAATGTTAGTGCTATTGCAGTAGAAGAGTATGAAGATTATTACAATAAGTGTTTTTGATACTTCTTTAATCTCTCAGTTCTAATATCATTCAAAAATTGGAGATTGCATGAAACATAATGCGCAAATCCAGTGTGAATTTCTGAAAATTGCTCGTGATTGGGATGATATGACATTTGAAGAACAAACTCAATATCTTAGAGATCATCCTGGTTCACAACATCGAATAACGGCTAGACCAGTTATTCGTCGACCTATAACTGAACAAATGAAACCAGATAATTTTACACAGTATTTACAATGGCATCCTCGTACTGTGCATACCGGTTCTGCAAGTTTTATGGGATATGGTAATGGCATTGCACCATTTAAGGGCGACTGGCAATTTGCAATGGATCATTTCCGACGATTAGACATCATTGGCCCAAATGATATGCAAAGTTTAGGCAAAAAGAGATGGACAACATCACGCTATACATTAACTAATGGGCAGTCATTTGATATTGCATTACTTACTGATAAGTCACATGGATCATATATTGGTATTTTCAAACCAAATACGACAGAATTGATTGAAAAATCATCAAGCCAATTACTACCAAAAATTGAACACATTTACAACTATCTTGATCTAAAATACGGCCCACAAAATGTAGTTGAATCTATAGAACAAAAACGACAAGAACTATCATCTCAAAATCTAATGGATGCATATCATACAGCTAAAACAGCTGTATTTGCTATGACTGAGGTTCCTGAAACTAAACAAGCTGCAGTAGAGGCATTACAGAAATTTAATGATTTATTGTCAGAAGCAAAGCAGCGCAAACAAGTGCGCAGAATTCCAAGAGCAATTAAAGATTTAATTGCGAACAACGCAAGACTAATTCATGGCCCTTTATATTGGTGGCGTTAATCATCAAATATAAAGCCTGAGCCGTTTGATAATTTGTCAAGTATCTCTCCAAAATTGTCATTATCGATTCTTCTACTATATATTGTCAATCCGTCCACTAATAGATTTATTACAAGATCATTGTCATCGTCTTTCACTTCGAATTCGTACCTCATACCTTTATTCGCTAAATCTTCATTTATTATCTGCACTCGCTTTCTCACGGTCTGACGATAATCAAATTCTTTTTTCTTACGAAACAGTTTTCGTATAAATTGTTTTCTAATAGCAGCTTCATTTCTGACATTTTCTGAAAACACTACGCCTTGTACTACTTGAGGTGGCAATTTAAACACTGGAGCAGAAGGGTTTACTCTCATAATAGTGTAGTTACAATAAAAACATAAGAAAATAATTGTTTGATAAGAACGCAATTTCGGTAGACGGGAGTTATATGCTTTTTATCAAACGACTCATCGCTAAAATACGTGCTCGAAAACTTGTTAATAGTACACAAGAAGTAGTGCCTCAAAATACTGCTGTAGAAAAAAATGACTGGGAACTCGAATCTTCTGCTACACCCGATAAAGTTCTAAAGGTCAAATATCAAGAGAAATACGGATCTGAAAAAACTGTCTATTGTATGGCTTCTTTCTATAATGCAAAAACTCGACAGTACAAATTAGATGCTCCGTGGTTCCAAAGCATAATACTCGAACAAGAAAATCTTGTCAGCAAAGACATCATATTAATCGATAAAACAGAAATGCCACAAGGATAAATTAATGAAACACTTGTCTAAAATACAGAGTGAATTCGTCAAATTAGCAATACAAAAAATAGACATACATTTGACAAGTCAACCGTCTGATATGTCAATGCCTAAAACAAGATTGACTTTTTATAGAACTCAAGACAACGCAGCTGATTTCAATGCTGAAGTAGACGAAGTAAATGTTCGGACTGAAGGCGATATCTTGACAATATGCTGTGGCTGCGGTGAGACTGCAACAGCTGCAATAGTAAGTAAGACTGTAGCTTATGGTATCCAACGAGCAGAGTATTTGAATTGGCCAACACTTTCTATAATCATTCCTGATTGGTTTGACAAATCATTAACTATTGCATGTGTTGAAGGAATAGTTTTAGGATCATACAAATTTGACCAATACAAGACCAAAAAATACCATCATCTATCTACAATTGAAATCATTACAGATAAAATTACAGATAATGAGCTTAAAGAATCATTGATAGTTTGTCAATGCACAAATTATGCCAGAGACTTGGTCAATCGTAATGCAAAAGACAAGCATCCTGATATATTTGCTAACTATATCAAAAATGAATTGACGACTATTGGTCTTGACGTTAAAATACTACCTGACGAATTAATGTCACGCTTCGGACTGATTCAGGCTGTTGCTGAGGGTTCTCCCTATCCTGCACGAATAGTCACTATTCAATATACTGGTAACAAATCATCTACTTCAAGTATTGCTTTAGTTGGCAAAGGAATCATATTTGACACTGGCGGAGTTGCACTAAAAGAATTTGAGAGTATCAGGACGATGCGAAAAGATGTTGCCGGAGCTGCTGCAGTTATAGGGGTCATGAAAGCTATAGCATTATTGAAATTACCTGTCAACATTGTTGGTGTGCTGCCATTGACATATAATTCTATAGATGGTCGATCGTATTTACCAGGTGATGTTTACACGTCTTACAGTGGTAAAACAGTCGAAATTGATAACACTGATGCTGAAGGTCGCCTCATTCTTGCAGATGCAGTTTCTTATTGTGTTGAGAAGTTTAAACCAACAGTTTTAGTTGATCTTGCTACGCTGACAAAGACAATTCTCAATATATTTGGTAAATCAGCTGCTGGATTATTCGCAAACAATAACCAATTGGCTAATGATTTATATAGAGCTGGAAAAGTTGCTAATGAAAGAGTTTGGAGATTACCATTATATCCAGAATACAACAAATCAGTAGAAAGTGATATCGCTGATCTCAAGAATTCATTTGAACAACAACAAGCAAAATCAGCTATGGGTGCATCTTTCATAAAACAGTTTGTAGGAAATATACCTTGGGCACATGTTGATATGTCTAATGTTGCATTTAATGAAGACATGTGCGAAGAGATAGATCATTCACATGGTGATTTACCACATAATGCTACAGGTTATGGTGTGAGATTGCTCTATCAGTTCTTGAAAAGTAAGAGTCAGTCACGCATTGCAAAAAACCAAGCTGAATTTTTGAAAATAGCTATAGGCGAGAAGTTAAAACCAAGTTTCTTCCAGGGCACGAAGTATCGCGAACCAACTGACGTGGAACTTCTAGAAATACATAAAAGCGGACCTACGGGCGAAGATTTGATGAAAGGATTCGGATATGCTATGATCGGAAGAGGTATGTTAAACAGTGATAACAAGGCTATGATTATTCGTGCTATTGAGAGATTGTGTAAAATACAGCCAAGTAACAAAGAGTATTGGGGAGCCTTAGAACAAGCTAAAGCCATGAGTCGTTAGTCATGAAACATTTAGCTACTATACAACATGAGTTTTTGATTCAGGCAAAGCAATATAGTCGTCGATGGCTTAAGATGAATATGCAGCAGCAACGGCAATATCTTGAAGATCATCCTGGTTCAAAAAAAGTTGTAAATGCAAAACCATCAAAAAGAAAAAAGTACAGACTAAAACCTAAATATCGAAAAATTCACAAAAATGAAAAAACTCGACATGTAAAAACTAATCGAACTATGGATACATTACAAGGAGTTAGTAAATGAAACATCTAGCAGTTATTCAGTCAGAGTTTTTGAAGTCAGCTCGTAAATGGGATGATATGTCACAAGCAGATCAAAAGGCTTATTTGAAACGACATCCCAAGTCTAAAAGAAAAATAACTGGAAAAACTTTAAGCGATTTGCAGCATAAAAAGAGAGAAATGTCAACTGCTGATATTGATGCTGAAATAAAACAGCTTGAAGCTAAAAAGAAAGAACTTGAATCACAAACACCTGAACAAAAAAAGAAACTCAAAAAACTTACTGATTTATCAAGTCAATTCAAAAAAGATAAGTTTGAAGTAAATGAAGAATTTGATAATAACATATTCTCTGTTACAAACAAAAAAGGTTTTTCAATGTCATTCAAGTTAATGCCGAAGGGTAACTTTGAAGCCATTGTTGAAGGTTATAGTCGCGATATTAATCTTGGTGATGTTGGTAAAACTTACAAAGATCTAAAAGAAATTGCAACTGCTATCAATAAATCATGGATGAAAGAAAATGAACCAGGAATATGGGATTGAATACTACATCTTCGTTCATTGTCTGCATAACGATCAATGACCAGGAGATATCATGAAACACTTGGCTACTATTAGCAAAGAATTTGTTGAAAAAGTCGCTAAAGATTACTGGGATGATCTTAGCTACTTTGAACAACGTCATTACATCCAAACTCATCCAAAAACTACTAAGAGGATAACTGCTACTCCTCCAATAGCTGACAAGGGTCAACAAATGTGTCCTATCTGTGGTACTAAGTTTGTTGATAGAGACAAGGTATTGTCTCACATTAAAGACAATCATTCATTTGCTGACACTACTCCAGAAGCAATGGAAGCTTATAAAAGATTCAAAAATTTTAGCAAACATGCAAAAAAGATGAAGATGGTCAATATTATTAATGAACTGCCACCATTGTCACCATCTGATGACGATGAACACAAAGAACTATTCTTCAATTACGGTTCAAAAATACGACAACAATTAAATACACTAAAAGAACCCATCAAATACATTATGGTAAATGATGCTATGCGTGTTGGTGATGACAAAGCTAGTGAATACGTTTCTGGTGATGATGGTAGAGAATTTTATGAAAATGTGGTTGACAAATTAAAGCTAGTGCCAGTATTTGAACAGACTTCAGGTGATGAACCTCGACAAGCAATTATGGACTTTTCTAGTGAAGGACATGAGTTTGCAAAGCCGGGCATATTAATGAGCACTCATATGAGAATGAGAATAGCTAGAGGAAACATTGATAATGCACCAGTAATTGTTAGTGAATTCTATCGTGTAGGATTAGCTGATGTTAAGAATACTAAAGGAGTCACTGTAAATCGTCGTCCGTATGAAGATGCGGGCGTTGAACTATTCATCGGTGCTACAGATGAAGAAAACAAAGCTTGGGAACAACGAAAACAAGAAAAGATAAATCGACCACCCAGAAAAGAAAGAAAACTTGACGAAAAAAGAGTCAGACGTCTAGGTCGACAAATTGCTCGTGAACTAAAAGCTGACGACATGTACAATGATGATGCAGTCTATGATGTTGCAAAAAATTACCTTGATACTACACCTGGTCTAAAAGAATTTCTAACAAACAAAGGCATCAAAGAAAATTTCATGACTGCAACATTTGCAGACTATATTAGTCTCTAAAGGGAGGATCAATGAAGCATTTAGCTATAATCCAAAGAGAGTTCTTGAAAATGTCAGGGTTCATGGGATTGGAACACTGGAGTGATAGTGACGAGGCTGCTGAATTCGTTGACAAATTAGCTAAAGCTGTTAAGAAAAATAAAGACATTAATGAATTAGTAGCAAAACAAATTAAACGGATGAATAATGAATATAATACATCCGGTGCAATAAATGTTGCATTAGCCATAGAATCTGAAGGTAAAGATGAAGTTCCCAAGTTTTCACATTTGTTAAGTAAAGACACTATAGACGATCTTATAAGAAGATTAAAGAAACAAGGAACAGATGACGAAGGAGACATTGATGATGACTATGACAGAATGATTGATAGTGTGCAAAAAATTCGAGGATCTAAAAGTAAAAAACAGCAACATATGAGAAGAGGTCCACGAGGCGGAAAATATTATGAATCTGGTGGCCACAAAACTTACATACAATAAAAGGGGAGTTGATGAAGAAGCTGATTCTGTTTACTGTCTGTTTTGTTTTTGCAACTGTTGCAGCGCAACAAGCAGTCACTGCAAAAAAAGAGTCCAAACCGGTCGAAACTGCAAAAGTTGTAGCTGTTGCTGAAACCACAAAGGTCGTAACTTGCGATACGACTCTAATTATCAAGATACTCACGACAACGACTACTACAGCAACAAAAGTTGACACGCTCAAAAAGACTAAATAAACACTCAAAAGGGAGGATTATGAAGTTCGGTAAAAAGACGAAAATTGTCAGCATCGCTATCGTGGCTGCTGCTATAGTAGTAGCGGCAATAGCGATCAATCAGAAACCAGTAGCAGTAAAGCAACAACCAGTGACAACTATTACTAAAGTTGACACTGTAGTAACTGTCGCTAAAGACACTGCTAAAGTTGCCAAAGATACTACAAAAGCTACTAAGGTCAAAACAGTAGCTAAAAAGAAGTAAACCATTAAGTAGCGCCTCAATAAGAGGCGCTACTTTCAAAACTGCATGAAACACTTAGCTAAAATACAAAGTGAATTCTTACGTAACTGGTGGGCTTCGTTATCATTAAATCAACAAAATAGATATTTAGCTCTACATCCCAAATCAAAACGAAAATTAACTAACACAATCATAAATCAAAACTACCTCGCAAAAGACATAACTAAAAGATACAAAGCTCTTACACCAAAAATCTTACGACACAGAAATGATCTAGAATACATAATCTATTTACTAGATTCAGTCTCTGAAAATGATCCATCATTACCAAAAATACAGTTTGCTTTCTTTCCAGCACAAAGAGATGGATTGAATGCATCACGCACAGGCGGTCAATATGATCCAATCTCTGATCATATTACAATACACATGGGTGAATTACCCAAAGACAAAATTGAGGCTGAAATAGATTTAGCAGCACGTTTTAGAATGATTGAACATAGTTTAGCGCATGAACTGATCCATCGAGAACAATACCTTAGAATGAAAACTAAATCAAAAGACTATGATAAAACTCTATTATCTGAAATTGATCGACGACGAAACTGGAGCGACGATAAAGAAAAACAACATGCACAATATCTAGCTGATCCAAAAGAAATCGTAACTCATGCAAATGATGCAGTCAATGAATTTAGAGAAGATTACACATATGCACAAATTCTAGACATTATTAGACATGCATCTTCATTTGAAACACCATATCATTCACCAACATTCTGGGACTATCAAGAAACTTTTGGAACTAACCACCCAATATTCAAAAAGTTCTTACAAGCAATGTATAGGTACACAACTAAATGAAACACCTAACAATAATACAATCTCAATTTCTAAAAGAAGCTCGTAAATGGGACGATTTATCTCATGAAGAACAAGTTGCATATCTGAAGCGACATAAAAAAAGCAAACGAAAACTAACTAAATCAAAATCTGATACAAAAGTCAGAAAATACAAAATAGGCGACAAAATTTATTTGAAAGACAAAGACATCTTTGTTGTTACTAATGATGACTATTTTGGTCATTTATACGTCAGAGACAAAGAAGGTCTTAAATTCTTTGTCAAACCAAACGATCTTGAAAATGATGTAATAAAAGTAGTACGAAAATGAAACATCTAGCTATAATACAATCTCAATTTCTAAAAATAGCTCGTGACTGGGATGAACTATCTCGTGACGAACAACAAGAATATCTAAAGCGACATCCAGGCAGCAAACGCAGACTAACGGCAAAACCTGAAAGCTCAACATCAAAAGAAAATCTTACACAAAGAATTCAAACACTAAATCAACTATCGACTGATGAAATCAAACAACACGCAAACAAACTTAGTGACAAACTATCTGAAAAAGAAATCAAAGCAATTCATTCATACTGTCAATTTGGCTATGAACGTATAAACAGTTATTTAAGGTCACATCCTGACTATATCAAAAAAGATATTAGTTACACATCTCCTGACTGGAACTCAAGTCAAAATGACATTAACGAACTAGATAACATATTTGAAAAAGTTGATCCAATTAATAAAGACATCACACTAACTCGAAAAGTCACATCAATCTCATATATCCCAAAAAAGAAAAATGAAACGTTCACTGAACCAGCATATATGTCAACGACATTTAGTCCAGATTCTAGCTTCAAACTACCAATGAAGTCTTCTAAAGAATACAATGTTTCAATACGAGTACCAAAGGGTGCAAAACCCATCTTTGTTTACGGAAAACTTGCACCCTATCGATTACCACGAATTCCAGACTTTGCTACAAAACATCCAGGTGAAGAAGAACCACGAATCACAAGTGAAAAAGAAGCAATATTACCAAGAAATAGCAAATTCAAATTCATAAACAAAGACGGCAATAACATCACACTAGAACTAGTAAATGAACAATCAAACTAAACATGGTTTATCTACGCTTATTAAAGTGATTATTGTTTTATATTTAAGAATAAACAAGAAAACTAGAAGCTAATCCGGAGTCAATAATGCAAACCCTACAACTTCATACCACGCTATCAATAGAACGTGTCAAACGACACGTGGTATTGGAGTTGTCCAAATTATCATGGCTGTCGCTTGGATACGAAGGCTATGATAAGATATGGACAGGCGGGGTTTGAGTTAATCCTAAAACACTTAGGCTAAACACAAAACCCCGCCGGTCAAACAGATCGACGGGGTTTTTCTATTTTAAGGAGGCTCGCTATGGAAAAATTTGAAGTCTCAAAATGCTTGCTTCCAAAAGATGTTGTCGAAATGTCAAAAGAACAAAAATGGGGCCGGAAACCAAAACCAATCACAAAATTGGTCTGGCCTATTGACAACTTAAAAGGAGCGGATCCAAATGGACAATGACAAATCTGACAAGCGTTTGGCTCCGTCACCTAGCGGATCGAGGGTAACAGATTCTTAATCTGTCTGGGCTTACAGCTCACATCGCAGGTTCAAATCCTGCCGGGGCCACTAAATATATGGTGCGTGTAGCTTAATTGGCTAAAGCGCTGGATTGTGAGTCCAGAGATTTTGCGGGTTCAAGTCCCGTCACGCACCCTTAGATAGTTGTATGATTCAATTGACGACGATTAGCGATCTTTGAGATTAAGTAAATGCCTGCATAACTCAGATGGTCAGAGTACGATACTTTTAATATCGGAGTCGTCGGTTCAAATCCGACTGCAGGTACTTACATTCTAGAGACACTGATTCAAAGCTCTTTGACATATTGATGATGAAGCACATTTGAGAATGTAATTGCGCGAGGATGGCGGAATTGGCAGACGCGTTGGGCTTAGACCCCAATGGAAGTAATATTCCTTGCGAGTTCAACTCTCGCTTCTCGCATATTACAAGGTCAAACTTAGAACTGGAAACGGTACCAGCTCCCAAGGCACTCGACAGTGTGCCGGCAGGACTGGTCGTAGGAATGACCAACTGTCAGAATTTTTTAGTATGGACTCGTGGTGTAATGGTAACATACAGCCTTGTCACGGCTGAGAACACGGCATCAGTAGCCGTCGAGTCCGCCAGATAAAGTTTATAGGCGTGTAATTCAGCGGCTAGAATGGCTGATTCCCACCAGGGTTCGAGTCCTTGCACGCCTGCCATGATAATTGCGAGTGTAGCCTAGTGGTCAGGCACCTTCTTTCCAAGTAGGTTCACGCCGGTTCAATCCCGGTCGCTCGCTTTAGTGCTGAAAACAAAATGCGGCCCATTCGTCCAGCGGTTTTTAGGACCACGTCTTTTCAAGGCGTTGACAGCAGTTCGACTCTGCTATGGGCTACTTTTTTCAACTTCAACTAAAGGAGGTCAATATGTTGTAAAATACTAACAAGGAGTGAACAACATGTCTCGAAGTTATCGCGAACCAGTCTTCGTTTGTGGCTATGGCTCTAGCTACAAAAAGTTTGCAAAAAGAGAAGCTAATCGCGTGATCAGAAGAGCTAAAGACGTACCAAACGGCAAAATCTATCGCAAATACTTTGATAACTGGAATATTTGCGACTATAAGAGTCGGTGGGATCCGTGGCCCTGGGTATCATGTTGGAGTGGAGAACTCGAAGTACATGAACCCATACCTGAATGGAAAGCAAGAAGAAATGAAATTTGGATCGGTGTCAGAGTGGTCAATCGTAACAGACTGTAAATCTGTCGTCCTAACGGACTACGAAGGTTCAAATCCTTCCCGATCCATTTATTTGAGAGTAACATTACGGTGAGTTCGGATAATGGCAGTCCACTCGATTCGAATTCGAGCGTCCCGAAAGGGATATGGGAGTTCAAGTCTCTCACTCACCGCCAAAAATGCCATGATTCTCTAATTGTCGGAATTGAACGTTTGTTTATAATTCATGATACTCTAAAAGGAGATATCATGAATTTGCAATGCGAAAATTGTGATAAGATTTTTTCAAATTTTGGAGGTTTCGCATCACATAAGAAGAATTGCACCATTTCTAAACCTGATCGACAAAAAATTAGAGACTTGTATAGATCTGGGCAATTTGTAGTTGACATAGTTAATATGGGATATACAAGAAATCAAGTTAATAGATGTGTTAAAGACTTAAAAAGAACTGCTAGTGAGACATTAAAAATATCACATTCTAAAGCACAACGAAAGAAAGTAAACAATTTTAGTAATAACCGTATAGTTTGCAGTAAGTGCAATAAGTCATTTAACAAAGGAAATTTCGAACGACATACTTGTCTTAAATATACTGATATTGACATTGAAAAAGTTCGAAGTTTATATAAATCTGGACAGTCGCCAAGTGAAATAGTCTTACAAGGATTTAGTACTGGACTTATAAAACATGCTTTGAGACAACATAGACGATCAGCTGCAGAGGCAAGTAAATTAGCACATACTAAATACTCCTTTAAGTGGTCTGAAGAATCAAAACAAAGATTTTCTGAAAAATGTAAAAAACTGCATAAAGAAGAACGAGCAAATACATGGCACAGACAGTCTTATGCTGAAAAAGTGTTTTTTGAATTCTTAATAAATCAAGGTTATGAACATAATAAACAGTTTTTCACTGAATTTCCGTTTTCAATTTATAGAGCAGATTTTTATTTTCCAGAATTAGCGCTAGTAATTGAAATTGACGGTAAACAACATTATCGATACATTAGACGAAAAATTATTGATGATAAAAAAGATCAATTAATAAAGTCAAAAAATATTGATGTTTTTAGAATATCTTGGCAAGCTATATTTAAAGATTCAAAGACTAAATTTGATCAAATCGCAGAAATCTTAAAACACAAAGAAACACGAAATGTGTTGATGTCTGAATTTACAAATAACCAATTACGATGTTTACATGCATTAGACGAGATAGCTAATAGAAAGCAATGTAAGTCACAAGAAATAGAAAGTAGTAAACAGTTACTAAGACAAAATCAAGTTAATAAAATACTACAATCAAACATTAATTTTTCAAAGTTTGGTTGGGTAAAACAAGTTGCAATTATACTTAATAAGCGGCCACAAAAAATTAATAGGTGGATGCGAAAAAATATGTTAGAGTTTTATGAAAAGAATTGTTTTAAGCGTGCTAAAGGAGAAGATTCAAATGAAGTACCAGATGATGATTAAGATTCCGATGGAACAGATTGATGATTTAGCTGCTAGAGAAGTAGCTAAAGAATTACTGGCAAAATTGAGTCTTCCTGTAGATAGTACGGTCAAATTACAAAAGCTCATCGACAATAAAGAACCGATTGGCGTGAAAATTTAAGGGCGTGTATATCAATGGCAGATGAGCTGGCTTACATCCAGCAGGTTGGCGGTCCGACTCCGCCCGCGCCTATTTTCAAATTTAACAAAGGAGGAACGCATGATGTAATTACCTTAACAAGGAGTTGCACATGTCGCGTTCTTATCGTAAGCATCTAGTCGCAGGACACAGTGGTTGTAGGAGTGAGAAGAAAGATAAGCAGATTGCAAATCGTAAGCTTCGTCATAGAGTTAAACTTGTGATGAAGAAAGATGTCGAGAGTGAAGTATTATTACCTGTTTTGAGAGAAGTTTCTGATGTTTGGTGCATGGGTAAAGATGGTAAGGGATATTATGGGGATTTTGTATATTCTCATAGCAGGTTGTTTCCTCATGAATTGTTGATTGAGTCTGATTGGGGTAAGAATTTTTTTCAGAAGTTGAAATCAAAATAGCGGGTCGAGTAGTAATAATCAAGGATAAAAATGAATTACATTTGTGATAAATGTAATCGAGCATTTAGCAACAAATCAACTTGTAGTCAACACAATTTTCGTTGTAAAGTAACAGACGACGATTTTAACAAAATCATAGATCTGTACAATGATGGCTTCTCTAAACGTGAAATAAAGCGATTAGGTTATACTAGAGAAGTGATTAATTATGCTCTTAGAAATATGCAAGCAAGATCTTCAAGTGAAAGTCAATATCTTTCTCATAAAAGTACTAGAAGAAAAATAAGTACTAGAAGAAAAATAATTGACAAAAGCCATTATTTTGGTGGCTTAATCAAATGTGAATGTAATAGAAGTTTTAACAAAGGCAATTTAATTAGACATCAAAAGTCTTGTCATACAATAATCAATAATCATCAGCAAGCTCTGTTGAATCAAATTAGAGAACTTTATGACACAGGCATGACAAAACGCGAACTTAGAAGAAAGTATGGTAAGGTAATTGCTAAAATTGCATTAAAAGATTGCAAAGTGCATAAACAACATTGGTCGCACTCTAGTGAGTCAAAACAAAAGCTTTCTAGATCTATGCAAAAGTTCTTTAGTGATAATCCTGATAAGCTACCATATAGATTATATCATAGCTCTAAACTTTCATATGTTGAAGAATTGTTTAAAAAAGCATTAATTGAGCATGACATTTGTGGATGGCAGCAAAGGTATAAAATTGGAATTTATGAATATGATTTCGCATTTGTAAATAGTAAAATTGATGTAGAAATTGATGGTAAGACTCATACTTTAGATTCTGTTAAGAATAAAGATAAAAAGAGAGATGAATGGTCAAGAAATAATGGTTGGATAATTATTAGGTTTACTGCTAGTGACATTAAGAATAGTTTAGATGAATGCATTGCAAAATTGAAAACAGTTTTATTGCGGTAGGCTAGGCCCGGTGGTCTGGAAAGTCTCAATGTAGGACATTGGGAGTTCAAGTCTCTCACCGGCTATTAAGTAAAATTCAAGTTTGCGGGTGGCGAGGCGTGTGTCTCGATCTGGCTCATAACCAGACGAATGCAGGTTAGACTCCTGCGCCCGCTATTTATGTTCTAGAATAACTTAGTGTAAATTGCGAAACGCAATTTGCATAGTATAGAAACATGTATAAATGTAAAAAGTGCGATAGTGAATTTGAAACTAGACATTCTTTAGCTGCGCATTATTCATCAGCTCATACACAGCGGCCACGAAAAGAACGTGTAATTGTAAGTAAAATATGTAAAAAGTGTGGCAGTATATTTCATGTTACATGTAAAGTTGGACATGAAAATCAAACAGTGTCTTATTGTAGTAAAAAGTGTTCTCATTCTAGAGTCAATAAGAAGTTGAAAAAACTTATTCATTGCTGTTCGTGCAATAAATTAACATTGGCTGGATTAGCAGCAAATAAAATTAAATGTGATGAATGTAAACGTGCTCAAACAGAAGTACACTGTTATGTTTGCAATAAATCATTTTTACGATTTAATGACGCATTAAGAAAAGATAGAAAACGGTTTTGTTCTAGAAAATGTTTATCGACATACATTGGTCATTTTGGAGGGTTAAAGTCATCGACAGTTAATGTTAAGCGAAGTAAGAATGAAATTATGTTTTTTAATTTATGCAATAGTAAATTTGTCGACGTTTTACATAATGTAAATATGTTTAATGGTTGGGATGCAGACATCATTCTTAAAAATCAAAAAATTGCAATTTTATGGAATGGAATGTGGCATTATAAATAGTGTAATAAAAGACATTCTGTTTTACAAGTTCAAACTAGAGACAAGATTAAAATTGATCAAATTAGAAAGTGCGGTTATCAAGAATATGTTATTGCAGATTTAGGAAGTTATGATCCTGAATTTGTTGAATTTGAATTTACTAAGTTTTTAGCTTATTTAGGTATTCCAAAGAAGAAAATAATGACAAAGAAATTAAGGCGTTCGACTCGTAGTGCCGCTAGTATTGCTCTCGTAGCTTAACGGTAAAGCACCGGTAAAAACGAACCGGTACTGTAAAAGGAGTGTTAGACTTAATTAGAGTAAGTCTTTATGAGACTTTACTAGTCGTAAGATTAGGCTCGAAGTTAAGGAAGTTCCAAGGTTGCGGCAGAACTGACACGCTGCTGGGAATCTGGTAACAGTCCCAGAGGGTTTATGTGCGGCAGGAATCGCGTTTCTTAATAGGAACTTTGCTAACGCTATCTCGGTTCAAGTCCGAGCGAGAGTATTCTTCAAGTTACATATTGATTAAAATACAGGAGTATAGCTCAGAGGTTAGAGCACCGATCTTATAAGTCGGGGGCGGCTTTCCGGTTACCGCAGGTTCAATTCCTGCTACTCCTATTACAAAGAACAACGACATAATCAACGACATAATTAACAGTTGTCGTAAATGAGTAGATGGTTCTTTCATAGTATATCATGTCTTAAGCAATGATAAGCGAGAACGTTGGAGAGTTGGCCGAGTGGTTTAAGGCGTCAAGCTTGAACCTTGATGAGTTAATTAATAGCTCCGTGGGTTCGAATCCTACACTCTCCGCCACTTTAGTTCAATGGACAAATCATGCATTTTTGTAAAGAAGATTGCGACTTTATTTCACCGCCCGAAAATGGTCGTGAAACGTTTCCTACCAATAAGAATATGCACACTTGCGTGAAGTATAATGATGTTCTTCATCATAGGACATTCTATCCTAAGTTAGTTCGATTGCCTAAGTGTGTTGAAGAAGATACAAATTGACTGAGGAACAATATGTGGAAAATTTATGCATCAGCCACAGGAAAAAGAGAAGACGAAATATTAGTAGCAACATTACAGAAATGCGGACTTGACTTTGTTACAAGCGTTGGTGAGCTCATAGAAGAAGCTGGGGTTTACTATCGTATTGAGAAAATTAGATGAAAACTCATCTTGTAGATGATACAAAAACATTATTGTGTGGCAATAATGTTAAGACATCTGAATGTAATGATGTCTCACGCACTGTTGAATGTAAAGAATGTCGAGCAAGAAGTTCAAGTCTTGAATTACGCTATTATGATGCCCGTGCGCAAATTGTGCAAGAAGAGGACAATAAATGTCTCACGAACAAATGACAGGTCATGGAAAGTGTCCAGATTGTACGTGGTTTGAGCAACCTGAAGGATGCAATGTAGAACGTGATTCATCAGTATGTCTTATTAATAAGCAGATTCGAACACCGACTGAAAAACAACTCTTAGAAGCTTTCTCGCAAATAGAGAAACATGACTTGAAGCCAAATGCTATAGGCTGTGCTGTATGCGGGCAGTGGTTGAATTTGGAGACTAACGAAGGAGAGCTTTGTAGTCATTTAAGACATGATTTTGGATTACCAGAGGTGAAAAATGTTGAATGAGTTTTTGAAGACTGATGATTCAATAGAAGCAGCTCTATATAAGATTGGTCGAGTATTTGGATTCTTTACTGAGGGTTCATTTAAGCAATATAGATACTTGCTAAATGAAGAATCAGATAATGAGATACAGAAACTATTGCGATCAACATTATCAAGTCTTGAGAGTTGTGGTGCAATAATATCAACAGATGTAGACAAGGTCAAGTGGAATCCGAATTTCAAAGTTGAATCAGTTATTGAGATGATGGAACAAAAGAAAATAGCTAGGGCACGACAGGCTCAAGATAGAGCTAAGATTAAGAGTTTGTTAAGAAAGTATGTAGTGCCTGGACAAAAGATTGTTCAGCATGATATAGTGTTAGTTGTTAAGTCTGTTGATTTAGATACATTGAGTGTGAAAGCAGTTGTAGCACAAAATAAGAAATGGGAGCATGTATTTAATGTTGGATTTCTTTCAGTGTGGGAGTTTAATGGTCTGGTGGGTGATCAGGCAGCGTTTGAGGCAGAGCCGGAGATAGAGAGTGACAATAGTACTCAAAGTTTGATGTATTTGTATGATGACGGGAAGTTTTGTATAGAGAGAGATTCATAGAGTTTATGGATTGGACGTCACAAGAACAAGTAGAACGACGATTGGCATATACTACTGCAAAGCTTGTTGTTTGTAATAAATATCTTGATAAGTTTCGAGAGTTGATGTTTTTAGCAGATATGATTCAGTTAGATGACAATGAGATTGAGTTACGAATGGCAACGTTGAATGAGCAGATGGAAGCTGAGCAAGATAAAGTAGATAAACAGTTTGATCATCGAGAATAGGATTGATTAGATCAATATGAAGTAGTAGTAGGAGGTAATGGACTCGTATCTCAGTTGGTTAGAGGCACTCGCTCATAACGAGATGGTCCCAGGTTCAAATCCTGGCGAGTCCACTTACAAGTTTCAGATTGTGCAGATTGCCCGAGTGGTGGAATGGCAGACACTAGAGACTTTCGCAAATGAGGGTCGCTATACTGGAAACGGTATAGATGTAAGATGTCAAATTCGGTGAACGGCCTGAGGTTAAACTCGACCCAACGCCGAGCCAAGCTAGTACTGAAAAGTATTAGAAGGTGTAGAGACTTAACGGCATCCACCTAATGTGAGAAATTCTCACGATGGTGAAGACAAAGTCCAGACTACAAACGGTGAAAACCGGCGTCGAAAGGCGTAGTTAGCATGTAAAATCTCTTGGTCGCAAGGCCGTGTCGGTTCGAGTCCGACCTTGGGCATTTTTAATAGAGACTGATTTATGAGAAGTAATCCAATAGTTAAAGGTGTTGAGAAGCAGTTTGGAACGCTTACTGAAGAAGACTTGAATTGGTTAATAGATAATTCTCATCCTGGACTTCAATGTACTGAAGATGATATTGTTAAGTGGATTACTGAGAATGAAGACATTCGTATCTTAAACCTTATGATGATAGAATCTAATGCTTCTTTGTCCACAATGTCATAAGGTGTCTAAGGTTATTGATTCTAGAAAATCTGATGACCGTATTCGACGTCGTCGCATATGTGAACTTGGTCATCGATTTACTACTTATGAAGAGGTTACAACTATGATTAAGCAAGTAATTGTCATGAGAACTGATTTGAACATGCGTAAGGGAAAAATGGTAGCGCAAGGCTGCCACAGTTCAATGAAGATATTTTTTGATAGGATTGAGTATGTAAATGGTGAGCCGATGTTGAGTATTAATCAGCAGATGAAAGAGTGGATGGAGGGTATATTCACTAAAATTTGTTTACAAGTGAGTTCAGAACAAGAGTTACTAGAGATTAAGGTAAAAGCTGAGCGGTTGAAGTTGCCTGTTGCTTTGATTGAGGATAATGGGTTGACAGAGTTTAAGGGCGTGAAGACTATTACTTGTTTGGCCATTGGGCCTGATTTTTCGGAGAAGATTGATGAAGTAACTGGTCATTTGAAATTACTATAGGAGGTCGACAATGAGAATCACTGGAAGTCTTGGTATGTTATTGCTTGGCATTTTGCTCATTCTCGCCGGTGCTACTCCGTTGCTTCATTTGAGAGTTTCGAGTTTGCCGATTCTTATGGCTATTCTTTCAATCATCGCGGGTATATTGATTATCGTTGGTCGGTAGATATGACAACTTCAAGAACAAAAAGCCGTGTTCATTGTGGATGCGTATACACGTATCATCCAAGTACGTATGGGTTTAGACCAGATAACGTTGTTGCAAAAGATCAAGAAAGTTATAGGCATTGAGCTGGAGTGGTGGAATGGCATACACGCTGGACTCAAAATCCAGTGAGATTTAATCATCTCGTAAGAGTTCAAGTCTCTTCTCCAGCATAAAAGGAGATAGTATGAGTTCAAGTGAAGCAGCTAGAAAAAGAGCTCAAAAATTTAGTACCCTAGAAAGACGCGAACAGTGGGGGAAATTATATAATGATGGTGTTGTAGATGGTGACGTTATTATATTAGAAGAACAATTTTATGAATTTGAAGCGGGTACGGTAGGTCTTATCGAAATCATGTGGGATTCAAGAGTAAATAGCCCTGTTAGATCTGTTTTCTTTAGTGAAGATTTTGGAATATGTGGTTTACCAAGAGTACGTTGGTCAAAAATTGAATAAGTTATGCATAATGAGATTAAGAAAGCTGTAGTTAAGGGCCTTGAAGCCACGCTAGATTATTGTAGTATCGCTTCTAAGATAGATCCTAAGAAGATGCTTAGTGTAGTGCCATTGAGTGAGAAAGAAATACTAGAAAATAAGAAATATGTGGTTGGGCAAAAACATGTGCGCTTGTAAGTGTGGTTGGGTGGCTGATCCGACAGTGAGAGATGAAGTGATAGATGCTTGTCAAGATGAGATTCGGACTTGTAAGAAGTGTGGTGCTAGATACCAGCGAAAAAGTTATGGTTGGATGGAAATAGATGATGAAAAAATATGAAGATGTGATTGAGCGACAAGCAAATAAAGCGCAAAAGGCTGGTAAACGGTTTGGATTCAAAATAACCAAAAAATGGATCATTACTTTGAACATATTGGCAATGATTGGTTTATTAATGTTGATATGCACAAGTAAGTTTTTTCAAGGGTGGGGAGAATCATCTAAGAGGTTGAAGTAAGTGCCAACTTATTCAGACCAATATCACGTACCACGATGCAGCATTTGCGGAGAAACAAATGGCTCATGTAGTCACTTGAATCATACAAACAGTACAGATACATCTAATGATGTTGCACATATGAATGTAGTTGCTGCAGCTGATGGTTCTATTTGGTCTTGGGGTAATAGCAGTCGTATTTCTTTGGTTTCATCACCACAACGAAATGAAAGTGCATTGTATAATTTGTTTCGAAACAATTATACATATACATCACCATGGTTAACAAAGCAAGACTATATACATTTGTTGTTAAGCTATGGCGTGAAGCGATATAAGATAGTAGAAGATGTTGGAGTGATAAGAATCAAGATTTTTTATTATTTGATTGATATTGATAAGATAAAAGCAGGCATAGAGATATATAAACCCGTTGGTGTTCGAGTTGATCTTAATAAGTATACGTTTTTTGAGTGGATACGAATTACGGGAGTGATTAGATATTTAAGATTACATTATTTGAAGTATAGGCATAGACATAAGAAGTGGACAAGATTGACAAAGTTTAATTTGATGACAGACAAGATATGAATAAAGATACTAAGTTATTGATTGGGATGGAGGGTGTTAGTGCTCTTGTGGAGTTTTCAGCAATAGCTAATTACAAGTGGAGTAGTTCTTTAGCTAATTTCTTTATGATTTTGCCTATTTGTTCTGTGGTTATGTTGATAGCAACGTCAATTACTGACAAGCAACAAATTGAACTTATTCCAATAGTTATTATTAGTTTGTTGTCAATTATGTCTTTAATGTTGTATGTTTGGGCTCGTTGTTATTATTCATTGAATTATTTTAGAAAAATAGAGAAGAAGAAATTTCAAGATATGTTATATGAAGCACAAGTGAATAGTGAGATTAATGAATTATTACAGGAGTCGATGTGACAAAAGATCAGATGACTATCATTAAGATGGCTGCGCTTATTAATATTGGTAATAATGTTCCGAAGACACCAGAAGAATGGTGGGAGAAGAATCGTGATAGATTTAGGGGAATGACTGAGTATGATCGTGATAAGCGATTAGAGTTGGTGTTTGAAATTTGGGAGACAGTTAATAGAGTGCAATCATCGTAAATTGAATGGATTACTATAATAGGAGGAGATATGAACACAGTTATTGAAAAACAGTTTAATGCCATTGGTGCTCGAGTCAAGATTTCAGAACCTAGTAACAGATTTCGTACGCCACCGCCATTTTCTATTGACGTACGTCGTGATGAAGAAGGAGAGTTTTTTGATATCAAGGTCAAGAAAGAAATTGAATTGTTGACATTAGATGTTCAAAAGAATGATCGACATCTTTTACTGCTAACTCGTGATCCTGACAATCCCAAAGCAAAGTTCTTGTGCGGTCATGATGAGCGTCATTGGTTCACATGTGCGATTCCTGAGAGAGCACCTGTATCAACAGTAGTACAGGCAAAACAAGCATTGAAACCAGTAGAACTTCGTGAGATAGAGTCACGAGAGGGTTTGAAGACAAAGAATGCACATAAGCGTCATCGTAAGTTAGCTAGTGGTCGAAAGATTCACCGGCAGGGTGAATTCATGTTTATTCCGGAGCCGAATTATGAGCCGTCGATTGTTTTGAAGAATGAGCCGATGACTGGTGGTGGTCATAATATGCATTATGCTCAGTTTTTGAGTCGGTTTGGTGGTCAAGCAGTTTATGTCAATACACGATTTGCGCCGAATGGTATACTGGAATCAGAATACAGAAAAATGATAAAAGATAGCAAAGAAGCTAAGAAATCATTTTGGCGTAGAATGCAACGAGATCCTGTTGTGCATGTAAAAGGAAAGATCACGCATATCGAGCATTCAACAGTTGATCTTGGTAATGCATGGCATAAGGTAGTATTGAATACAGAAGCTCAAGCAAAAGCTCGAAAGTTTGTAGCATTTTTAGATTGAGGATGAAATGATTAAAAACGAGTTAGTACCGAGAATAGAGTTTAATTCGTATACATACAAAGAAATTCGTACAGGTAACGGTCAACTTATAGACATTTCATGTTCATGCGATGAGAAAGATCAAGAAAAAATAATTGAAGTTTTCAAATTGATACGTTCTATAGATATTCCGATAACGCGAAAAAATGTACAACATGGTGGATATGGCGCGTATACTAGATATGACATTGAACAGTTGAAATATGCAGGCGGACATGGAGGTTACATTGAGGCACTATACATAAAAGATGCAGTAGATGGTCGATGTCCATTTGTGCTTAATAAGGGTGGTGGTACACAAGATTGTTTTATAGAGTTCAAGACAAAGGATGATCTTCTTAAAGTATGGGAAATGTTTTGGAGTAAAAGTAAAGACTTTTTTGAGAATGTTAAGAAGATGCCAGGGTTCATACGGTTAGTGAAGTGTGAGGGATTTAAGCCCTGGTTCTATGCAGTTGGCGATGAACATTTGATGAGAGATTATACATTTCCTGAGGTATTTGGTGAACATCCTATTTATCGTCCATTTGTTAAATTTGTAGTACGAGATAGTAATGGATTACCGACAATAAAGACTTGTATGGGTGCAATTAGTTATGAGAAAGAAACAGATTCGTGGACTGCTGGTAGGAAGAAAATATCAGTTACAAAGATTTATTGGGATGATGGATCATCTACTGATTCTGATGGTATAGATCTTACAAAATATGTGCAATTATTGCGTGACGATCAATTGTGGATATCAGAAGCAATAGACAAATTTAGAGAGATGTTGTTAGGCAAAAAGACAGAGTTTGAAATACCGTTCGTTGATGGCAGCAAGTTTAAGGGTAGAATGATTCTTTCAACTGAGAAATCTAAAAATTTGCCAGGCACATATTCTATAACAATAACAACAGAAAAAGACGGTAAACGATGCGTTTCAGATGGTGAATTACGGTTTAAACCTGATGATGACTGTTTGACAATAAAGAGTCGAATAGAACATGATGTTGAAAAGTTAGGTAGAAAGTTCATATCAATAGATTCATGTGTAAGAAAGAGTTCTTCTTATACTGGTCCGTGGGATGGTGTATATGAAATTTAAACGTATTCGTATCATGCCTGATTTTGCTAGTACTGGTTTATGGGACCAGACAAAACAACCTATGAAGACATGTGGTGGCATGATTGAATATGATGAATTAAAGCTATCTAGAGAATTGATCAAAGAATTCAAAGTCTGGATTGAATACTATGAAGATAGTTTCGATTCTAATTACAGTATTAAACCGGGTCGTGCACGTTGGTTTAATCGTATTGGTAAAGGGTTAGCACAGAAAGTTAAGGATAAGTTTCCGCAGACAATTGTGACTTATTGGGGCGAAACAAGTCAAGGGTTGAAGAAAGAAGAAATAATTTAGATAGAGTAAAATGATGGATATTCAAGCTGGTCAACTGTGGCAAAGTCAAAATGGTCAACAATTTTTTATAGTAGAGAAATCAAAAAGTTTTGTATTGGTTGATGCAATTACGTTTAAATACATGGCCGAATATGAAAAAAGTAAGCTGCAATTATTGTTTGAAAATAGAAAATTCATATTCATGCAAAAGTTTGCAATTGATAACGTTGTCAATGAAGGTGATGTAATAGAATTAGAATGTATGGTATGTAAAACAACTCATTTTGTCGCACCTGGAGCAGCTATACCGATTTGTCATGGTCGGTTGTTGCGCAAAAAATTATTTAAGCCATTGTCAAAATTCGCATTTGTGGAGGTTTAAGTGATTAAGAGATGTTGGATAACGAATCATACTGATGATGTTTACACTTTGACAATTGAATCAGATAAAGTAAGACGACTTACTAACTGGCACTATCAAATTATCTGACGTGAAAATGTGTTCTGATTACGAGCTGTTGTGTCTCATACGTCATGCCATTGATGAACAAGAATCACGGCTCAAACAACAAGGACGATGAAATGGATACTAGTTTTTTACATCGACATCCGAAAATTGAAGAAGCATGTACAGCGAAGTTACAAGGTCATGTAGTAATTGACGCTAATGAGTGGAAAACTGCACGAAAAATGTTTGCTAATCCCACAGATTTTGTACAAATTACTGGACAGATAAGTGATAAATTGGTTGAAAAACAAATACATGCCGAGCAAATGTCTCATAGAAATGAATTTGCTGAAAAATATCATAATGGTCGAGCAGATGGTTTTGTTGAATCAAGAGATATAGTAGAATCAATTTTGCTTGCAAAGAAGACCGACAAATGATTATTCGACCACCAGAACGCCCACAGATAGCTAACAAAGATTTTGTATTGTTTCTTGCAGGACCAATTCAAGGAACGCTTGATTGGCAATCGCAAGCTATTGATTACTTGTCAAAATCCTTTTTGAAAGGTTTTAACTATTCAATAAATGAAAGTAATTTTCATATTGCATCACCGCGAAGATTGACAGCCGATACTGAATTTAGAGCTAAGAAATATTATGAACAAATAGATTGGGAAATTTATTGGTTGAATCGAGCAGCTACTAATGGTGTAATCTTATTTTGGTTGGCAAATGAATATGAACATGATTGCAAGCGTGCATTTGCGCAAACTACTAGATTTGAACTTAGTGAATGGAAATGTAAGTATGATCGAGGTCTAACTGAGATAGCTATCGGTATTGACAAAGACTTTTCAGGTCATCGTTATATAGCATACAGATTTTTGAAAGATTGTCCAGAAGTTCTAATACATGACACTCTAGAACAAACATGTGATGATGCTTTTAGTTACTATTTGCCGTTTTAATGTGTTGATAAGAACAACAATTACAGATTAAATTAGTATTAGTGGAAACACTACGACATTTAATGTGATTACTGTTTAAGGACACAAAAAGGCAAAATATAATGTCAAAGTATCTACCAAAATGGTTGCAACTCATTACCCGTAGTAATACAGGCAATGTGTGTGCATTTGCCCATGATGCAACAATTAGAATGGGACAACTACCATAGGCGAGGCTCAAACAAACTAGAATGTTAAAAGCCTCGCCGATTAACTTCGACGAGGCTTTTTTATTGCACTGGAGTAGTTTAGCGGTAAAACCACTGAATCATAATCAGTTGATCGGCAGTCCGACTCTGCCCTCCAGTACTTACTAAAATGAGGTGTTAGATGTCAAATCCTTTACAGACTTTGGTATTAAACAGTTGGTCAACACCAGTGTCATTGGTAAATACTCGACGTGCTATTGTATTAGTAGCTTCTGAAAAAGCAGTTGCTTTGGCTAACTACGAAAATACTATAGTACGATCATCGAATGCTATTATCACTGACAAATTAGTTGCCAAGTCAACTAGTAGCTGGATATCGATGCCTATTCCATCGGTCATTCGATGTATTCATTCTGAATATATACCTAAGAAATATGTTAAGGTATTGCCATTTAGTCGACAGAATGTCTACATTCGTGATGCCGGATGTTGTATGTATTGTGGTAAAAAAGTGTCACTTTCAGGTTTTACTTTTGACCACGTGATACCAAGAAGTCGAGGTGGTAAAACTTGCTGGGAGAACATCGTCGTCAGTTGTATTCGTTGTAATGGTCAAAAGGGTCACAAATCTATCAATGATTACAAGAGAGCTTTGATTCGACAACCTTTTGCGCCAAAACTTGATAAAGCAGCTCCTGCACATTTAGTAAGTAGGTTGGCGGGTGAAATACCACATGAAACGTGGGTAGATTACATCTACTGGAATGTAGTATTAGAGTCATGAAATTTAGTGCATTAGAGTTGCTAGTGATCGTGATTGCCGCCGTAGCTCAGTTGATAGAGCACCGCACCTGTAATGCGGTGGTCGGAGGTTTGAACCCTCTCGGCGGCTTCTCTTCTGCACTTAGAAGGAATGAAAATGCCTGAAGAAATGATAGTTAATCGAAACAATGATGCATTTTTTCCTGGGCATATGACGACTTGTACTGACGCAATAATTGATGTTACGGCCGAAAGTGATATTTTACGAGCGTTTCATGAGTGGTCAGATCGTATTAATGATTCGTTAATGGTAAGACGATATGATGAACTTATGATGCCAAGAATTGAGTTTGAGCATAGACCATTGACAACTGACTTGTCGCATATTTCAGTGCCAGTTATGTTTGACATGCGACAGCCACTTAATTCAATGCTTGGTCCTGAAGTTCGAGGTAAGACATTTCTATCTGGTGTAGCGACGAAAATGAAGTATGATGATGAGAAAACAAAGCAAGACAAAAATGCAAAATTCTTGTTCATAACAAATGACTGACGGGAGCATCGTTCAACGGTTAGGACCACTGTCTGATATGCAGTAGATGGTAGTTCAATTCTACCTGCTCCCACCATTTGAAAGAGGAAAAATGTCAGAAGTAATTTGCAAAGGATGTAATAGAAGAACAATAACATCATTATCGATGAGCCCTTCTGAAAAAGAAGCTACAGAATGCTATGTAGCCCTTAAAAATGGATTGATTGTTAAAGGGTGTGGCTACGAGCATGCAGATACTTTATATAAAGAACTTGCTGATAAATATTTGCAAAAACGACAATTTATACCCGTAGGAACAAGATAATGAGCAAGTCTGACGGACTGTCTATTGGCGATCGTATGAAGCGCTACGAGTCATGTTTTCACTGGACATTGCCTCATAGGATACCGGTGATTTTGAGAATAGATGGTCGAGCATTTCATACTATTACTCGTAAGAGATTTGGTAAGGGATGGTCAATGGAATTTGTTGACCAGATGATTGAAACGGCGAAAGTAGTAGCTAAAGACATACAAGGTTGCAAATTTTGCTATTGTCAGTCAGATGAGATTAGTTTCCTGTTGACTGACTATAAGACGATAACAACTGATTCGTGGTTTGATTATGATGTCTGTAAGATGATATCGATTTCAGCTTCATTAGCTAGCAGTGTGTTCTCGAGGCTCTATGGTAAGAATGTGTGTTTTGACAGTAGAGTGTTTTCTGTACCTCAAGATGAAGTGACTAATTATTTCGTCTGGAGGCAAATTGACGCAACGCGAAATGCAATACAGTTTGCTGGTCGTGAGAATTATTCGCACAAAGAGTTGTTTCAGAAATCATGTAGTGATATTCAAGAATTGTTGTTTCAAAAGGGTATTAATTTCGACAAGTATCCTGTAGTAAGAAAACGAGGTTTTTGTATAGTTGACAATGAAGTCGATTTGCAAATACCAATATTTTCTAAAAACAGGGATTATGTAGAAAAACATGTGAATGTTAGAGAAGATTAAGTAAACAATAAATGGGGATTGGGACTGCTTGGAGTCACCTGATTTGCAATCAGGAATTATCAGATGGGTTCAATGTCCATAATCTCCAATTATGACATATATCGATCCATTATACACTCATGGGTTTGTAATTAGAGGTCTGTAACCAAAAGCTGTCACATGTGGTCTGACGATGCTAAAGAGCTATTACAATTTGCAAAATCAATTGGTCTTAAAGAACAATGGTTACAAAACAGTAGACTAGGATTATTACATTTTGATTTGACACCGAGAAGAAGAGAAGATGCTATTAAGAATGGTGCAATTCAATTGACAAGAAGAGAGGCGGTTGACAAATGGAAACAGTTACGCAACAAATAAAGTCTGCAATCAATGAATCATTGTTGAAATATATTGGTCAGACTAATTCAAAAGATACAATAGCTTCAATAATGCGAAAATTTATGGTAGAACGTGACGAAAGTGTGACTAAAGATGCAATTGATTTTGAAGTAGATCCAAATGATGATACGCAAATGATTCCTAAGAATCTTTATACATTACTTTTGATGATGGGCATTACTGTTAAATACGATGACGTTAAAGACAAAGAAGAATATGTAATGGATGATGGTTCAAAAATTGAGTTTACTAGAGGTCAAGCAGTTCAGACATTTAGGCCTGCAAGTCCTGTTAGTTGGGTACGACTTAACTGTGTTGTAAATGATTTTTAGTGCTGCGCCCCGTTAGCTCAGCTGAATAGAGCATCAATTTTCTAAATTGAGGGCCGCTGGTTTGATTCCAGCACGGGGTACCATTTCAAGTAGGTCAAGATTCAGGAGACACAATGGATAAGTCTGGATGCGGTGATCATCCTGATAGTTTGGCACCAGGTAGAGCTGGATTTACAGGTGTTACTGTGCCTGTGAATAGTACACGACGACAGTTTAGTAAACGTAAAGTCAAAAAA